CTTAGTGCTCGTGGAAGTGACTACCTTTTTAGCCTGCACAGTTACTGCATACGCTGCACTTGCATCAGGGTTGCTATCACTTGTTGCAGTGATTGTGGCAGTGCCAGGAGCAACGGCCGTAATCTTACCTTCGGAGTCAACAGTTGCAATTGCCTCATCGCTGGAGGTCCAAGTCACAGAGGCATTGGTTGCCGTATCGGGAGTGACAGTTGCGGTGACAGTGACAGTGTTGCCTACCGTGAGGACACCCTCTGTCTTATCGAGAGTAACACTCTCCACGTTCGTGGTAACTGTAACTTTGGTCTCGGCTTTCAGGTCCTCAGGAACAACGCCGAACGCAGAATCCATTGCTGCCAGGTCTTCAGGCATCGTGGCCACGCTGTCGTCAGTTTCTTCAGAATCTGCTGCTTCAACTGCAGCAGCACTCAGCTCAGAGGCTTCAGCGTCTTCGGTTTTCGCAGTGACATAGGTTGTGATGGTGCATTCGCCGTTGGCCACCGCAGTCACCTTACCGGTTTCATCGACGGTAGCAACAGATTCATCACTGGACTCGTATGCGAGCTTGACATCAGTTGCGTCTGCGGGAACCAGCTTAGCGTCCAAGTCCTTGGTGTTCTCGCCATTAGTGACGAGGTCAATAGACTCAGGTGCCGCGACACCGGTGGGAGTGACGACAACTTTGATGTGAGTGCTCGCGGCGATGTCGGCGTCCTTTACGGAAGCCGTAACATTCGCCTCACCAGCTGCCACTGCAGTAACAGTACCGGTCTCATCAACCGTTGCAACACTCTCATCGGAGGAGGTCCACTCAATGGTGAGCTTTTCGGCAGCCTTGGCTACCTTCTCATCCGTTGCAGCGCTTTCACCGGTTGCAGCAGTCTCAGGAGTCACGGCCGGAGCATCGTCGGTGCCGTACACAACGGGCAGGGTAATACTTTCACCCTTCTCCACCATCGCAGACTCCGGAACCGCGATGTTCGTGATTTTCACGCCGCACCCTACCAGGCTGAGCGCCATCGCAGCGGCTGCTACCACTGCTAAAATGATAGTCTTACGTTTCATATTCAATTCTCCTTTACATCCCGGCGCCTAGTGCCGGGGGCCACATTAAACTAATAGGTTCGACGTCAGCCCTACGCAGCTTTGGATTTCGTCATCGACGATGCTGTGGACTCTTTTGCCGCCTATCCTTCTGTACAATTGCATAATACCATCTATGTGGCAATCACACAATACGAACCCCGAAAAGTTCACAGATTGTTAATGCGGTCTATCGAATACCTTTATTTTACCGACAGTGTTTTGCATTGTCAATTTCATGGTTAACAAAAAGCAACAAATACTTTTATTGATTATGACGAAATATGGCAAAAAGAAAGCGCACAGGCTGGTATAGCCTATACGCTGTTGCGATGATTAAGACATAACTTTGTTAGATTGCCTTACACGTTCTGGACTTGCGAATGAGTTGTGTTACTCGCTTTTTAAACTCTCAAGAAACGTAATGGCTTCTTGTACAGTAGAAAACGTTCTGCAATTCTTACATAGCCAGAGATTTCGCTCGTCTGTATCTTCCAGACCGGGCATTCCTTCTTTTAAGAGATTCTGCAATACGATTCCTGCATTCTTCACTGCCGTGGGATAATGTTGGGCAATGCGTGCCGTAGCAGTATAGTTTCCCTTCTTGTAAGTCGGTTCTTCTTTTATGACTTGCCGCAACATTTGTTCTTTTTCTGGAACAGTCAACACTGGAGGCGCAAACAGCCTGTAATGAAGCATCAACCAATACTCGATGCATCCAGTTGTCATTAGCAGACGAACTCTAATCTGTGGCTTTTTCCGAAGACGTCGCAAACGCTTGATGATTTCCAGTCGTTTGCTCCAGTTATCTATGTCTTTTTCTTCTACATCAAAGAAAAACCATATCTCATCGATTACATCCGCATAGTCACGGTACTTTGGGTCCTTTTTGAAGCGATTATCCGCATCGTCAAACAAGCCAGTTGATGACGGTCGCTTAAATACAGCTACATCCTGAAATTTGCTTTTAAGAAAATCAGTGTATGCCTGTTCACTTTCTCCTTCACAGAAGACACAGATACTGACCTTGGATTTCTTCAGCTTGCGAGCCATTATTCAACCTCCTCAATTTCGACATTGGGAGCCGCGCCATATTTTCCGAGGAGATAGCCCTTGCGAACATTTTCGGTCGTGCGAGTGGAAAAATCGCTGATGCTGTAGAGTTCTGAAGCACCATCTTCTTTATCCTTGTCCACAAAATACAACTGGTCCTTACGAAGTAATTCCATGCTCAACAGGTCAGTGTTGTGTGTCGTAAAGACAATTTGTGCTCCATTCGGGTTTGTCTTTTTGCTCTGGAATTTGGCAACAATAAACTCTACCAGAGCAGGATGCAGTTCTTTTTCGATTTCATCTACCAGCAAAAGGCCACCCTTTAACAATACAGACTCAATCGCGGGAGCAATGGCCATCAGTTTTCTTGTGCCATCAGACTCGTCTGCCAGCTCCATCGAAAACATATGGCTTGTTCCGTCCTTGTTTTGGCCTTGATGCATGGATGTTGCGTTAACCTGCCCCATCTTGAGGTGTGTTTCCGAATTATTAGAGGTTTCAGAAAGCACGTGCATGAACTGTACAAGTGCAGCTTTAACCTCTTCGGGAATGTTTGCAGGCAAATCAGCTTCTTCGTTAATTTCTTTACTATTGATTTCGAATTTCATATCTTCGATACCAACATCTGCAGCCTTCGCATAATCGGAAATTGCTTTCAGCATATTAGAGTCGTTCGAATATTCAAGCAGCTGCCGGGGAATATCCGAATAGTCTCTTGAAAAATAGATTTTCTCCCGGAACCAAGTCATAGCTTTGGAGCAGGCAACGTCGTTCATGGTACATGCTACAGAAAAGAACAGTTGATTTTCGGCAACAACCTGACTAATCAGCTTTCTACGAGCCTTCTCTTCGGTAAAGGTGAATTCCTGTCCTTCTCTAGCAAAAACCAGTGCCTTCTGCCCTTTCGGTGCATGATACAACGACTCAGCATATACCTTTTCTTTTGTGGCAGAAAAGTCATACCAATACCTGATTCCATCCAAGGTATATACAAACGAAAACTCTGTCGGCTCAGATGCCGAGTAGTCATTCAATGCAAACGGAACAACGGGGATAGCTGCTTTCTCATGCTGTGTCTTTTGTGCGTTTCTGATGAATTGAACCGCAAGCCAAAAAGCTCGGATAACATTGCTCTTACCGCCACCGTTCTTTCCGTATATGGCAGCACCCGGCAGAATTCGCATCCCGCCATATGGGATAAGCACACTTTTCAACGTACTTGCTCCCGTAGCTTCCATCGAAAGAGTCGCTTCGTCTCGAAAAGACCGATAATTTTTCACAGTAAACTCAATCAGCACAATACCACTCCCTTCCTTCTAATAGTATACCCTGTAAATCAAAGAAATTCAATCGAATTTATCAAAATTCATGATTTTTTGTTCCTGATTTAGTGCAAACAAATCGATACAGAAAATCACATTAAATTTTATCAAGCAAAAAAATGCCCCACCAGGCAACTGGCAGGGCAGTGAGAACGCAATCAGCCAATATTTAGGTTTGCTTTAAGTGCTTCTTGCAACACCCCTGAGAAGTTGATGTCTGCTCGCTCAGCCATATCATTCAGGCAGCTTGGAATCGACAGAGTTTTCTTGGCGGCCTTGTTGCGAATCCTCCCACGACTAAAGTCGCGAGAATGCGGCGGCCAAATTATTCAACATTTTCACTATTCTCCTCTTCAGATACTGCTTCTTCAGTATTATCTGTACTTTCCTCTGTGGTGTCTTCCGTCTCACTCTTCTTACTTAACCGTCTACCCACCAGAACAAGGCGGCCGTTGTTGATGCTGTAATCACAAGTCACCAAGAAGAGGTACTTGTCCTTTTCGAGGTTAAAGGATTCCCCTCTAAAGATAGACGCACGGTCTGCAATCGTGTTGAGCATGTCGGCAGTCTGCTCTTCGTCCAGAACGTTGTTCCAGGCTTGAAGGTCGATAAAATCAGGGGCTGTACTGTATCCGGGTAAAACCAAGAGCGCAAAAATCTGATAGTACTCTTTGCCCTTCTCACTTTCCCAGCAAACTGTTCCATTATTATCAAAGAACTCTTCATCCTCAAACTTATCAAGAGTTCCGAACATGGTTCCGTCGTTCATTTTATGGCCGTAAATGATAAGGTTGCCATCCTGCGACAGGTCAGTAGTTTCATCGAGGAATAGGGTTCCTGCCTCGGCATGTTCGCCATTGATGTTGGTGCGTAGATAGGTTTCGTTTGTTTCACCCTGCACGACTGGTTCGGAGATTTGGGTCCCGTAAATTGTAAGCCAGCCTTTATAGTCGGAATTGATATCCAGCATTCCCTTGGACCAATCCGTGTTATCTTCTTCGGTTTCTGCTTCCTGACGCATCTCAACCAGCTGAACATTGAGGTCCTGCGTTTCCTTGGTTTGCTTTGCATTTTGAAACAACAGATAGCCGATTCCAAGCACAGCTAGAAGTGCAACGATGCTGATAAGCCGGAAGATACCCCCAACAACCAGTCGGAGAACCCCGACCCAAGTCAGTTTTGTTTTGTTATCACTATCCATTGATACACCCCACAACGGCGCAAATTACGATATTGTCTATTTTTATTGTATGAGAATCGCACAATCCGGCAACTAACCACTGACCATCATACCAATTCTAAATTACAATATATTTTCTAAATTCCTAATATTTCTTACATTCGTTGTACCTATCGCGAATATGTCGACCTCAAATATGTGTCATGATATAATGAAAACAACACAACGCCAACAGAAATCCAACAAAAAGGAGTGTTTGAAATGAAGGAGTTAAGGCGTTTACTTTTGATTACAGCGGCAACCGCTGGGCTCGCACTGTCACTCACAGGATGTTCCAAGAACGTTGATTTTCTGCAATACGCGGATGTCACGTTCGACGGGATAAATGGTCAAGCAACAGCAACTGTCAATGTTGACTATAACAAAATCGGAACCGATGTTTTCGACAAAGGCAAAACTCAGACGGATATGGATGAAGCTCGCACGGAAACGGCCATGATGGGCGAAGTGAACTACGAGGTCACGCCATCCGAGAACCTGTCAAACGGCGATACTGTTACTTTGAGCGTTGAGATTTCCGATTATTTCCAGAAAGAATACAAAGTCACTGCAAAAGCGGCAAGCAAGGAAATCACAGTATCCGGCTTGCAGGAGCCTGAAATGGTAGACCCGTTCGATGATTCGATATTCACAACAATTTTTAGCGAAAATCCTGAAGAAGGCAAAGTTTCGTTTGAAATCATCGGGACAATCCCTGAATTGAGACTCAACCTCATAAATGATGCCCCCGAAGATAGTCCGCTTAAAAATCTACAATATTATGTGGATGATTTCGACACGTACAAGGAATACAGCGAAGACGACACCATCGCCTTACATGTAAAACCAAAAGCTCCACAAGATTTTGCTAAAAAATATGCACTCACCCGCGACACGATTGAGATTCCCGTTAAGGGAGCACCCAAATATATTCGCTCTGTGGACGAAGTGACTCAGGACGTTCTGGATGCCGTCAAGCCGATTGCCGTTGCCAGATTGGAAGACAGCGCCGGGTCTGACTATAACGTCCACAAAGAATCGGTGTTTGATGCTGACCACAATGAAATTGGCTTTTCGAGAGAAAATGTTGGTGAGCCGCGTTGGGCTGATGTCGGGTACATGATTTCCTGGCGTAGTGGAGAAGGAGAACGCAACTACTCCAGCGAATACAACGACTTGTTCATTCCCTATAAAGTCGAATACATCGATGACAAGACTGAAGAAACCGGCACCGCAGTTCTCGGCTTCTGGATTAAGAATGTTATCATCGATGAAAACGGTGAGGTCGATGTAGACGGCCATGCATATAGCATCACGATGACAGCATATGACAGTCTGGAAGCATTTAAGAAGAACGAAGTTGACCGTTACTCGAATGAATACGATATTTATGAATTCCCGGTAAACTGGTAATAAGCCTCCTAATATAAAGAAAAGCCCCGATGCATTTCAGCACCGGGGCTCTTCTTATGCGTTTTTCAGTTCCGCAGTCTTCTTAGGTTTACGGCGTCCACCCTTGCAAGCAACAGCCACGCCATCGCTCACAAGATAGCAGCCACCCGCTACCAGCAGGGCCTGGAACAGGGATTCCTGAGGAATGCCGGTATCGCCCATCTTAGGAACATCCTTTTTAATAGGAGGAACCGTTTCGGGGATGTCAGGCGCAAGATACAAATTGAATTTTGTACCCATATTCGGCTTCTCATCGTAAGCCTTATCGGTTTCTTCAGAGACCATAGCCTTGTCAACCGTGCCATGCTCACCAGGATGCGGAGAATCGGCTGCAAAGCCAACGCCCAAACACATCGTTGCGGCCAGCGAAAAAGACGCGAGAACTTTCGCAAACTGTTTCACGAAAATGCCTCCTTTGCAGCATCACAAGTTCCAAAAAAGCCCCGGAGCAAACCGAAGTCTGCACCGGGGCGAATCGTTAAGACAGCACAGAAATCGTAATCTTGGCAGCAGCAGTGCCAACCTCGACAGGATTCTCGGCATCAGAGGTATCATAAGCCGTAAAGGTTGCGGTGCAGTCGTAAGAACCAGCAGCCAGAGCCTCTGACAACTTATCTGTCTGAATGTGATAGTTGGGCTGGATAAGTCCACTGTTGTAGATTTCCTTGCCGCTATCATCCAGGGTAATGCTCACAACCTGAGCGTATTTATTACCGGGAGCGTTCTCGATTTCGAGAGTGCCCTCAGAATCGCCGGAATCAAACACCGGATTGACGTTGATGGAGATGGCCATTGTACCCTCTTCCACGACGCGGTTCAGCTCTTCCTGAATCTCTGCCTCGCTCTTGCCTTCGAGCTGGCCAAGCTGTGCAGCGACCGAATCTTCCAGGCGGTTGTCGGAAGCAGTAGCATTTTTATTGTGCCAGAAGAACAGACCCACGCACAGGAGAAGCAGGAGAATCACACAAATCGTAACGGTCCGATGCAGGAGCTTGTTACCACTCTTCTTCGAATTTTTTTCAGGGGTCGTCATTGTAGTTGCCATGATATTCAATTCCTTTCCGTCAATTTCTTGACTGAGCTGTTATTAACAAAAGTTGGCCGCCGAGCGGCAGGTCACTCGACAGCCAACCCTTACATTTGGGCTTGCTTTATATTAGGTCCGGAGACTCTATCAGCGGTTGCTGGAGACGCCGCCTGCGGTAGCAGTCTGAGTATCGCCAGTCTCGAACATCGGGATGATGCTGTAGGTCACGCGAACGACAGGAGTGCAGCCAGCGTCGTTGACGTTGGAACCAGCAATCTTGGCGGTGGTAATCAGCGGCAGGGCCGGAGCATCGTCATGCTTGACAGCATCGGTGCCAGCGCCATCCTGAGCAACCTTGGCCTTTTCAGCACCAGCGATGAACCAGCCGTTCTCGGTGATGTCCAGAGGAGCGGAGCAGGTGGACAGGTCGACGGCAGAAGCGTTGTACATTGCAGAAGCAGGAGCAATGCTCATAGCGATTTCGCCGCGCTTCAAGGCGCTGGTGCTCATAGGCACAACACGCCAGGTTGCGGGCTCAGCCTGCAGCTCAGAAACCTTGATGGCCAGACCTTCACGCTTGGAGTTGTCGGTCTTGCTTTCGCCAACGGCGAAAGCCTTGCCGAAGTTGCACTGAGTATCGCCATCACTGATGATGAAGTCCTCAGACAGCGGATGGTTCTGGTCGATAGCCTTCACAGTCTGGCGCAGCTCGTCACCGGTCAGAGTACCAGCGGCCTTGAAGTCCCACTCGCCATCGATGTAGATGACGTAGCACTCACCGGAAGCGTTGATATGCTCATCAGCCAGGGTCTTGTAGATAGCAGGCTGCTGCCAACCCTGAGTGGTGGAGGGGTCGCTATACCAGTAGGTGTAGGTCTTGCTGGTGGCATCGTAAGCGATGGAGAACAGCTCGTCGTTGGAGTGGTCGGCATCGTAGATGCGGCTGTAATGGGTAACCTTCACGATATCGGCAATGTAGGTGCGGCTGTTCTTGTCGATGGTGGAGTAGTTACGCAGCTGGTAAGCATCCTTGGTCGGGGTAACAACGTTGCCGGTGGAACGGAAACCGTACATGCAGGCGTACAGAGGAACAGTAGCCTTCATGTTGACCTGGTTCACGGTAGCAACGGTGATATCGTACTCAACGCGGCCGTCATCGGTCTTCACGCCAGGATGCTCTTCCTCGGTCGGAGGAGTATTGGAAGGAATCTGGGTGTCGTTGTCCAGGTAGATGTAGAACTGGGTGGACATCGTCGGGTCTTCGTTGGTGGCGGTGTCGGTGCCCTCAGCCTTGGTATCGTCAGAAACCTTAGCTTCATCAGCAGTGCCGTGGTTCCAGTTCACGCCACCCTGAGTCTGCTGGCAGTCAGAAATCTTGACGTAATGAATCTGGAAGCCATCACCCTTTTTGGTGGTATAAATGCCGTACTCTTCTCCATCGTTATACTGGCTGCCTGTAATATAAGCGGCAGGAACTGCAGTGTAGCCTTCGGCATCCTGGTCGGCAAAGACAACGGAACCGTCGTCGTTCACCTTGTAGAAGGATTTGGCGCCGACGCGGTAAACGGGAGTGCTGTGCAGCATGGTCTCGTCATTGGGATGGTTGGCAATAGCAGTATTGTCAGTGGGCTGTTTGGTGTCTTCCATTGCGTAAGCAGTAATAGGAGCCATGCAGCTGGCGGCCATTGCCATACCCATCACAGCGCTTGCAACGCGCTTGTAACATTTCATTGGGGTAATCTCCTTTCAAATAGTGGATTCGAACTAGGCCATCTCTTTTGATTCCTTTGCTCCTGCATGCATCGGGTCAAAAGTCAAGCCATGCATATCCGCGTCCTCTCGACGCTGACTGCATCAAAACACGATGTACTTGGCAGCAATGAGGGATTCATCGCTTCCCTCGCCTGACCATTCTTGCAACACCGCAAGGCCCGTCAGTCTACCATGTGATGACTTGATGACGCAGATATGCACCATGAGTTCGCCCTTATCAGGGAGCTCTGGGGCTTACTGCTCTGAGCCACTGATTTTATTATCTGCGACTCGCACACCCACGCAAGCACAAACATCACGTTTTTTTCGAATTTTTTTCACTTTTTTAAAAATTTTTTCTTGCCTTCGCGTTTTTTACCATATATTTGATGGCTTTACCACCTTTTGTCATAGTCAATTCATAAATATATGGTATAATTTTCTCATAAAAAGTCGGAGGGAAATGATGGTTGCAGAGAAAAGAATTTACAGCACCACGGCATTGCAAAACTGTTATCGTGCATTGCGTTCCGCTCGCTGGAGTGTGAGACGTAAAGACGAGCATATGACCCGCTGCTGTGAAGTGCGTGAGCTGTATGCCAAGTGCCAGGTGAATTTGGGATGTGTTCTTTTTGACCCGGATATGTCTCCAGCCAAAGATTATCTCGACATGGTTAAAGACAAAAAGGTGACCAAAAGACGGTTAGACATCCAATTAAGAAATTGCAAGCGTTTTTTGCTGTATCAGTTTGATGAAATCGAAAAGGATATTGTCGACGCTTCTCTTGCAAAATCATCCTGACAAAGAAAAAGCTGCTCTCCGTTTTCAGGAGAACAGCTTCTTTTTTATTGATTTTCCTTGCCAAAAATCAGGTCATAAATGCCCGGAATGTCATAGGGGCTAACAATGCGCGGCGCAGGAGTATCCTTATCCGTCACCTTGAACTTTTCAGGTTCATCAGATACGATAACACTTGCGTGTTTCCAATCGTCGCCTTTCAGGAACTGTGCATAGCGCATACCGAGCATTTCCTTGATAAACAGGCTCTTCAGCTGCATCGCGTAGGTGCAGACTGCTACTGTAGGTGCATAGTCTGTCACAACATTCCGGCACGACAAACGGAACTGAGCCACACTCTTATCCACCGTAATGACTTCACGCGTCATGAGGTCTATAACGACCATAACGAGCTGGTCAGAATCCGTAGTGAGAGCAAAGCGGTCCTTGACAGTCGCGGGTTCAAACTGCTCACCCGTCTTGCCATCCCGAACCATTACGCCGCAGAAAGCGTTCTCCATCTCAGAGAATTTCTCCCCAGAGTAGGATTTTACAGTGAGGGCGGCATAACGGAACCCGTTCTGAAAGCACTTCTTGATATCGAAATCTACATACTCAACGGCACCATTCTTACCGCTGCAGCGGCGGTCGCCGGAATGAACAGCGCCGAGCGTCTCGTCCTTAGGGTTCGCGTAGTAGATGAACTTTGCCTTTTCCTCTCCGTAGAACACAACCGAGAGGTCCAGGTCGATGCCATTCCACAGGTCAGGGCCATCGTTTCCCTTCCAGTAAAGGAATGCACGGAGCACATTTCCGTCCGACAGATTCGTGCGAGAGCCGCAGGCTGCAGCACGCACGGCGGAAGTGACCTGACGGGGATTATCCGGAAAAATCAGCTTATTGCAATGGCAATCCGGGTCGATGTACACGCTCTTCGGTTCGGTGTCCTCTGCGCGAAGGACCTGCCACAGCTGGTTAAAGATATCGCGTGCCACACGTTTGCAGATATCCTCAGACAAAGGTTCAATGTCCCGTTCCAGAGCTTTGCTGGCAGCGCCATTTGCCTTGCCGGTTGCCAAATGCACAGGATTGTTGCGATTCCGAAAATGGTTGATGAGCTGGACCAGGACACGCGGTTCAATACTCTTGCATACCGAGATGAATCGGAACAGAACATTTTCCATCTGCTGTTCATTGGAGCAGTTGCGCAGCGCAAAGTCCAGATTTCGGGCAAACATACCGGGCCGCATCATCAGATGAGCGGAGAGCAGGTCCACATTGACCGGCTTTTTCATGAGCTCCTGCAGCTTGGAGTTGTATGTCTCAATCTTAACGCCATTGCGAATCTTCGTAAAAATCTCATAATCTTCCTTGAAGATATAAGAGTAATCACCCGGATGCAGGCGTTCGCCCAATCGCTTGAACTCTTCGGGATGCAATGCAAAGCCCTCGTTCTTATCAGTGTGTTCCAGAAGTTCCAGCAGCTGACGACGTTCACCGCGCTTAAAGTTCCGGAATTTCGGGGCTTTCGAAAGACTCACATCCTGGTCGCTCATTGCTGCGGCCAGGCGCAGCACATCGGTAGAGCTCTTGAAATCCCGGAAGCATGCCTGTTCCCGCCATTCGGGACGAGAGATAATGCGAGACACATACAGAGCAAGATTTTCCTTGCATGGAATATGCTTGGGTTTCATGCGGTCCATCAGCTCAGATGTGAAATCAATATCATGCATCAGAGTATCGAAAACGCAGGACGCCTCGTCAGGAGACAGAGGAGAATGCCCGGTAATGCTCTGTACGGAATAGCGGTAGATTTCCTCCTCATCACACGCCGGAATCTGTTTCACAGCAGGAAGATGGCTGCGGTCCAGTGCCGGGCAAAATTTTGTCGGGTCAAAGTCTGGCTGCCATTCGCCGCAAGTCAGATAATTGAGGAAGTTGACAACATACAGGTCCACAAGGTCGGCTTTCATCGCATCGTCCGGGAAATTCGGCCAGATGGGAAAAGTCTGAGAAATTGCCTTGCCATCCTCCGTGACACAGTCATACAGCGCAGACCAGGTCTTGAGGAAATCATTGTATTCAGCCTTGCAGCAGGCATCAAAGAGGTCTCGCGCCATAATATAGCCGTATTCCATCAATTTCATGTTCGCTGAACAGACATAGCGTTTCTCCACCGCTTTCTTCCCTTCTTGTGCGGGCATGGGTGGTACGATGCCGCGATGATGTGCAAACGTGACGCGGTTAAAATCATAAACAGTCAGCATTCAAATGACCTCCTAACAAAACAAAAATCCCGCGCCGAGAAAAACTCGACACGGGTGGATGAGACACGTAATAGATACGGAGAGCATATCCGCTAACGTGTTGAAGTCAGCAGCACAAAAAATGCGAGCCGACTTCCTTGTTCTTCTAGAAATGAAGGAAGCGGATATATAGCCGTATTGTTATGTTCTCGAGCCGTGACGGAGAGCGAAACCGCTGGCATGATTTCATATCATCTTCAAGTAGAAGGAAGCGGTCTCATAGCCATACACGAAAATGCTCAAACTTTAGGTTCTTTGCTATCATTTGAGCCAGTAGATATATTGTACCACAATATATGGTATATTGCAATACTAAAACACAATATATTGTGTCTGCTTTTTATGCCGGAAACAAGATAGGCCATAGCTGCCGTGTTCAGAACGTACAACAAATGCCTAGCAAAAAGCCGCCTACCCAAAAGGGCAAGCGGTATAAGATTTGTTGGCATTTATTGCACCAAGCATTCAAACGTCACTGTGCCAGTCCAGTCGCCAGGAGCAAGAACTGCGCTTACGGAATAGTCTGAACTCGTTCCGTCTCCAAGCATCTCAGTGCGATTCCATTCAACCTTTGGTGTTGCGATGGTCATAGGCACATCTACAGAGCCTTTCGCCTGCAGAGGCGTAGCAGTGGTTTTGACTTGAACAGTTCCCTTGAGAGGGATGTCGCCAGTTAAAGTCACCGAAATCGTGCCTGTCTTGATTCCTGTGCCATCAGTACCGCTCAGCGTGATTTCTTCCGGAACGGTCAATGTATAAAAGCTGTCGACTTCTGCTGTGACCTGTGTTGCTGTATCTTTGGAAGCACTTAGCCAGGCAAAATCGTTAGAATCAGCATTCGAGGCAGGCGTATCTATCGTCATCGTCTCATCTGTATCGGGCACAGAGTCGTCGAAATCAGCAGATTCAGAGAACGCCAATACAGGACAGGCAACCATCAGCGCGGTAAATGCACTTACTATAATAGATTTCAAGCGCATACATTCTCCTCCTTTCCCAAAAAATTATTTATACGTTTTCTCACAGCTGAACGTTGCTGTGCCGGTCCAGTGTCCGGGGTCAAGCTCCGCAGAGACTTTGCAAGTTGCGCTCGTTCCATCGTTCAGCAAGTCTGCGCGGGACCATTTACTTTTGGTCTGATTGGATACTGTGACAGCAGCGGTTTTGCCCGCAGTGTTGGTCATGGTTCCACCGTCCACAGATACCACAATCACCGCATTCTCCTCGACATCACCTTTCAAAGTCATGGTGATGTCAGCCGTATATGAGCCAGGGCCACTGTCAACGCCTGTCAGCTTAACAGTTTCGGGAACCGTAATCGTATAGACCGCCGTTGCGCTCGCAAGCAGCTGAGTGGAAGCCGTTTTCGGCAATCCTTTACCGGTAGAAGTAGCAGCGCCCATCGTACTCAGACAATTCGAGCACAGAGGCTTTCCGTTAATGGTCGTTGCATAGACATTTGCATCCGTAATTGCGGTATAAGTAGCGCTCTTATCCGACTCAACGCCTTTAATCGAGTTTACCTTGTTGTACGCCTCGAATGTTTTGGCGTCATCAGCGGCCGGGGTTGTCACAGTGAATTTCTGCCCACAGACCGAACATGTCCGTGTAACGGTATCGGCAAATCCGAACGACACATTCAAAAGAAAAGGAGACAGCACTGCCAAAAGCATAGCAAAGCGCTTGATAGCCTTCATGTTCATCCCCTCCTTATGCTGCCGTAGATGTATCAGGTTGTGTGTTTTCTGAATCCGGAGTTTTAGTTTCGGCTTCATCCTCTTTGTTTTTTGCTTTGCTTTCAGCTTGCTCGGAATTTCCCTCAGACGAATCCGCATCAGTATCAGTGTTCTCTGTATCATTGGCTATCTCCGGTGCTTTTTCGCACAGTGCGCCAGCAAACATGTTCTCTTTGTTCGTCACGCTGCTGGTATCCCAGCCATCTGTTGGCGAAGCATCCGAGAGAGAAAGACAACCGGTAAAAGCTTCACTCATATCAGTTACTTTCGAGGTATCCCACTTCTCCATTCCGGCAATAGACTGCAAAGCCTCACACTGATAACACATCCTGTTCATCGTAGTGATGTTCGACGTGTTCCAGTTCTCTAATCCACCAATGCTGGTGAGCTTCTTCATTCCGGAAAAAGCAGATGCCGCAGAAGTCACCTGCGAAGTATCAACGTTCTGATACTCAATGTTTTCAATGTCGGCAAATGCCTCATTTTCATCAAAAGAAATGCTGTTTCCCTCACCAAAGACAAGTGTTCCGCCAGCCGAATTCGTGACGTAGAGCCGGTTCTCGCCTTCTTTTACAAAAGCCAGAATTGCACTGGAGCCGGTTCCAGAGACATCAAATACTTTGGCCGATTCCGGGACCTGATAGCCGCCAAAGGAAATCGCCTTGATTTCAGTCCCGGATTCCTTGAGCTGCGTCATTGCCTGCGCAAGGTTTGAAACGTTCATCGAAGCTGTCGGCGCAGGTGCCACGGTGCTGTTGGAATCCTCGTTCGGAAATTCATTATCGGACTCATCATCAGATGCGGTAGAAGTATCGTATGTCACGGTACGGTTATCGGAAGTGAAATTATAGCTGCTCAAAGCGCTGGAAGGGTTTCCGGCAATGGTAAGACCCATCTTGCTGCTCACGTAGGTAAAGCCCGTGGAAAAGCCCGGAGTCGGGAGATAAGCTGTCGCAAAAGTATCCGCGACCGTGATTTTCGAAAGACCCGTGCATCCATACATCATGCTGGAGAAATCCGTGACATTTTTGGTGTTAAAGCTGCTGAAATCAAGGCTTTTAAGTCCTGTGCATCCCTTGAACATGCTGTTCATCGTCGTGATTTTACTGGTATCCCAACGGCTGAGTCCAGTAATTGTAGTCAGTGACTTCATGTTATAGAATGCGTAAGCAGCGGATGTCACGCGAGTCGTGTCAACTGCATCAAAGTTAATGGTCTTGATATTGTCAAAAACCCTAGAAGTGTCAGACGCACCGCTTTTGAAGCAAATGCTGTTACCGGAAGCAAACGCCACCATATCACGGTTCGTATCTGTCACTCGAAGCTCTGTGCCATTCTGAACGCCCCACCACCAGCCGCCGTACATCTTGGTCGGAACATACGCGACAATCGATTTGTCACCCTGGCCGGATACGTCATAGGTCGTTGCATTGCCCGGAACTGTATAATTGCCGAACGAAATAACGGTGATGTTTTTTCCCTGAGAGGAAAGAGTCGTCAATACAGAAGCAAGACGGCTCACATCCATCAACGGCATCTGCGCCGTGACATTGATGGTGTATTTGGACGAATAGATGACGCGAGTCCCGGTACTGTCATATGCGGTCTTCGTGATGTTCGCAGTTCCGATTGCCGAAGCGATAATATGGCCGTCCGAACTAATGGAAGCCACGGAGGGGTTATCGGATTCAAATACAATATGAGTTTTATCCTCATAAGCGGGAGAAAGCAATACAGAATTGTCTCCTACCTCAACTGTATAGGTATCTCCTACCGAAGCGTAAAACACCATATTACCGGTCCATTCGCCTGGAGTGAGGTGCGCAGTCACGGAATAATCGGTTTGTGCAGTTTTCCCTTTTACAGCAGTTGCGTCCCATTCTGTTGCAGTGGTAGCAGTGGCGGTGCAGACAACATCGGTGCTGCCGTCGCGGTGCATGGTCGGAGCAGAGGTATTAAAAAATACTTTCTGGTTTGTCAGCAGTTTGCCCGTTGCCTTGATAGAAACGGTGTTAGCATAATCTCCAGTGCCACCGTTTTCATTGCTTAGTGTCACTGATTCGGGAACGGTAATGATGTACACTGATTCATCAACTTCACCGCCCGTGCCGCCGTTGTGTTCGCTGATAATACGTTCAACGCAATTTGTGCAGATAACGCCATCTGCGTTGCTGACAACGTACATATTTTTCAGGGCATATCGTAGAGTTGTGCTCGATGTCAGGCCCTCAACTTCTTCACAGTTGTAGAATTCAGTGTACTTCTGTGTGCCACCATATGCAGGCATAGGCGTCACCAATGCGCCGCACAGCACGCAATTTTTGTAGCCCATGCCACCCCAGCTTGCAAATGCCATGGACACATTACATACCATGGCAAAAATCATAAACAGAAAACTCGCAGCCGCTTTTTTGATGTTCACAGATTTTCACATCCTTTCGAATTTGGCATTATGACATCGTGCAGGAAAATGTAGCTGTGCCCTTCCAGCTGCCTGCTGTCAGTGTCGCGGAAACCACATAATTGCTTGTAGTTCCGCCATTCAGCAAGTCGGAGTATGACCAGACCGTTTTCGGTTTTGCCGTGAATGTCACGGGAGCCTTAGTCCCAGACGCATCGGTCATATCGGTCACTGTGGTAGTCACCGTCACTTTTTCGTTACTGCCAACGCTGCCTTTGAGATTTACCGGGATTATACCCGTATAAGTACCGGACCCGTCCGTACTCTTCGACAATGCAACAGTTTCCGGCACCGTAATCGTATACCCGGAAGTCACATCGGCAACAAGCGCCGTTGTCGCAGTCTTATCCACTTCGGCCAGAGCAGTTCCGGTATTGAGACAAATCGCTAGAAGGGCTGCCAAAACTTTCTTTGATGTCTTCATAATAATGCCCTCCTCTGCATAGCGGCATGATTCCAAGATTTAAGCCAAAGTACAGGTAAAGGTCGCGGTTCCGGTCCAGCTGCCGGGGGTGAGGGATGCAGAAACAACATAGTTACTCGTGGTGCCATTGCCCTGCATGTCAGTCCGTGACCATTCTGTCTTGGGGGTAGACGTAAAGGTAGCAGCAACGCTGTTTCCTGCTGTATCTTTCATCGTAGGCGCAGTTGCCGCAACCGTTACCGTTTGATTGGCTGCTACATCTCCCTTGATGTTGACAGCAATCGTACCCGTATACGTGCCGGTTCCTGTAGTCGTGCTGGTCAGCGCGATTTTTTCAGGGACAGTGACTGTATACCCAGACCCGACCTCTGCGGTAATCGCGGTAGATGCAGATTTACTCGTAGCGGCAAATGCGGGGGCTGTATTGATGCCAAGCATCATTACAAAGCTCAATGCCGCTGCTATAAGTTTTTTCATTTTCATATGTTAGAGCCTCCAGAATCTAATAGAAAAGGCGGCCAGCCTGCTTGTGAGGCCGACCGCTTTTCGGTTTTGCGCGGGATACCCCAGTTTTTATTATGGGGATTGATTATGCCAGAGCGCAGGAGAAGGTAGCAGTGCCTTCCCAAACACCAGGAGTCAGGACTGCAGACAGACCGTAGTTGTCAGTCGTGCCCTGGCCAGAAGTCTCCATACGGGTCCAGCTCTTCTTAGGAGTGCCGGTAAAGGAAGCCGTAACGTTCTTTGAACCAGAGCACTTCATGATAGGTGCAGTGGAAGTAACGGTCACGGACTGACCTTCACCGATGTCGCCCTTTACGTTGACGGGAATCGTACCAGTGTAGGTGCCACTCCCGCCTTTGTTGTTGGTCAGGGTAATGGATTCAGGGACAGTCAGGGTATAAGACGGAGTGACAGTGGCATTAACCTTCGTGCTGCCAGACGTTGCAGCAAATGCGGAGGTTGCACACATAGTCGCGGCCATCGCACAAGCGAGGGCCATCGACATAGCTTTGGCGAGTTTCATCTTCAGAAACCTCCTTCGTTGATTGCGGACACAAAATCAGCCATGTGCAAGGCCATCAGCTGATTCGAGCCCTTGTCTTTTACTATTTATCTCCCTTGCGAGTTTACCAAAATGCGCTTGTCGCGCAATTCAGCCCAGTTAAGATACAACGGCCGTGACCGCAAACTCAGCGCCATTGCGCGGCTGTTGGTCATCTACACCGACAGTAGATACCGAGAACACCACAGCGTGCTCTCCTGCCCCGGTAATGTAATCCGATGCCTGCCAGGCGTATTTCTGGCCTGGAGCAATGTAATCGGATTCATAGAGCACTTCATCGTTCTCAAGAATCGTATATTTGAAGTAGACATGGTTGCTTTCCGGGTTCACCAGGTCCACGGTACTGTCAGGGCTCACATAGATGGTCGTGAATGCCGGGAATTCGATGAATCGCATCTCCTCGGAATCGGTTTTGCCGTTGTCCATCGTCCCGTCATACGCTTCGCCGTCAGCAATCACGATTTCGCTGCTTGCGGAGCTGGCATCGCTGCCGCTGCCATCAAGGGGCTTGTTCACCATTTTATAAAGGCTTGCAGTGATAAGGGCGACGAGCAGCACGAGAGCAGCAATCACCGCGATAATCAGAAGAAGAATCGGTTTTTCCTTCTCACGCACAATGCCAACGAGTTCCCCGGTTTCAAGCGGCAGGTATCCGAGAATATCACCGGAAACCTTTTCTCTCACGGAATACCGAGTATCCATATTGGCGTCTTTGAACTGCGCAAAATCGGCCCCGTTGTCATTGAACTCAACAAAGCCGTAATCGTTTGCTTTGTATTTTTTCTGGCCAGCATTGATGTAGCCGACAATCGTAATCGGCTTCCCATCAACCATCTTGGCCGGAATCGCCAACAGTGGCTTGGTCATATTTTCAAATTTGACGTTGGTTGCCGGAAAATCATCCGGAATTTCGGCAAGATAAAACTTAGTTGCCATGTTATAACCTCTTTCTTGATTGCTACTTTTTAGTGCCACTTTTAGGCTGCTGTTTTTATTATCTTTGATTCGCACGGATGGGCAAGTAAAGGAAAGCCTAAAAAGCAAAAAAATGATTTTTTGTGGAAGAACAACAAAAGAATAACAAAAAGGCAACAAAAAAAGAGCCCCCGCACTACAGCAGGAGCTCGTAAGTTAGCGCAAATTATCGTATTTACTATATTTCTTGTCTTCTTTTTCATCAGGCATGCTGAGCTGTTGGTCTCTGCCGTTTTCTTGCGGACCATCCCAGTTGTCCTTTTCGCTATCGTTTTCTTCGGAATCCTCCAAATCTTTATTGGGTTTTGCCTTTCTGGAAGTAGACTTCTTCTTCTTGGGTTCAACGAACACATCAGACAAATCATAGGGTGAAACTGCGATTGCCGTTACCCCTTCGTTCATTTCCGCCGCATGGTTCAGAATCCAAATAAGTTTTCTCCACTGCCATTCGACCATATCGGTTCCGAGCTTTGATACGATGACGGAAGCCTCAGCTTGTTTGGCCTTGACCATCGCCTGCAAGAGACACCCGTACAGATACGGGAACTGAATTTTCGAGCCGTACTTGTCGGCGGTTTCAGTACTGCAAATCATAATTGCCACAATCGTGTTCTCGTTATTGCCCGGACAGAATAGAACCTGACCGGGATACCGAAGCTGTTCTGGCAGCTTATGTAAGTACCACTCTTTTGCTTCCGGGAATCTCTTTGCAAATTTCTCAAGAGTCTTGGTATCCCAAGTCCCCTTGTCATTGCAAAAGCAGCAAATGATTCTGCGGCCCTTGATATCTCTGGGGATTGTCTCCCCTTTCATCAATGAAATTCTCATGTCAGGCATATTAGTCGAGCTCCGAACGATAATAGAGTTCAATGCCAAGACGCTCTTTTACGAGTTTCTTGATAAGTTCTGCACCATATCTCTGAACATTGATGCTCTGGCTGAAAGTCGGAACCGCAGCGCCAAAGCCGTTCACGGAAAGCACTTTCTGATTCGTGCTAAAGCGTTTGAGTGTAGGACAATCAAGATTGACCCATTCCTGAACAAAGCTTTTTGCGCGGGACAAGTCCGTGCAGCGGCGTGTGGTGGTTGCGGAAGAATACTCGTACCAGACGACTTCCTTCTCGTTCGCATACCGAATGCTGCCAACGGGCGGATTCTTGAGGTCCTGGCCGCGAATCAGCTGAACATAATCAATCTGATTGGCTTTCAGAAATGCTTCAAGAACCCAAGGGCTGACGGCTACCATGTAGTCCTTTCCTTCTTCGTAGTTACCTGCAGGCTTGATACTGCGCATGTCTTTTTTGTATGCCTTGAGCGGCGTGCTCATAGGAGTCCAATCATCGTCAAAAGTCTTGACAAAGGCTTTGGGTCCATTGCTTGTGTTTGCAAATTTAATTTCAGCTTTCATAAATCAGGGCAAGGAGACCCGCGACTTTAGTCGTGGGAGGAATTGCCCGTTCACATCCTTTCTATTAGATAATTTGTTGCAGGCTCTAATAGCCGCAATTTTTTAAATGTTACACCTTTGGAAATACGCGTGCCGTCTAGCTTTTTGAGGGTAAAACTTCCCGATGCACGACGACCGGAAACGAAGCACTCTTGTCCTTCTTGTTGTTCAGGGCCGGGATGTTGCCTGCCGTTTTTAATGCCATCAAAACCAGATACCAAACTGAGGTTCAGCGTCATCCAGCAGCCAATTCTTCCAGTCACGGCAAGTCATCTTGCCAAAGGCTTCATGTCTAGATAATTCTCTACAACGCGAACCGCATGTGCGCACCTGATTCGTTCATCATGGTCAAACTCTGTGCCGCCAAAGGGAATGAAGAAACAAAGCTCATGACCATCCTTATCTGTATTTTGGCCAACCAAAATTCTGAGGTCGGGGCAGTTCGAACAATGTTCCGTCTTGTTAAGTGAGGCATGGATATCATTCCACATTATCTGTGCCAGACACGGCAAGGCAGCGCCGAATAGGTTCATGATGATTTCGTCTGGAATCTCACAGTTGAGATTAGAGAAAATCTCCGATACCCAGTCCTTATCGTAGAGTACATCCAACAGCAAACCGCAGTGGCCGTTCAGGGTGACAACACGTTCTGAAACACCCCTATCGGTGTTCAGCGCACTGTAAACGGCAGCCACGAACCGAGGAAGGTCCGATTTGGTCCGATACGTTAGGGCAGTATCTCCGGGAAGATAAACAGCACCGTTATTGTCGGTCCAGTAGAAAATGTTTTCGATGTTGTTGAGATTCATAATGTTGAACATGGTATTTACCTCCTGTAATTTTTGATGCAAAAAGGCGGGCCTCCCGGTATGGGAAGTCCGCCTTCAAGCGAAATTATGAATTGTACGAACGCAAAACGCGCCTAGTAGATGGTATCTATCGTACAATTTTTATAATATCCTGTTCGCACATCTGCGCAAGTGCGGTAACTCAAAGAGTTTCGAAGAAGGCGTTTGCCAAATCCTCATCGGACAGGTTATTCAGGTATTCTTCGAGCACGCATTCGGCTTCCGACATATTCACGGGATAACCGAGAAATTCTTCTACCGCCTCAGAGCCGCGAGCAAGCAGCGCATCAACGAGAATTTCGGTGCGGCATTCACGAATGGTCCGGTTCAGGTCTTTATCGGTGGTAGTACACCAGTAGTCCCCGTCGATATCACCGTGAGCTTCGATGGAATACAGAGCATCCAAAGCATTGTCAATATCATCGTCGTATTCATCGAGGATATCATCAATGCAGTGAACCTGATGCCAGTGTTCGCCGTCATCCAGCGAAACAAGGCGTTCAGAAATATCATCATTATCAGAAGGAGTCCCGGAAGCCTCAATGTCGAACACTTCACGGCTCTTTTGATTCACGCGGCATTGTGAAGCGAACGAAGCGCCGGACGAAAAGTTCGTTGCAAATTTTGCAACAATCACATCCGGTTCAGGGTCTTTGAGTGCTTCCTGGTATTCCGGCAATCCGCGATAGGCAACCCGCTTGGAGGTCCCATCTGGTTCCAGTTCATACACAGCTGAAATCACGTGCCCTTCATTGGCGAAATTCACGATTGCCCGGCACAGATTCAGCATCACGAAATGCTTATCGTTCAGGTCATGGGAGTCTCTGTCCGCCTGAACGGTAACGAGCTTGGACGAGCCGGTCATAGTCGAGATACGGTACAGATAATCGATGTTTTGCAGCTGATACATAGAGTCATTCTCCTTTTTGCTTATCAGAGGTGGTTGCGATTTTTTCTTCGGTTTGCTTCTGCCTTTTAGCCTGTACTGCCATACCAGCCTTATAGGCAGCATAGATGGTGAAAGCCATATACAACGTCATGACGTCATCCACCTGCCGGACCTGAATCTCACCGTAGGTGAGGATTTCCAGAAGCTTCCAGATGGTGGTGGAGCACATAACGAGCAGACACATGATAAATTTCCAGTCCATAAAATTCCTTTCGTTTTCAATCAGTCGTCATAGAACAGCCCCGGAATGATGATGTAGTCCTCAGCATGAGCTTCGATGTCTTTCAGCTGAAAACCGTTTGGGAAACACTTCCAGGAGTCGCCGTCATAAAACAGCTCACCGCATTCCGGGTTTGGATGGTTGTCGAACAGTTCAGCGGCGTAGCGAAGAAGATAAGATTCGTTGGAATCCATTTCAATGGAGCGCAGGCAGGTATACATCGGCTTTGTGATATCGATGCCTTCTGCTTTATGCTTCTGCAATGCTGCACTGAACTCAGCCATTGCCATGCACTGCGTGCGTTCCTTCATGGTTTTCGCCCACTCAATGAGTTTTTGCGGTTCGCGAAGGCCCAGGATAACATCCTCGTCTTCGATGTTTCCTGCAATCTCGGATGTTGGGTAAATATTGAGGAGAGGGTCGTCGAAAGATGTCAGACGAGACGCAAAGTTCTGAAGAAAAGTCTCAGGATTGTAGGGATTTTGCCCCATACACTTGTTCACGGTATCGATGTCGGTCTTGATTAGGCAGGTTGCGTTAAACATACAATTTTTCCTTTCTCTTGATTGATATTTGTTTTTTCGGAAATGGTTGACAGAAAGCTGTCGGCACTCCTTTCTTGCAAATAAAAAAGCAGGCCCACCGAATTGGTGAGTCTGCTAATTTAGCTGCAGAATATGAATTGTACGCATTGGGCCAAAAGGCTGTTATCTATCGTACAACTATTATTGTACTTGTTCCGCAAGGCGCTGCAACAAGAAAAGCCCTAATTAGATTCGGAATCGTCAAACACGCCGAGCAGCTGCTCCACGCTCGGAGCCAACAGATAATATCTGCAGCCATCCTGCTCAATCACGAAAACAATATCCCCAGACCCGGTTCGGGCAGTGCTGTTGTATTTGGCTTCAATGCCGGATGGCAGAATCACGGATTTATCAAGAGGTTTGGGTTCCTTGATAGCAGCCGAACTTGTGATAAATACCCTGCCCTGATTCGTTTCGATTTTGGCAAGAGCGTTATCTACTTCAATCATCGAATTGTTCTTAACTGGAACGCCAAAGATTGTGATGGTCGGTGCGACATCACAAAGAACCGCTCCATCCAAAAGCTGTTGTATCACTTTGGTTTGCTGCTGTTCTTCATTCACCTTGACAAGTGCCGTGACGACAAGGCTGGTATCCTCATTGATATTCCTTGTTCCGGATATCAAGGCGGAATCATTTATCAGAAGAAAGTTGATGCCTTCTTCCTTGTGCCCATTCACAAGAGTCATATGATAGGCCCCAACGCAGGCCGTATGGTCTTGCGTCTGATACGATACCAGGCTCCTTTCACCGATGCTCTGTATCGGAATGCAGACCGTTGTATCATCCAAAGAGAGCGGCACACAGGAATTGAGAGTCAATTTGAGTCTTTCTTTGCTTGCAACAAAATTCATGTGCGGGTCACTTGCATCAAATGGAGTGATTTCTGCCGTTTCCGGCGTTGCTAGCAATAAATGAGATACAAACTCTGCAAATTCAGCCGTTTCCGGCGTCTGCTGTACCTTCTCCGCCAACTTTTCGTGCATTCTTTGAGCGTCCCTGAACGCCCAGATGCTTGTGACAAAAATCAGCAGCATCGCCGCAATCATCAGCCCTTCAAGCTTTTCTCCGTTGTTTTTCATGGTTCTCCTCACCCGATTCCCCGCAAAAAATACTGATTCAGTTTCTAATGATACGAGCATCGCAAGAACTGGCAAGCAAAGTGCCAACACAAAAGCCACCCCCCGAAACGGGCAGATGGCTCAGTGAAAGATTGGTTCAGAACGTATTAACCCTGGAAGAATCCCTGCAGCGCTTCTACACTGGTTGCAAGAATTTTGATATTGCGGTTATTTACCGTAGAGACAAACGGGATATACCCGGTCTCTTTGTCCTGCACGTTCCCGTATCGAACGGTGAGTCCACCGGGAAGATTCAGAGTTTTAGAGAATACGTTTTTGTCATAATTGAAAGAGAAAGTCGATACCAAAACGGTGTTGTCATTCAGCTGCAGCTGCAAATAGCCATCGTCCGCTTCGATTACGACATCGTCTTTTACGGTTTCTCCAAACACGGTTGTCGCAGGAGCGGTATCGGTGATTACTGCATCAGCAAGCAGCTTTTCAATCGCTGCCTCTTGTTCCGTCTCCTGCCCTTCCTCGGCTTCAGCAGCAACGGTCAAAGTCAATCCTTCTCCCATCGTCCTTGTCCCCGACAGGATTTCCTTGTCGTCGTTTTGGAAAGTCACAACGGAGTCTTCCGTATTCCCTTCCACCAACGCAATTTTGTAATCCCCGATTGCGGCAGTGGAATTACCGGAGCAATAGGTCACCGTGCATCCGCCCTGCCCGGCAGCGGCGACAGGAATGCAGACAGTCACGTCGTCCAGCGTGACCGGAACATAGGAGCCGTTATCTGGAATAATGCCGCTTTTCGTCACGGTGAAGTTCAGCTCTGGCTCCAGAGTCTTTGCGGTTTCGGCTGTTGCAGCCGTCTCGGCAGTTTCAGCGGTTGCGCCATAGAACAGCAAAGGTTCCAGCCGCTCTTCATAATTCACCGTTTGCTGCAGCTCTGAAAGACTACGATTGATGCGGTTCGCGTCAACGATAGCGAAAATCAGCAATGCAGCAAGTGCTGCCATGAGAATCGTTGCAAGGTATGTCATCTTTTTATTATTCTTCTGCATAAAACTCAGCTCCAAAAAGTCAATGTGATATCGTGATAATTCGAACCGTTGCAGGTATACATGATGGTTCCGCTGCCTGTCGTAGCGCTCGACCCATCCTCATACAGCAAATCATAACCAGCGTTCACGCCGCGACAGATGCCGGTACATGTAAGCGTTTGTATCGAAGTTCCGCGATAAATATAAGCTTTCGTTCCAACCGAGCAACGCTTGATTTTCCAGAACCCCTGATTCCAGTGGTCCGCAACCAGCATATAGTTTTTGAACGGAAAATATGCAGCGCTGTCCTGTGCATCCGCTGCTGCCTGGCTGACGACTGCAAACAACGCCACATTGACTCCCACGGAAGGAATCACGAGCCGCCCATACATATTCGGTCTTCTCGCCATCTCTTCCAGAACCGCGTCATTCGACACCGATGCCGTAATGGACTTCTCTTTGATGTTTGCGTTGCAGAGAGACGCGAGTCGTTTTGCTTCCCCCGCTACATTCTCATTTGAGAACGAAGCAATCGCGATTTGGGTATCGGCTCTCGTTAGAGCGGCGGCCGCCGCCGCGTTCAGCGTTGGCTGTTCTTGTGCTGCCTGTATCGCTTCCGCATGAGTTGTCAGGATTCTTGCCGTGCTATCCAGCTGCCGGATTTCGAATTCCGTTTGCTTCAGCCCCAAAAAATTGAGGATTGCGAAAATAAATATCAGGAAACACCCGACTTTTATAAAATATGGCTTCAATGCGTTTATCCCTCTACCGTTGATTTTTTAGTTTCGTATCACTGTTCTTAATCATACGCAATTCGCACAGCTTGGCAACAAAAAACGCCCACCCAAAATGGGCAGGCGATAAGGCAAATTAACTATTTGGTTTTCATGATAATGGAGCAGGACACCCCATCTATAGCCGTAAGGCTTAGGTGGGGAGGAATGCGTTTCTTAGAAAAGACTAAGATACAGCATTTCCTGCTTACCTCCTTTCAACATTTAAATGATTTGTATCCATGCTCCCGCATGGCAAACAACTTGAACTTTAGAAATTGCTACGGACTTTTGCTTTTCCGTCTTTCAAGAGTCGGCGTACCTTGCCAAGACGGAAGGTAGGCATTAAGCGTTCACCACTGTTGCTGAGAACACAAACGCAAGTGCTCATGCAAGATACTCCTTTCGTAAAATAGTAATGAAACTATAAGTCAGGGCTTGCGCCCTGTGGTCCACTTCGCCAATGTTATGCACTATTTTAGCCTTTCAGCATGGCAGCCGCACATCTCCTGCCCTTAGAGATTTTTAACGTAATACATATCAACGGCTTGCGCCATTGACACATACACTGCCCGCAGAGCCCGACACTTGTGGAGCATATCGGAGTGCCTATATTATGAAGATGATTGCTCATCAAATGCATAACGGAGTTCGCAGCAACCGAAGTTGCCGTTCACCAAGGCTAATCAACCGGGCTTACGGGTTGCCCCGCAAGCCCCGCCTATAACCGGCGAACCGGTTTAGGCGGGGTTGTTGGCGATGCAAAGGCCGATATATTTTCTGCCATTGGGTGCCGTATACGGTTCAATCCCAACCTCAACATCCTGTGTGCCGGTTCTCTCTTTGTTCTGAATCGTGGCTTCGACGGTTTTCCCGGAGAGAAGAGTCTTGGCAATATCGGCATCAACATCAAGCTCATTGCCATACAGCTTCGATTCCTTCCAGAGCGCCGCGCCGCAAGACTTGTTCGTGCAGGTGAAGGCTTTTGCCGTCTCTGCCACAGGCTTTCCGCAGAACGGGCATTTTCCGACTTTGCTGCCAAACGACATGCTTGACTTATCAAATTCAATATGATAAGCAAGGCGGTCTCCTGAAAAGTCGCAAGTTAGTATGGAGTCGTATTTTTTGCCGGTCTTGGCGCTTATGCATCCTTTGAGCGGAGCTTTGCCTTTTGTGAGCAGAGCCTTTGCTGTTGTTTTGGTCATTTCTTTGCCGAGCGCTTCAAGGAACTTGTTCTTCTTCCAGATTGTGACCGGGCATCGTTTCCCATCAGAGTCTTTCCCGGTACATGCATAGGCAAGCTTTGTTTCCACAACATCCTTGCCGCATTTTGGGCACTGGCAGAGAACTGGATACTTGCTGCTGGCTCCCTGTGCAGCTGCAATCGTCACATCCTTTGACATGATGCTCTCAAGGGTCTGTTTGGTGTACTCCAAAACCTGAACGCGGGTCAGGTTTCCGTCCTTGATGGAGTGCAGCTGCTTGGAAAGGTTAACGGTCACGGGAACATCCAAAACGATGCCGAGCTTATCCATGATATCGACCAGCTGGAATCCGGCAGGTTCACCGTAATACACGCCCTTTTTGAGGGAAATGTACTGGCTCTTGACACACCGGTCTACCGTGTCGGCGCGAGTTGCTTCGGTGCAGATGGTAGCGTCAGAAAGAATCTCTTTCCATTCAGCGTCCGTGTACTCGGTATCTTCTTTCTCTGCACCGCGCATCGGGGCGACCATCCAGTTATTGAGAGCCTCGACCGTATACCGTTTCGGAGGTGTTGTCATCTTCCCGACCAGCTGGAAATTGATGTTTACCGCATCACCCTTGTTGAGCTTCGGGAGCATCTTGTCGCCATTTGACGGTTTCTCAAATCTCCGCCATCCGGGAGTGACTTGCACATCGCCTTTCAGCGTAAAATCTTCATCGTAGCAATGAATGACAATCGTGGTCCGGTCCACGGTGCAATCCTCCGCACAGAAAACGGCACAGAATCGATTCAAGATACATTCAAAAACCGTTTTCTGTGCTCCAGCCAATGCTCCAGGCCATTTACCGGTCGGGGTGATAGCAGAGTGAGCCTCGATTTTACTGTCGTCATAAATCGATTTAAGGCCCGGCTTATTGACAAGGCCCGTAATTCCGTTCTGCGCTAAACCTCTGATGGCGGCGTCCACCTTGACGGTTTCATTCGTGGCAAGGTAGCTGCTGTTAGTACGCGGGTAGGTGACGAATCCGCCTTCATAGAGTGCCTGCGTTGCGGCGAGAACATCTGCCGGAGACAGGGTCTTATCGGCCTTACAGGCAAAGCTCTGCAAGTCGCTCATCGAGAAGAGCTTACCGGGATTGACAGTCTTGCGTTCGGTCTTGACGCTCGTCACGGTTGCGCCCGCCTGGTTGAAGGCATCCGCCAACGCCTGAGCTTCGGCTTCATGGCCTTCCTCGAACGTCCGTTTACTGGTCAGTTCAATGTCCTCACCGTTCGTCTTCTCCTTGCTGGAAACGGCGGAGTACGGTTTCGGAACAAAATCCCGAATTGCCTTTTCGCGTTCAATGACATGGGCAACAATCGGGCAGACGCAGCGTCCGATGCGGATAAAAGTGCCTGCCTTGACGGACACATACCGAGTCAGCTCAATTCCCAAGAGCCAGTCCATCTCACTGCGAGTCTCGGCAGAGGAGGAAAAATCCGCATACCCGTCATTGGGCTTTGCCGTCTCAAACGCCTCCTTGACGGTCTTATTGGTCGTATCAGGCAGCCAAAGTCGATAGATAGGTTTCGGCTTTTTGAGGCCGTAATGGATGATTTCATCAACCAACCGCTGACCTTCCCGGTCAGGGTCTCCGGCATTATAAATCTTATCAACGTCTGTGCGGTTCATCAGGCTATTGATAGTTCGAATCAGGCCCTTAACATTGTCCTTCCCCTCGAACTTAAAATTCCAGTTGTCGGGAAAGAACGGAAGCCGTTCCATCGTCCAGGAATGTTTTTTCCCCGGCTCATAATCCGGAAAATACGCATCCAGGTCAATGAGTTCGTACAGATGTCCAACGGAGGAAGCCACGATATAATTCTGGCTTTCCAGCCATGTATTCCGGTCTTTTCCCTGCCGTGTGAACTGTTCGTTCTTCCACCAGGTGAGTCCCGACGCAATGCTGCGTCCAAGCGAAGGCTTCTCAGCGATAACCAGTGTCTTTGCCATTGTCGTCCTCTCTAGTCTAAGCCATTGATGACTGTCTCATACCGGCTGACATCCTGTATCGGCCGCCCGTGCAGCTTATGATATACGCCAGCAAAACTTCCCGCAACAGCGAAAATAGGTTTCCGTTCTCCGGCAACAGATGGTTCAGATGGCTTAACGGTACTTTTCCTGAATCTCTTCCTGCGTTGCCAGGCGCGGTTCACGGGACTTCGAAATGACGAACGGCGTGCAGTATTCGTTCAGCCAATTGATATCACCCCGGTCAATTTGGCTGAAAATCTGGCAAAGGACATTGACATGAACCCCGGCCCTGGCAGCAGCTCTCAGGAGGTCGCGGCGGCCGTTGAAGATATCGTGGCGGCACTGGTCATAGAAGACAAACACCATCCGCCGATTGTTCTGGTACTCGTTGTCATCCTCATTGCCCAAGAACATGCGAGATTCCCCGTTATTGGCGATATCGACGGCCTTCCCGATTGCTTCGCCAGCGCCATCCTGCAGTGCAAAGAGGAGCTTGCCGTGAGGTTTGCTGCCATAGGTGTCCGAAACCATCCGGCAGATACGCTCAAACTCCCGGTCAAAGCCGATATAAATGACGACGTTGTTCACGTCGCGAAGCGTCTCAACCACTTCCCTGGCAGCCCAGCGGGTCTTACCGGCTCCGGGCCGTCCAGCAATCACGGAAATACGAGTATCAGTGTCCATAGCTTTTACTCCTTGTCACTCAGTTTCAGCCGAGTCATCCTGAATTTTGACTTCTTCGACTTTGGATTCGGGCTCATCGTCCTCGTCATCCTCATCATTGTCATCGTCTTTGGCGGCAGCAGCTGCTTCCGCTTCAGCCAAGCGTTCCTCGGATTCATCCATCTTGCGAACAAGCTCATCGAAGGTCAGCTTGTGCTCTTCTTCCTGCGGTTCAGAAGGCTTTGTCGGCTCTTCGGGTTCTTCCGGCTCTTCGGGGTCCTTAGGGCCTTCTTCATCGGGTTCGATTTTCACAATCACGTGGTCGCTGAAAGCCACATAGGCAACAACAGCAACCGTCACAGCACCAATTACGGCAAGAATATTTTTCAGCATGATAAAAACCGCCTTTCAGGTTTGTGGGTATTCACGATACTTCACAGTGTACGGGATTCGCAATGGAATACAAGTATCTGCCAAAAGATTTAGCAACCAGGCTCACCGAGGTTACTGCAGACGTTCTGAACGATGCATTGGTGGGCGGGGTGTGAGGGTTCCGGCGAACGTGCAGGCAAGGGGCAAGCTGTTGATTCAGCCCTTTCCGTTTTCCTCGAACCGTTTCCTGCGCCGTTCCGTGCAGCGTTTGAGTTCCGCCAAGGAGACGACCTTCACAAGGATTCTCTGAGAGGTCGGGAAGTTTCGCATCACACCGATGCCTTTCAGAATACGCCAGTAATCGTCCGGCGTAATTTGCTGTATGGCGTAAATCGGAGCTTTGGTCAATTCCATGACATAGTTCCCGACCATGATTCGGATTCGTTCCCGTTCTTCCAGCTGAATCAACGAAACATCCTTGTCCACCATCACGCGCACAACAGCGAGCGGGGTGAATTTCGGATGCAGGTTTCCGTTCATGTCAGGTTCGGGAGAAAGGATGTTTGCAACGTAATCGAGGAACCGCCATGAAGTGACCCGGTCTCCGTCGAAAATCGGAGCAATCATCTCCGTTTCCGGGATGAACTCAGTGCTAAGGATTTTGGTGCCAGCCGGAAGGTCTTTGAGCAGAGATTCCGAGAGTTCCTGTTTCATCAAGTCGGCCTTTTCATCGGTCAGGTCATCGGCGTTCGGGCTGATGACATAGTCGTAATGAACTTCGCGGCCATTGAGCAGAGCCGTAACGCGAAGATAGAGTTTATCAAACTTCAAAGATTCGTTTACCTCCAGCAAAGACAAGGTGCTTTATGAGTTTAGCAACCATCACGATGACGCTCAGGAGCATCACGGGTGCGGATGCAAGGATAACGGCGAATGCCACACACTGGATGACCTGCAAGGCGAACCAGGTAGGAAAGATATTGTCCCGGAACAGACAGAATGCAAGGACCACAAGGCCGATGCAGAACCACGAGCCCTGGATATCGTACCGGCTCGGGCAGGAATGATATGCTATCTGGCTCATGACGATTGCGAGTATCCAGATGGCAGGATGCTTGAAGCAGTCATTGCCAAGACTCGACCAGAACCCAAGAAGCAGCTGGCTCATGGTGCAAATCTGAACCATGCCGAGGATTCCTGGGGCAATGCCGATGAGGGTCTGCTGGATGCAGCGAAACGGATAAAGGCCACGAGGTGTGTAGTTCACATAGCCGAGAACTTCGTCATCCTGCTTCTGGAAAATCTTGTAGAGCTTCACGCCGTCGATTCGAGCACCGGTGAAGATGGCAACCAGGAGATGGGAGAGCTCATGGTGGATAACACCGATTGCCGTAATGCGGGTATCGTAGAACCTTGCCGTCTTTGTGCCGAAAGCTTTCATGACAAGCCAGAGACTCAAGTTCCGGCCAAGCCATTCGATAGCAAGAATCACCACAATGGTTAAGACAAGGCATTGTCCCTGCCAGGCATCGAGATGTTCAAGAATCATGCTGCTGCTCACACAATCACCTTCCGCACGCTTTGGTACGTACAGGTCCCAAGCCGCTTCAAGCAGCAAAATCTCGGAACCCGCCACAATGGGAATCTGGAAAATGCAACACGGTGAATGCAGGCGTATTGGCAGAATTGCTTGTTCTTTCTGCAGATGCATAAGTACCGATATCGCTTCATGTCCAGCTCCTCTCGCTATGATTTAATTATACCATGAGCCGAACATGCCCTCAATGCGAAGGGCGAATTGTTAGCAGTTTAGACACAAATGCAAGAAGCAAGGAATCCAGGCAGCCGAAGCCCAATGGAGCAGCTACGCAAGCTAAGACCCGGGACGTAGGATGAGCAACTACGCGAATGCCAGGGAGCAAAGAAGCACCAGCCCAAAAGCAAGGCAGCTACGCTCCAGACGGCAATGGACACAACTCGCAACAACCCACAACGGCCGCCAAATTGCAGCTAAGGAATAGTGGGTTTCCTAAGGCAAAGCTATGACAAAGCCAATCCCAAGGAACTCAAAGCTAATCCTAAGCAATCCTAAGCTAACTCTAAGCCAATTCTTCTCAGTTCAAATCTAGTAGTCTCTCTTACTTATCAATGCCCTTGTATATATAATATATATAGAGCTCTACTAAGAGGACGCGGACAAAAGCCTGAAAAACATTGCCAACTCGTTTGACATTCTTGGGCAGGGTCCGTTTTTCAGGAGAAATCGGGCTCCTGGACTCCTATTACCAGTCCAGCCGACAAATTTTTTTTGGGTCGGGAAAGCCGTCATGGCCGCCACGTGGGCCACTTCATCCGTCCGCAGTTCAGCTATCAGCGCCAAAAAGGCGGGATTTGTGTCAGGTCCCTTTAGATTTCGTTCTCACTCGCAAGCGGGCGTGTCCTCCGAAAGGGTACACTTATCCTGAAATTTTGAAATAACAGCATGAACGCGAAAATATTGTAGCGTTTGCCAGCATTTGTGGTCCGTGAAATCCTCTACCAGCATCCCGGCATTGCGAGCGTGACTCCTGAGCCGCAGCCTGTTCGGGAATTTTGTTCTCACTCATAAATGGGTGTGTCCTTCTCGAACGTGTGAGTCTAAATTTTGCCTCACCGGGACTGTCAATAGTGAATTGAACTTTGCACAAAAGGAAGAGACTCGCTTCAAATCCTGCATATCAACCCGGCAGACTTGTGTTTTCGCTCTTAAAAGGACGTATCCGTTTGCCAGCCTGAAATACAGGTTCAAATTGAGATAATTTCCAGCATTTAGCCTTTAAGGTTCGATTCGCGCAAAAGAGATAGTATCAAATTGTGAAGGTACTAAAAAGGTTCAGGTTGCGGCTTGCTGCGCTCGACCGTAGTCAAAGTGCCTTTGAACTTTGCCAACGCCATCCCAGAGCTGACTTATCGCAGAGCAGCAGCTGGTCGCGTAGTTGTTCAACGCATCCTTGACGGAGTGCCAACCTTTGTGGGGTTGAGGTTCAAAGCACAGCTGATTGTACGCATCGCTGAAAGGAGTAAAAGGTACATTGCCGTCCGACTTCTCGTCATCCTTAGAAGAGCACTCCTTCTCGGTAGTGATGGGCTCGGTACTGTCAGCAGCCTTGACGGTCGCAACCGTCTCAGCAGTTTCATTAGCTTCCTGCGGCTTTGCCGTTTCCAGCTCGTCAGCCGTCTGTGGTTCGGGAGTCTCCACGATAACCTCGACACGACCAATGAGCTTATTAACCGCCTTGTCAATGAGCATAAGGTCTTCTTCAGACACAGAATCAAAAGTCCGGTTCAGAGCGTTGAACACCGTGTTCCGGTTGACGCCCATCAGTTCAGCAACTTTCTGCTTCTGATATCCCATCTCAACGAGTCGCTGAGCTGTCAGGTTCTTGACGCGGAATGCCTGCTGTTCCTTCTCCACGATATCAAGACCACGCACTTTAGCCTGCTCATATACAGTGGGAACCGAGATTTTCAGTTCCTTTGCAATGGCACGAACGGACATTCCGGAAGCATAGAGTTCCGGGATACGGTCATAGATGACCATGCGCTGTTTCCGGCGTTCCTGAGCCTCGTACTTTTGACGATGATTCCGGATGCGGAGGTCGGGAATGATGCCGTGTTTGATGAGGACACCGAGCATGTAACGGTCAGCCTTGGAGCTTGCAATCGGAGGCGGGATTTCACCTTTTTCGTAACGCTTCGGCTTGGATTCGTCCTTTTTCCCCTCCGCCTTAGGGTTCTTGAGAGCACTCGCGGGAATACCGGAGAGTGCTTCAATCGTCGAGTTCTTGCAAGGGTATTTGCAGGTGGAAACGAGATGCGCAACTTCCTTGTCAGAAAGTGGCTGAGAAAAAGTGCGGTTGATGAGCTGTGCCTTATCCATATCCGGATGACCGCCACGGTCATAGCAGGTGGAAAGTACAGCCAAGAGGGTGTTGTGGCGGTTTCCTTCGCCACACGGATTTGCCTGAAGGTATCGAAGCGCCAGCTCAAAGCGGCAGACGAAGTTTGCTTTCCGTTCTTCCTTCTTCTTGTAATTGTTCAGAACGTCAAGAAGATGCGGATAGCGCATGCACATTGCCGCGAAGCGCTTTTTAGCCCAGTCAAGGATTTCGTCCTCAGTCTTGTTGAAATTCGCGTCAGACGGAGCAACTTTCTCATCAGCAAACCGATAAGGGACTTCATACTGGTCGGCGAGCTTCAGCAGGTTGAAGGGCTTTCCTTCAGGGACCCGAATACAATGGCAACAGCGTTTTGCCTTGGTGTTGTAAGTACCAGGCAGACGAGCAACGCGATTGGTTTCATGCACTGCCTTATCCAGCTCAACATTTGCCGTGAACTGGGCCTTCTCAATCAACTCATTCAGCTTGAGAGAAATTGCTCTATGTACGCCGCTGTAGGCCAAGCCGTAAGAGAGATTGTTTGGGTTGCAGGGCTCAAGAAACACAAACAAGCCAACACCACGGCCGCTGTTAGAAACTGCACAGTCCGGAATCTCATGATGATTCACGGCATCCAGTACAAGTTCACCGATGCGGTCGCTGATGTCAGCTGGTGCGTTTTCGCCGTGGCAATCAATGTCAAAGAACAGAACGCGCAGCTTTTCGACATCCGCCTTACGACGGATACCTTTTCCGCGCAGAGATTTCTGAGGATGGAACGTATTGATGGAGAAGTAGATGTTGGTAGAGGTATCCCAATAAGTCGGGGTCCCATATTTCGGGCTGACTTTATCAAAGATGCGCTCACGAACACCCGCTTCCAGAGACTCAGAATTGATTTGGGCAACGGTCTTCATTTTCTCTTCGCCATTTGTCCGAACCAAAAACTGAGTCACGCCATCGGCATTTACATCGCTCAGCAGCTTTACAAATGCGTCATCAAGGGCAGTGCAGCCAAGTGCCTGTCCGAAGATGGTATTCGTTTTCGTAAAGCTGTTATTCAACATTGATGTGTCCTTCTGATTTTGTATTCAGGTGTTGGGATTTTGACCCATACTTTTATTGTCTGCAATTCGCACACCTTCGCCAGACATCAAAAGGTAGAATTGATGTCGGATTCGAAAGAATGTTTTGTATATATTGCACAAAACAAATCTGGAACAAAATCCAGCAACGGTTGGGGCACTCCAAAGATATGACCAAAAAGCAGTCAGCACTTTAGATTCAGCTGAACACATGTACAAAAAATGCCCCTGACCGAAAATATCGGTCAAGGGTTCTGCTTTTTAGCTCTCAGATGGAACAAAAACAACGAAATAATCGTCTTTATATCCTTGCGTCCAGCCGGGAAGCTGGTTTAGATATTCGATGCAGGGACCGCTTTGGGAGCGCCGTAAAAGGATGGCATCAAAGTTAAACTGGTTCAGACAGTCTTCCATGCCGGTATCGGAGGAATAGCTCATGAATGCAAAATTCACACTTGCTTCGATGACATCGTCCGGGAATAGGTCTGCTCTGGAATCCGCGAAGCTTTTGATGCCATGATAGATGCAATACCCGCCATCATTGTAGGAGGTATAGAGCCGCTGCGGGTTGAGGTCTTGGATGTATGAGACAAGGTCAGCTGTGATGTAATCCCCTGTCTTATCGGGGTCGTTGGCCATGGAAGGTGCATAGACAGCAGATACAAGAACGAGCACGGCAGTTGCAGCGATAGTGTATTTCTTGGTGTTTCCCGCCCAGGAACTGTTGGGCCTGCCGCCAGCTTTCCACATCCGGTTTTCCTGTGCGGAGATAAGAGAAGTGAGGAACCGGTAAATGAGGGGAGTCATGACGATAACCCAATAGCTGCGGATTCGGACATACATTGCTGTCATGAACAGGCAGCAGAGATACGGGGCAAATTCTGTGAGCTTTACCTTCATTCGGTAAGCTACAATCAGAAACAAGAAGGCAAGGCACAGAAACACAACTTCATTGGCAAGATGGCTCGGCATCCATTCAGAAACATATTTCTTGGTCGTTTCATTGTTTGTCACAAAGAAATAGATATAGAGCTTGATGCCGTATGGATTCAGGAGTCCGGCCAAAATATCGGAAAGAAAGACCTGGAACAGGGCACGGAACCGCTTCTTTGAGTCGCCCTTTTCGTTATAGATATCAAAGGCATTGATGTCAGGAGCAAAGCACAAGACCAAGAACAGCAGATTGAACGCGAGCAGAATGGGCAATGCCCCGCCGTGCAGGTTTGCCCAAAGAACGCTCACAACAGGAAGCAGCCAGCGGAGCTTTGTGTCAGGTTCTTCATAGACTTTGTTCAGCAGATAGAATCCGATTGCAAAGAGCGTTAAGCCGATGTTTTGCGGTCTTCCTGCCCAGTCAAGCGGCAGCGTGACAAGAGCCAAAGCCAAGACATTCATGAAAGGGTCTTTGATTTGTCTGCCCCAGATATATTCAATGAACAGACAGTAGGCAAAGACTGTCACTGCGATGAACGCAAGCATTCCGTAGACGGGATTTGTGGAAATGCAGGAAAACGCGTAAAGAATCAGGCTGCTGAGCCAGGAATGAGCGGTTTCCTGCAAATTGAGTTCCGGGCTTAGCCAGGAGAAAGTGTCCTGAGTTGGGATGGCTTTATTTTGCCAGATGCTTTTTCCTAAGGTGAGATGCCAGAAATAATCGCTGTCAACGACTCCTTGCCGTTCTGCCATAATGGCGGCAATAGCGGTTACAATGACGGCCGCAAATAGATAGAGTGTTTTATTTGACCTTTTGGCTTTGAGTGCAAGCATAATGATTCCTCCAGTTTTTATTCGCTGTCTTAATTGTCCGCAATTCGCAAATTTGGGCAACAAAAATGCCGCCTACCTAAAAAGGAAAGCGGCGATGAATGCTATTATTGCCTTTTGGTGAGCTTTTCAGCTACCTTTTCGATGACCGTGTCTCTAATGTCAATAGGGATGCCGAGAGCCTCTATGGCGCAGCAAAAAAGCTGCCAATCCGAAGACAGGCAGCTCTGGTTAATATACGCAGGTCTAAAATTTTGAGTCCTATATTTTATTGCTGTCCCAAACCGTACAAGCCACCGAAGCAACGATACAGCCACCGGCGATGTGAAGCATCAGAACTGCAACATTGATGAGAGCACCGAGCGTTTCTCGACTGAGACCGGAATCAAAGATGCCGATATCAGCGATAAGAGATATTGCCATTATTATGAACGCTCCTGCCGCTGCAAAGCAGCCAATTGCAGGCTTAGAATTCTTCAGCCAGCCAAACATTTCTTTGGTCTTGGCTATGAATTTGAGCTCGTCCTTCTCAATGTAAAAATACCGTTCTCTCGTCGCACAAGCTGACACGTACAAGGCAGCCAGTGCAGAGAGCACGCCGAAAATGCAGAATGCGGTGGTTCCGGTCCTGACAAAAGAACCCAGGACCAGCATCAGAATGGATTCCGACGTCAGCGGAGTTACAGCTTTCAGCAGAGACTGAATCAGAATGAGAAGCAGGGTGACTCCGATTGCTTCCGCTGCGATGATGGCGAATATAGCGGAAATTCGTGCCGCAGCGTAGTCGTTGCGAATAGTATTAGATTTCATAGTTTTACACTCCTTTGATTTGTGCTCAAGCGATACCGTGAATCGTCTGAAGCAAATAAACTTTGTTAGACTTGTTGCTGAGCCAGAGCCTTTCTGCTGCCGGGTCCATCAAGCCAAAGCGCTTATGAACCGCGTGCAGGAAGCAGGCTTTGATTTCAGCGTCCGATGAGGTATACGATACGCGGGCGCACCGGATATCCATCTCGTTAAACTCGTGTTCGAAAAACAACGTCAGCAGAAGAAATTCTTTGTGGGTATCATGGACCCCATCCTGATAGAGAGAACCATCCTCGTTCAGAATGGTCGCCTGTGTGTTTTCGCACATATGTTGGCGAACCATGATATTTACGACATCAGGTCCCAGACGAAAATCTTTCTGCGTCGGATTTTTATAAAAGTGGTACAGATTCGGGCAGAGATGATTCATCACATACCGTACCTGTTCCTCTTCTGTCCCCTTGTCAGCGGCATCCGCAAACCATTGAGGAAACTTTGCGTAGGAATAGGAGTTCTGCGGCAGGTAGAGTTTTTTGAGCAAAGTCTCAACTCTCTTCCCTGGCTCAGATGGCTCATATTCGTGCAAGTCTGCCTTCTGGATAAGGTGCTGAGACCAATCGAGGGGAGAATCAAATCCGTGGTATTTCATGTTGCTTGCCTCCTTATGCGGCCGCGTCGTAGGACACGACACCCGCGACGAGATACCGGTTTTTGTTTCCAGTAAGTTTCTGAGCTGCAGTTTCTGCAAAGTGCAGATATGCGGTCATCAAGGTGCTGTCGGAAAGCCGGTAAGCGTCAATGGACACAACAGACAAGACGACCAGGTTACCGCGTTCATCCAGAACGGATTTCCAGCCGTTTGCCTCACAGATGCTTTGCATTTCAGCAAGACACTTTGGCGCGGCCGGGATAATTGCCTTGACAAGGATTCTGGCCTTGCCATTGTAAAGTGGAACGGAACGGCCAATGCCGCCTAATACCTTAAACACAAGAGCACCTCCAGCGTTCTGTTTTCTACAGCGCTGCATCCTGTTCAAATACAGCGTAAAAGTTGTGATAGTGTTCAAATTTGTCCTTGACCCACTCGCCTGCAATGTACAGAGGAAGGTCGTCAAACTCTTTGCAATCGTCGAGAGTGTACGGAACGGCGTCATCGTGGCACCCATTTTCCTTATCGACCGCAAGCATTTCATCAGCCGCTTTCTTGGCCGACTCAAAGCTCATATGTACCCCGCCGCAAATTGCAACGGAGTCAAACGTGCCGATATCTTCATTGGAATAATGGGACAGGATAGCATAGCACTTATGGCGTTCGGGTACGCCGCTCAAAGTGTTCAGTGCCATAGTTGCGCCGTCCACGTAGCCATAGCAGTAGGCAGCATTGTAGCAAGTTTGGTCTGTGTAGCTGTTGGCCTCCTGGTTCTTGGCTTTGATGAGTTTGCAGATAATTTCTTTGTTATTAGACATAATAAATACCTCCATAGTTGTAGTGTTAAAACGGGTTGGGACAATGTTGCCCTAGAGCAATCGTCCGTTCTGCATGGCTTCACCGAAATAGGAATCGACCACCTCTTTTGCGAAAGCAAAATAGGTTTCTCGGTTCTCTTCCGTGACCCGTTCAGCAAGAACAGGCGTGTTCAGCTTCACGCACAGACGATTGGCAAAGTTCACCCGTGCCATCAGCCCTTCGTGCAACGCACGGCGATGACGGTCGAGTTCCATGACGTACTGTCGAAACTCCTCACCGTCCATCGTGAAACGCGCGTGCTGTATCTGGACTTCCTGACTCGACACTATGTTGACGTAATCAACACAGGTTTTGAGCATCACGACAACGTCATCAACGCAGTCGTTCAGCAGTTCAGAGGCCATGAGGGCGGTGTACAGGTCGTTGACCTTGCAGCAGAGGGTGTTGTTGCGGCTATTCAGATTGATACTCATACGTCTCCCCTTAACGCGGGGTCATCGTGCGGCTCTTGGCTTTTGCCTCCACCGCAATGTGGACCCCGTAAAGGGCTTGGATTGATTTACTTGTTACAGATGCTTCCGGCTGAACCGGTCGTATAATAGGTGTTGAGAACCTCTTTGGCGAATGCAGTGTAGGCCGGGGAATTAGCAAGAGAATACATGTTGCCGGAGTTCATTTCGGCTTCAATTGCGTCTGCCACATTTCCAGCAATCTGGTCTGTGTTGTATTTCTTGCACAGCCGGTTGAGTAAAGCGACATTGGCAGCCGCGTTTTCGAGCAAACTGGTACGGGCAGAATCGACGCTGTGATAAAAAATGCGGTAGCTTGCAGCATCCATCCTGATACGAGCTTGCTGAATTAAGATTTCTTGTTCAGCCAAAAAACTGGCATAATTTGCAAGACTATTGAGACTGTCAACGACCATAAAGGCGAGACCACTATCACCAGCCTTCTGCATTGCTTCGTATAGTGCTGCGACTTTCTTTGTGAGAAGAGTGTTCTGGTTATTAGGGTTAAAATTCATGAAATCGTTCCTTTCTTTTTCATGTAAACAAAAAAAGCAGGCCCATCCGAAGATGAGTCTGCTTTCTGCTACAGGTTGTGAATAACTATGGATTTGCTGGTATCCATCGTACAAGACTGATTTTATTCATTCCGCAAGCGCGGTCAAGCAAAATTAACCTTTGTATCCTTTGGATACTTTTTTGGCCAAATACACCTGTCCCTTAGGAGTAATCAGCGTCTTACGCGATGTATGGTAAGTGGTGCCGACATAGTACACCGTTTCCTTAACCTCGAAGATTCCCTGGTCGATGTAGCGCTGGTAAGCAACATTTGCAGAGTCAATATACTTTTCTTTGCGCAGCCACGCCATCAGACGGTTGCGGCCGATGTTGATACGGTCGTTGGCAAGACATTTTGCAAATTCGCCGAAATCGACGCTGTTCACGGATGCACTCACTGCGCGATGGAACTCAACACTCTCCTGCTGCACGCCGATAATGTTGTCCTGATTCTTGACAGCTTCCAGCGAAGTGACAAGCAAAGCCTTAGTTTTGGCGTCCGTGTTCGGAAGCCAATTATCGACAAAGACTACTGGGTCATTCACATAACCGCCGGTCTGGCGAATCCGAGGCAAGAGTTCGTCAAAAACCCAGGTCTCAAACTTTTCCGCTTCGGGTTTGTTGGAGCGGCAAATGAGGCGATACACGTTACCTTCTGAGATGAACTTGATGATGCGGGGAACGCCGTTCACATCCGTCCTGCCAGCCTTGATGCCATCATGGCGGCAATGTATGTTCAGCTCATGGCTTGGGTTTGAATAGCCCAAGGCCGAGCAAACATCTGCGGCACAAAAATAGAATTTGTTGTCATCCTTCATAATGCGCAATTCACCGAACATCTCGGACAAAAAGACTTCAGGTACACGGTTGTTCATAGTATTTCCTCCAATAGTACCCTAACAAATCGTTAGGTCATGCCTGTTTTTTAACGTTGGTATGTACGAATGGTTTTGCAAAAGTATTCGCGAAATTATTCGCTGTATGCATATTTTGCCGGAACCTCAGCCCCGCACTTGGAGCATGTGAACAAATCCTCGGCATCAGGCGCATGGGTCACTTCATCGCAGTCAGATTTGGCTTCGATAAAGTCGCCGTCTTCGTCCACCAGCCAAGTCTGGGTTACATGCGCAGTTGTGATGAATGTAGTGTTGCCGCATTTTGGGCAAGGACCGATTTTCAGATTAGCAGTCATTGTTGTTAATTTCTTCCTTTCTTGTGTTCGCGCAAACAAAAAAGGCAGACTCACCCGAAAGTGAATCTGCCTTCATTGTACGAGATTATAAATTTTTCGTACGGCCCAAATGGCGCTATAGATGGTATCTATCGTACAGCTTTTATTATCAGCCTTTCGCAAGCAGTGTCAACAAAAAAGCCCCCTCATCCCAAAAGGGATGAAGGGGCAAATATTATTGTTTCGTTTCTTTCTCAGCCGCGCAGCGGGCCCAGAAATCGTCGTCCATCGGGATAAACATCAGGTGGTAGCTGGTGTCAGGTTCAGAATTATCAGTGATGATAAATCCTTCCGGTACGCTTTTGATGGAAACGGCCACATCCGTTTTGTTCAAAAAGTTGCGGTAGCAGTCCATTGGAGCCTCGGGACCAGGTTTCAGCAAATAAGTGCCGATATCGCTGGTTTCACCGTTGCGGGTACATGTGATTTTATAGAGCTCTTTTGTAAACATATTAGTTCTCCTTTCAAAAGTTTCCAATGACATCGAAATCAATGTCGTAATCATCGAAAATATCAATGGTTTCAAAGTAATGGCTTTCATCAACCAGAATCAGTCGATGGCAGTCAAGTGAATACGGAATCGCTTCCTGAGCAAGTGCGGCGCATGCGGCAGCAAGGCCAAACGCCAAGAATCTTGTAATGAGAAATACCTCCTTTATTCCGGTTGAAAACTTACATCGTTGCGAAAGAAAGCCTCAACAGCGGTGCTGTAATCATCATTGTTCACCGATATACAGTACTCGCCGTGTACCCGGTAAGGGATATGCGCTTCTTTCAAAGCCGCAGCAGCTTCCTTCGTGCTATAAACGAAAAATCTGGCCATTATCATTCCTCACCAATCGCATTGTCTTTGCCAGTCATCTCGCCATATCGCGTATCCCACTGAACGATTTGGTCAGCTCCGACAATGCCACGGAGACTCAGCAAGCAACTGTTGCGCGGATGACACCAGATGGTGCTGGGTGCTTCGTTTTCGAGGAAAGCGCCACAAAACGGGCAAGGCTTCTTAGGAATGATTTTGTTAGGGCGCGGCATGCTTACACCTCCTCATACTCAATGTCATACTCCTCGAATGCATCGAGGACATCATCGTAGAAAGAATCATCTACCATGATGCGGTCTCCATCATCCAAATCGTAGTCGATGTCGTAAAGGTCAAGAGCATCGCATGCCCCATACAAGCTTGGCGTATAAAAACGAACCATTTTTGTCACCTCGTTGTTATTGAAGATTTTTCGTGGTTTTACTACTTTTAATTCACGCTACACAAACAATATGCCAGAATTTTTTGCAACAAATTTGCATTTTCCGGCGGCTATTGAGTTTGCGTTAGTATCTTTGTATGTTGTTGCTTCCCCATCTTTGGAACCCGCTATTCCTTGCATCACATGAACTTGATTTCCGACAAGGAATACGCTGCCCGGATAGTTGCGGTTCATGTTTCTGTATGTTGGATGGTGCTCTTTTACTTTAAGATTGCAAACGTCATTAGGTTGGCGTTGGCGAAACTCTTCCAAGCTGTCAGTCGTCTGCTCAGTAGCTTTATGTCGATTTGTGGCAACCATCTTGCCATTAAACGTGTACACACGGCTCATGTTTTCGTTATTTAGTGCTCGTCTGTCGTGACGGCGGAACTGTTTGAGTTCATACGGCACACGGCTATTGATGGTTTTATCGCAAGTATCGTTAGGCAGGACAGAACAAGCAATGCAGTAAGCATCGAGCCAATGGTCTTTGCTGACACCGTGTGCTGCACGATAGTCGTAGGTGCTTTTACCATTAGTCACAAAAAAATGCTTCGGGAAAAGAGAACTCAACTCTTTTGTCAGTGCCGGAATGATTTGATTCAACACACTCAAAGCACCATATTTTTTGTTGAGTCCGGTTTTCTTTTTGGCAAGCCTCTTTTGCCATGTGGCATCCTTATGCACAAGGTCGTGATGTTGTGTACATAAACCAATAATATTATCAATGGTGTTGCTGCCGTTTTTATGTTGCGGCACTACATGGTGGTAATGGTCAATCTTCTTTTTGCAAAACAGGCAATGGTGCTCCTGCATTTCAGAGACGGTTTCTTCAAGGTTTGCTTTTTGATAGAGCGGACCTTGCTGATATTGCCATTTCTGAACATTGGGGTTATCCAACCGCATAAACGCAAATTTGTTGATTTCGAGCACAACATCGCTGATAGGAAGAAACTTCTGAATCTTCTTTACCAAGTTGATGTGTGTTTGCAGCAACTGATTTGCGGTAGGTGTGAGCCAGCCTTCCGGTCTTGTGCGATTGCTGAACTTTGCTTCCTTGTTTTTGATGCCGATGCAAAGTACATCTTTCTCACAACCCGGAAGATGGCGCTTGATAACACCAATTTCTTTTGCACGTTTGCTGACGCTGCCATTTTGAGCAGTATCATTCTTTACGCATTTCTTGGAAATAGTGCCATTAGCTTTTGCTCTCCGTTGACGGCGGCAGCGTCTGCCGTTGGTGCGTCTTGCACGGCGGGATTCCTTACGCTTTTTCATCAGCTTGGGAATTTCTTTGTTGCGTGTCTCCAGATGCGCAGTAAAGACTGCTGTGCCGTCTGCTTTAACAGCAGCAACACCGATATTGGTTCTGCCGGGGTCGATGCCTAAGCATAGCGACTGCACCACATCGTCGGCTTCGTACAACAGTTGAATGGTAAACGGTTTTGATGTTACGACTCGTGCTTTTTGTTCTTTAAGTAGATGGCGTACATGTCCACAGCGAGTTGTAGGCATTAAAGGTTTACCATCTTTATTAAGCACATATACAGTGGACATATACGCCACCTCCTTTACGATAAGTCTCTCCTGCCGAAGCAGGAGGTTGTGTTTCCCTTGGCTAGATGACGCCTTCGCATAGTTGTAAGCTGGGAAAACCGTACAAGTGCAGCTCGTCATCTTGATGTACAAAAGTACATCTGCCTGTGATATTGAAGGAACTTAGTGGAATGGGGTCATTCCACTAAAATTCTTCAATACCCCACCTCATGTTATTTGTATGGCTCATCAAACGAGCCGTCTACTGTTTCTTTGTGTCCGCACGAATCACAGAGCAAACAACTGCAAGCCTTGTGTGTGCGCCCCGTCGGAATACCATGAGTGTCCAGTTCTTTTTCCAAGTACCAAACAGGCTTGAGCGTAAAGCCGCAGGAAGGACAAGGAATCGAAGGGATTGTCGTATCGTATCTCCCCTTACTCGTCCACTTCAACGGCATTAGTCATCTGATAGCCGCCATCGCGCAAAGCACACGACAGGTTTTCGCCAAGCTGCATGGCAGTCCCAGCATCGTTGGCGTCAAGTGCCTTCTGTACTTTCTTGATGGCATCCTCAGGGGTGTTGGCATCAACGCAGATGGTAGTGGAAACGGTCACAACAACATTAAAGCTTTTCATAGCAATTTCTCCTCTTTGTTATTCGATAGGTTTTTTGTACTCAGTCCAGAAGAAAAGGCGCTGAGCGGGTGTCAAGCGTTCCTTTTCATTGGACTTTTTGTTCAGTTCATCGGCGAAACGGTTGCAGTCAAAAGGATAAGGAACTTTGTATTCCTTCCCTTCCTTGACGGCCTTGACATAATGGCTGTCGCAAACCGGGAAACTGCTTCCGTCAGAGAAGGTTTCCTCGTGACCGGAGCAAAAGACGTACAGACGAGAATAGCATTTGCCAATAGTGTCTTTTTCAGAGACTTTGATATAAGCAGCTCGAAACAACTCGTGAGGATGTTCGCAATAAAAGTCAGCGACTTCATCGTCGGAAGCAAGCTCCATCACTTTGACATCGAAGTTCTCGAGGTCCTGAATCAGCAGCTGCTCCCCTGCATCACGAATGAAATTCATGATGGGGTAGTAGTCGCCAACTTCACAGCTATAGTCTTCTCCGCACGCCGCATAGCAGCGATGTTTGCGGAATAGATGATTGTCAATCGACTTCTCATACTGTTTGAGAGCCTGATGTGTGAACGCCATACCAACAGTTTCATACGAGGAAGAAGGAAGCAGAACCGTGATATCATCTGCTGTATCATACCCGCTTGCCGTGGAGTACATATCGACATAGTCGGCCATCGTGTCGAGACGGTGCGAATCACGAATATCGCGGATGTCTTCCCTGTCGGCATTCTTTTTGTCAACCAGTTCATCGTACGGAATAAACGGGTCAAACCGAGGATGCTCATTGTATTTCTGAATCGATTCTTCGTCGTCAAGGCACAGATTGTCCTTGACCAAATCTGTCACCGAGTCATAAGTCGCGCCCTCGAACAAGAACTGCGCACCATCGAGGTCATAGTCCGAATCGCAAGCTTCACGTAAGGATACGCTGTGCTCAGATTCTTCTTGCTGCTGCAAAAGATGAATGGGTGTCTTGGTCCCGAAATTGTCAACGGAGCCCGGGAACTGCAGAGCTGCATACTGCTTGAGGTAGTAGCTGCTGGTGTCATTGACCAGAACGGATTGGTTTGTTTTGTTAGACATAGATAATACACTCCTTAAAATTTAATATAAAAAGCGGGCTTCCTGAATAACAAGAAGTCCGCTCTTCAACGAAATTGTGAATAGTACATGCACAAGAGACCTTGTCAAAGACAAATGATATCTATCGTACAAATATTATTATCTCTGATTCGCACGTATCAGCAAGGCGTATTTGTGCCAAAGTTTTGACGTTCTGGACAGTACCAATGGCGTCAGTCCTCGATAGCGATGGGAGGCGTTTTGTCGAGTAGCGTGTCAATGTTCCAGCCGCAAAGGGTCAAGAGCACCTCGGATGCAGGACTCTGATTCCGGATATCGTTTGCCAGATGAAACCCGATGTGTGCATAGGCATCATCATCGCTTGCAATTTCGTTCTTGACAGTTTCGGCAAAATTTTCAGCCAGTTCTGCGTTATCGGCGATGACATTCATAGCTTCGTTCATGACGCGGTCCTTGACCACGAATGCGTCATCAGCAGAATAGTCACATTCCGGACAATGCGGTTTAGCCTTTACACCGCTGGATACGGAAATAAGCTTGCAGCCACAAGACGGGCAAGTGAAGAAATAGGGATGGTTAGTAGGTAAAGTAATCATGTGTTTACATACTCCTTTTGAAAATATTGGTAGTCTTATAAAATGAAAAAATCATGCACAGGCAGCATTGGGGCCTGTGCGGGGTAATGATTTCCAGGGAACGATTGCTCCCTGCCGGTTAGATGTATTTGAGTTTTTGTCCGCAAACAGGGCATCGCTCATAATGTGGATTCTGGTAGTACCCATCGTTGCAGTCCCCGCCTAAGTCTGCATCGCAATGTGGGCAGAGGTTCGGAGACCAGCTTTTCGAGATGGGCTGCTTTGGAATTTGCAGCTCACAAGCCTCGATGGCTATACGCAAAGGTTTACTGCCTCGCTCCCCCATCAAGCCGCCATTCAGGAGCTTGGTGAGGTAGTTCACGGCATTTTGGTATTCAGTTTCGGTCGTCATTTGCTATCACCATCCTTTTCGAACAGCTCAGAAATTTTGTCAAGAATCACTTGAGATTCTGCTGCTGCCTGTTCGTTGTAATGCCTCCACTTGTCACGAAAATCCTCTAAGTCCTTGACAACGTCACGGCGGGAAACTCCATCGAGCAAGCGCACAGCCATATCAGAAAGATTTTCAGCCTTGAGAGCGTCGATGTCCGGGTTGTAGCAGAGCATGATAGCGTCAATGGATTTTGCAAGGTTCAAGCATTCAGTATAAAGCTGCTTCATTTCGCTTTCACTCTTGTCGAATTCACCGTCAAAGACATTCCCAATCACGTGAATGCAGCAGCAATCCTTGAGCATGACAACGTCCGTGGATTCGCAAACGCGAACCATAAAACGGGCCGACGATTCAGAATACTCGACTACACCCTTGCGGCGTGTTCGGGTCGCATCATTCTTCAGCCAGAAAGTGATGATGTCATCTTCAAAGATGAAATTGCCGAGAGAATCGTTGATGCCAGTATACTGGCCAATAGTGTCCGCATGTACAACGTACTTCTCAACCTTCGGGTTCTGCTGGTAGATTATCGCGTAATCATATCCCTTGTTTTGAGGAAAGACGCCGCCCGCGACCCAGATGCCTGGCAGTGGGATACCGGATATGGAGGTCCGTTCACCCTTGCGCCGCGTTTGGCCACGGAATAAAATTGTTCTAGTTGCCATAATAATACTTCCCTTCTACGCAAAAAGGCGGGCCTCCCGATTTCTCGGAAAGTCCGCCTCAGCGAAATTATGAATTTTTGTACGAACGCGAATAGCGCCTTAGTAGATGGTATCTATCGTACAAGTACCATTCTAGGCTGTTCGCACATTTTGGCAAGTAAAAAATGCCGCCCATCCGAAGATGAGCGGCGACTTTTTATTTCTTCGCTCCCATGAGGACTTTGCCTTCTCCGGATACAACGAACCAGCCTGTATCTTTACGGTATTCAGCACTGAACAGGTTTGCGAAGTTGTACCCTCCGGAAAATTCGATGTGTTTTAGCGAAAATGTCAGCTGCAAATAAGCATCCGAAGAAGTGCCGTTGCAGTCGTTTTCCAAAGAAATATTCAAACGATAAAAGTCCGGACGAGCGAGGTACTTATCGACAATGTCCTTGTCGTAGGTGATGTCGTGGAAGCAGCAGGACGAGAATGTCTGCAGATATACTTCGCGGTACGTATGGCCGAAAAGACCACACTTATCGCGCAGATTCTCCGGCCAATTCACCTCGATGCGACCATTGGGTTTGAGGCATGTTGTAGGAGGCTGTTCCACGCCGATACCGAAATAGCGTCGGACGAACTCAAACAGCGGCTCCCAGTCGATGCCGTTGTAAAATTTGGTCAACTTCTCACCATCGCGAAGCTGGCGGGTTTCGGTTACCATATGCATTTGTCATTACTCCTTTTTTTGTTGGTATGTATTTTCGAGAGCTTTCTCGTCCAAAGCAAAATACTTATGCGTAAACCAAAAATCTGTTGGTGAGAGCTCTGTATCCGGGAACAGAGAGTTGCCAACTACGACAACTCCAGGAACGCCAATGCAGCACATTTGGATGTAGCACATCTTGCAGACCAGAGGGTCAATGTCTTGTGCCACAAACAGAACATACTTGTCCCAGTCCGGGTCAGTGGATTCCAACTGCTCGCGCATCACATTGTACCCCGCCAGAAGCAGGCATCCGGCACCACAGCACGGGTCGTTCACCCGCAGGATACGGGACTTGTCCAGAACAAGAGAATCCGGCATGTTTATGCGTGCCATCATCTGTCCGACATTGTACGGCGTGAAAAACTGCCCTGCTTGGCTTTTGCTTAATCCGAGATTATGGTAAACGGTGCCAAGAAAATCCTGCTCAGGGTTTTCCAAGAGCGCGGTCATTGTGATGGCGGTAAGCACCGCAAACTGCTGTACGGTCTTCTCGTCGTATTTCTGGACGATGGCATTGTACTGTTCCTCTCTTGCATCCCTGCACCGTAAATCACAGGTGTTCGCAAGTGCAATGGCATGCATGTCGATGTAGTCATACCAGAGTTCGCTGTGACCGTATCGGGCGCTCATCTCATGGAAAACCTTGATAAACTCTTCGACCGTAGAAACTGGTCTTTTTGGGTTGCTCATAAAAACTCCTTTCATAGTAAAACAAATAGTGGACCTCCCAAATTCGGGAAGTCCGCCTGTTTGCAGATTGTGAATTGTACGAACACGAATTGTGCTTTAGATAGTATCTATCGTACAGTTACTGTTTTATGCGGTTCGCACACTGGGGCAAGTACCAGCTATTGGATTTCGGCTTTCAGCCATTGCAGATACCGGTATCGCTCGGCTTCGTTCTGAATTCCCTGCAAAGCAAAAGTTACGAACGGCACATCCGTGCAATGATTGTCCAGCCACGATTCGAGGGCGAGTGCCTCAAAAATATCATTGTAGCAAGTATTGCGCCGATAATATTCGAGGTCTTCATCTTCGATTTCGTAGTCGAACTTTGCGCGGATTTCTTCCGCCGTATAGTTTTCGGCTTTTGCGGCGGCGTTCGCAAAGAACGGGATATTGCCTTCCTTCCATTCAAAAAACGGATAATCCTGGTCGCAGGAGTTCTGAAAATATACACTCAGCGGCCATTTCTCGCTTGCGCTTTCTGGCGGCATCATGATGATACCGAGCAGCTTGTGCTCTTCCCAATACAGAAAACGGAAGGTAAACAATGCCTCAAACCAATACCGGTCAGCGGTATCCGCAAGTACATCGGCTCTGCAGTTTTTGCTCTCCTTATCCGCAATGTATCCGGTACGAACCGAGGGAATATAATACCGATTATTCCTGATGGCTTGCCTGATATTTTTTTCGGTCATTTGCGATTGCGTGTATTCCAGCGCAATCGCCATGGCTTCCTGCAAACTGTTCGCCTGCGCAAAGCCCATGTCAAAACCATAGCTCATGATGTTTGGTTCCTTTCTTTTACAAACAAAAAGCAGGCTCATCCGAAGATGAGTCTGCCTGAATGTTTGCAGATTATGAATTGTACGAACGCAGGATTGCGCCTTAGTAGATGATATCTATCGTACAATAACTATTCTATGCCGTTCGCATAGTTTGGCAAGAAAAAATGCCGCCCATCCGAAGATGAACGGCAAAAATGTTATTGGGCTTGATTCAGAAGTTGACTGAGCCAAGTTGGTCGATATGTTCCAATAGGAAGAAGCTGCCCGTTGCGATATTCTGCAACAAGTACAAATCCATTGTCATTATCGAAAAACTTAGCTTCATCGCAGTATGGCAAAATTTTGAGGACATCCTCAAAACGATGAGAAAAGCGGGCGTTAACATCCTTAGTGGGAATATCATGCCCCCCACGCTCTACACGGTTTCGAATTCGTCGAATACTTTCTTCGGCGGTATCAAGACCGACATAGTACAGACGAATATAATATCCAGCTTCTTTTGCACGTTTGCAAAGCCGCTTGGGATATCCACCGGAAAGCGTCGTCTCTTGTGTGAAATTCACACCGTCCATTAAGGCACGCTCGATACGCTCAACAGCGAGTTTGCCGCCTTCGTATTCGTCACCGCCACACTGAATGGTTAGTTTGTCGGGGTCAACCACAATGCCGAAATCGTTACGCTCAGAACGCAAAGAGCCGGTTAAGCTGGATTTTCCTGCGCCATTCACGCCGCCAATCAGAGTGTAAATTTTCATGGTATCACCTCTTCATTATTATACCACATTTTGCGACATGCGGCAATTGTTATGCTTTTCAGGCAATAAGCCGTTAAAAGCATATTCTACAATTCCTTGCTTATAGTAATTTTCGTATTTTTTATAAAGGGTAAAACCGTTTTTCTTTAGCAGAAACTCGAATTCGTTGATATGAATTGACGAAACGGTAATGAGTGGATTTGTACATTGTAATGCCTGATGTGCGATTTTTAGCAATTTTGTAGCAATCCCTTCTTTTCATGAACTGCATATGGGTTTTCCGGCATATAGGCGGAAAGTGCATACACATCAAGTTCTGGTTTTGTGTTGCAAAGAATCTTCACAGCGTCCAAAACCGTCTGATAGGGCGGCAAATCTCTGAAATACCCCGGCTGAAGCAGGTCCTCAAAGCAGGCCGCCTGCTTCCAGACGGCGAGAGTGCCATCCATATCGACGAATAAACGTGCCTTCATATCATTTGTAGGACTCATAATTTTCCTCCTTTTTAGATGTGCAAACAAAAAAAGACAGGCCCACCAAGACGGTGAGTCTGCCATTTATTTGCAGAATTGTGAATTGTACGACCAAGTAGGCATAGGCTGTTATCTATCGTACAAATACTATTTTATGCAGCTCGCACGTTCCTACAAGCGAAATATACAAGAAAAAGCCGCCTACCCGAAGGCAGGCGGCTTAATGTGATTAAGATTAGTTGTAGTCAGACTCTGTCATGACATGGGCACGATAAGTAGTGCCAGTGGTTTCATCTTCCAGTTCCCAGCAACCAGTGAAAGCGTCACAGGGTTCGGTAAGAGCCACCTCTTTGCCCTCGCAGTCGTAGAGAATGGCTTCGGCGAAAGAATCGTCCTCCGTACCACAGCAGCGAATATCCAGGCTGAAACCGTCCGGAAACGTAGCCGTCTCACTCAACGATGCGCCCATCCCCTGCAGCTCTTTGCCGCGAAGATACTTTTCAATGGTTCTGGCATGTTTCTCGCTGATGTAAACGGTTTTTTCCAGAACGTGGGGTTCAGGAAGGACATTAACAATCACATGATATTCTGCACCCTTGTACGGCAGGACATAGTGATTGCAGAATTTGTACATGCGGCCGGAATAAGCCAGGACTTCTTCAGAGGAATTCTTGTGAAGGACAGCCTCATTGTATACTTTGCCGTCATCATCACACTTCCAAGTGATAGTCATGTCGATGTCATCCGGGAAAAAGCCACTGACAGAAATGAAGCTGTTTTTGTCGAAGTTTGCACCATAGCGAAACCCGGCAATGATTCCGTCATATTCCTCCTTGTCAAGAGTCGAGCGCTGAACATACACTCGCTCAAAGCCCTTGCTCAGCTCATATGCGCGAGCCACATACAGGATAGTGTCCGCCAAGCTTTCGATGCTTCCAGCGGTCATAGCATCTTGCGTCCGGCGAGCCCAGAGGTCTACGCCGTTTTCAATGATGCTGCACTCATAGACGTAATGGAGTTTTGGGAAGGTTGTGCCGATAAGCTGCATACGCAACACTGGCTTATCACCTTTAGGATAGATGTCGTCAATCGGAAAGTTCAGGGGTTCGAAACCTACATCGTCAGGAGCATCACCAGAACCGGTCCAACGGCAAGGATTCCGTTCTGCGATGAACTCGTGAGCCATCCGGTTGGCAACGGGTTCCGGCAAGCCTTCCCATTCCTTGACATCGAGCCTCTTTTCCAGCGCCTCGATGCCCTTTGCGATGGATGTGAGGAAGTTATCGCCGAAATTTTCCTGGCTGTGATTCGATTCCTCGACAAGTTGGTCGAGCAGCCCGGCGTCGTACAGATACTTCTTGGCGAGCTCTGTAGAAATCTCCGCCGAGCCCAGAATGTTAATAGCGGGTTTGAGGTATTCCTTGACTGCCGTTTTGTCCTGCTCATGCTGGTAGAATGCGGCCAGCTGCTCCATCTCGTCAAGCGTTATGACAAGGTTATCGTGGGGTTGGTTGGTGGTTCCGCCGAAAATGATAGAACCGTCTTTGTAGCCAATAAACATTTTTTTACACTCCTTTTTATAGTTGCGCAAACAAAAAAAGACAGGCCCACCAAGACGGTGAGTCTGCCATTTATTTGCAGAATTGTGAATTGTACGAACGCAAAAAAAACGCGCCAAGTAGATGGTATCTATCGTACAACTTTTATTTTAGGCGAATCGCATATTTTGGCAATAAAAAAAGAGTCCCGCATTTCTGCAGGACTCTGGTGAAGCAAATCAAGTGTCGGCACAATTTGTTCTGACGACTACAATTATTTTCCGTCTCCCTCAAAGTAAGGATTCTTCCAAAGGACCTTGCGGCCGCTTTCAACGCGAGAGACAGTCTTCATGGGAATATCAGACCAGTATTTACTGTAGTCAGCGCAGTTTTCCGCAAGAAATTCTTTCACCTCATCGCTGAGCTTGCGCGGTGCAATAGCCCATGCAGAAATGACCTTATTCTTAATCATTTCAAAAGTAATCAGGTTGGAAACAGGATATTGCACCTGCATTTCTTTTCCATTGGCTTCAATAACGAGCCGAATGTTTTTTGCTTTTGCAGTCGCAGCAAACAAACTACGGCACTCACTTTCCCAACAATGTGGCTTGGACTGGAACTCCAGCCTCCTTGATTGGGTAAGACGTTGGACGGCAACGAATTTTTTCCCGATGCTTTCGCTGAAAGGTGTGCCATCGCGAGAAGCGAGATTCTTATCGAGGACATTGACTACCCTTTCCGCCCATCCGGTAGGATTAGCGAAGAACTCGATGGTCGCGGTGTCATCAATGTGCTCAAGAAATTTACGAAGGCTTTCTTCAAATGCGGTGTCTTTCTTTTGCAGGACATACTGTTTGACAGCGTTTTCATAAGCCTCGTTCTGCAATTCGGGCGTGTTCAGATAGTCAGGGTCGAGAATTGTTTTCTGCTCCAGATAATTCCACAGCGTTTTCGTCATCTCACCCATTGCGGAATGGGGACCAGTGTAAGCAGAGGTGACATCAAACAATCGCAGGAACTCATAGCTTTCAGCATAGGTCTTTTCGTGGTCCACAACATAAGCCATAAACTCAAGGTTATGCTGTTCAGAAAAATGGTTTTTGCTCATGCTGGTGGGATAGTTACTGCACATTTGCCCAAACAATGCCTCGACACTATGCTCGCCATCGGAAAGAGGAACGCGGACAAAACGGTAGAAATCCGAGTTGTGGTGCTTATCCAGAACGTTACCGTCCAAAACGGAAATGTCGGGATTAGAAAGAAAAGAACGAAATGCTTTTTCATTGATAGTTTCGAGATACATAGTTTTACTCTCCTTTTTGTTATTTATTTTGTTTGGCAAGATGCTTTTTGATATTTACTCAGAAGTCACGTTCATCGAGCTGCTTTTCGGTGGCAGCGCCTTGGCGTTTCAGATAGTTATTGGTTAGAGGTTCAACGTGAGTCAACGACTCATCCACCCAAAGCATGCGCTTTGAGTCATCGTCGTCGTTGCGAACGCCATCAGCGATAACAGCTAGAGGTTGGTCCGTCTCTGTTTCATCATCGCCAGCGTACAGATAGCCTTTTACCATGTCGTTGGTTTCGTTCGGCAGCTCCAAACAGAACCAGAAACCTGCACGACCGGTATTGCTGTTTTTGCTGGTGAGCCAGATACCGGGATAAGAATCCTTTGTTTCCTGGCCGAGCATAAAGTTAGCACTGATGCCGTCTGTGTCAAGCTCAGTGGAAACAGAGAGAGTAGAAGGTTTGGTGGCGTAAGGCCAGAAAGCTTCGATAACTTTTTCAATCGGAATGGTTATCGGCACGGATTTGCCATCAATTTGGCCCGTGATTGTCATTTTCATAAAAATACACTCCTTTTGTCGTTATAACGCAAAAGGAGCGGACCTCCCGATATGGGAAGTCCGCTCTTCATGCGAAATTGTGAATTGTACGAAAGGCAAAACGCCCTTTCGATTGCTGGTATCTATCGTACAATTTCTATGATATGCTGTTCGCAAGACGCGTCAAGTTTTATTCGTCATCAATACCCATATAAAGATGGTAGGTGGCGTTTGCCGTCTGGCAAACCCAATGGTTGTAGAACGAGTTGCTCGGCTCAGACGTGACGATATCCTCATCCTCACGATAAATAGCCGCTTCGCACCAGGAAGGTCCATTGTGGCGTGGAATGCAGCGAACATCCATGTGCATACCATCGGCGAAGATAACGGATTCGAACTCAATCTCATCCTGCTCTTTGCCGTCATCGGTATACTGCTTGATTTCGTTCATTCGTTTCTGGCTGATGGTAAGGCACTTGACGAAAACCTTGCGGAAATTTGTGAGATTTTCGTATATCATGCACACTCGCATGATGGCGCTTGTCAAGGCATCGACAGAACCAGGGTCGTTGCAAATCGCAGTCTTGTCGAAACAGCCAATGCCGTGCCCTGTCCAGAATCCGCCTTCATACAGGTGAACAGAAGCCGCATAGCAAAGACAACCATCAGGTTTGCAAAGCTGAATTTCGAGTGTGCAGCCATCGTATGTTTCATCGATTTTGCGCTTGTACACATCGAAACTGATGTTGTCAGGCACTTCCCCGCTGCCGTCCCAATGATAGGGATTGCAGCGAATAAGAAAGAGTTCTGCGATTCCTTTTGCATAAATTTTCGTCATACCGACCTTTTGTTTGAACATAGGACTCATAATCCTTCTCCCTTCTCTTCGTTTAGCAATTCGCGTGCATGGTCGAGGACTTCCTTTGCGACAGGCTTACCGCCTTCATTCATGGCAAGGAAAATTTCCAAGACTTCTGCGCGAGTTACGCTCTGGTCAATCTCAGCAACGCCAATGGAGGCATCCATAAACCAGTTCTTGTCCTGTGCGGAAAGGTCATTGTAAAATACGCCTTTGTACGGGAATCGGTTCTCATAAAAAGCAAGCAGGGTCAACATACGTTGCTTGCCATCAACGATTTCATAGTAGTTGCCATCGTTGCTTGTGCGAGTGAATGGCAGCTGCTTAAAGACGAAACGACCAATCTCGCGACCCATAAAGATGCTGTCCAACAGCTTTTCCCTGTCCTCATCACCCCAAACAGAACCACGCTGATAATCAGGGTTGAAATCAACGCCGAACAGGTATTGGAAGCTGAGCAGAGAGTACATGCTGCGGTTTGAGTAGTGCAGGCGGTACAGTGCAGAATTGCGCTTGGCAAAATGCGTGCTATTGCCATTATCCAGTGGGCGAACACTTGTCCAGGCCCAGCAGGAATAGTCGTCACAATTTGCACCACTGCGGATAAGATACATGTACCCGCCTTCCAGAGCCTCGTCAACAACGCAGTTTAGAAGGTGACCAACCTGTACTTTGTCGCCGACCGTGAAGCGATAAGAGGGTTTCCCTGCACGCTTGGCAGTTTCACAGGCTCTCTCGTAGGAAAGACCTTCGAGCGCAGCTTGTTTCAGGTTGATTTTTGTGATTTCTTTTCTTGCACTTTTCTTAGCCATTGCGATTCTCCTTAACCAATCCGATGGACTCCGAACAAAACAGCAGGAAGAAGCTGTTCATACGGGGTGTATTGGGCAAAATCGTAGATTTGAGCCTCATCGCTGATGATGTATCCGCCAGGGCAGGATTCGCCATCTTCATTGGAACCGCCGTTGTCATCAAGGCCACGGCTTTTGAGCTCGTTGAGGTAATCCTCACGCATAGCATCGTATGCTTCTTTCGGGGTAGAATATTGCTTTGGATTTACTTTTGTGTAAAGGTGGCCCTCGTCATCGGTGAAAGTCTTTGTGATGATAAACATAATTTACACTCCTTTTTGTAGTACGCAAAAAAGCGGGCTTCCCGATTGGGAAGTCCGCTTTCAAGCGAAATGTGAATTGTACGAAAGGCAAAGCACCTTTTGATTGCTGGTATCTATCGTACAGTTTCATCATACGCCGTTCGCACAATATCGCAAGAAAAAAGAAAAAAAGCCGCTGCCTCCCAGCATAGGCAACGGCTTATTGTTATTTGCTCAACGCTTTCTCAGCGTTTTCTTTGACGGTCGAGCGGATGTCAGCAGGCACCTTCAGAATGTCCAATGCCGCCTCAACGGAAAAGCGTCCAGAACGTACAAGGTTTGTAACACTTCCAGAAAGAGATTCGAGATGCCCTTCTTTGCGGCCTTTTGCAAGACCTTTTTCGACACCCTGCTGCTCGACAAAGTCACTATAATTACACATTTGATTGATACCCTCCTTGACGTCGGTGGTAACAGGCAAGCCGCACTCGGTTGCAAGTTGCAGCTTTTTCTCCACAGGCGTTTTATTATCAAAAATCGTAGAAAAGAGACGTACCATGTCATTATCGGACTCTTTATCCTGCAAGCAAGCCATAACAATGCAGTAATTGTCATATTGCTCTTTCGGAAAATGATATTCTTTGGCCAAGCAGGTTTCGGTCATTGAATAGGTGTTACAAACACCACGAACTTCTTCACCAGGGTCAATACACAGCCAAATGCTGTATACCTTTTGCAGCTTATCATAGTCCGAGTTATGGAAAACAGATTCCTTTTGCGCAGAAACCATTCTGCCGCAGTAAAAACTTCCACGGTTCAGCATGTGGTATCCAGGGTTGTACTTATTTTGAGCTTCAATATCCACAATGACTCGATTGGCTTTACCGCAAGGCAAGCCAATATCGAACAACACATCGTAGTATATTGTTCCCTCATTTATGCTTTTGGATTCTACGTTCTTTTCGTTCAGTTTATCAGGCAGGTCTTCAACAGGATGACAGCTAATTTCGACTGGAGGGATGTTGGATTTTTGAATTTCTGCCAACTCCTCCGGTGTCATTTCGCTTTTGGCTTTTTTGTAGACAATGAACTCTTGAATCTTATCAAGAGCCATATCATGAAATTCTGGAATGCAATTCTTAGCGATAAAAGCCGCAACGGGTGTACAGCCAAGCAAGCTTTTGCATCCAGCATCCAAGTTTACCTTGTCATTGCTGATGGCATGCCCGATGGTATTAAGACCTCCCATGTCTTTATACCTCCTATATTATAGCATGTTCGCAAACAAATGCACTAGAAAATACTTATTGTACGCAAAAAAAGAGTGGGCCTTCCATTGCTGGAAAGTCCACTCTTATGCGGATTGTGAATTGTACGAAAGGCAGGATGCCTTTTCGATTGCTGGTATCTATCGTACAATTCTAATTGTATGGGTCTCGCACGAATGTGCAATGGTCTTTAGCCAAGCATCGTCACATCACCATCAACGTACCAGATGTACTGCTTCCAGTTAGAAGCGGTCGCACCAGGGATGAGTTTCAGCGCAGAAGCTGGAGGCACGCGACTCGGCTCAAATGACATCTCGTACCACTTGCGAGGCGGGATGCGGATGCAATGTTCGCGGTGAATTTCAGTGTATTCCTGCTGGAATTTGTGAATGGCCCGAAGCAGCTGACACATCGGGCAGGTATTAAGGATGCCAGGGTCCTTGTAGCGGTATACTACAAGACGATATTTATCGTGTTCCTTGGTGGTCAGAACGACACCAAAATAGTTTTTTGCCATGATATCCTCCTCGTTTTAGTAGTTAGTACCATACTCCAGGGCGTAATCCGGACGCTGATATTCGACGACCGGCTTTTCCCAAGAGCAGATGGGTTCAGTATTGGCGCTCGGAAAATGAGAGCTGATTCCGTTGGTGGCAAGCAAAGCTGCCGTGCAATCCGCAATCTGTGCAAGAAGCTCAGGATTCCATCCAAAGGTGTCATCTCCGGTCAGCTGTTTGCACAGGACTTGTGCCGCTCGAAGAATTTCAGTGTCTTTGGATTCCTGCTGAATAGGTTTCGGTGCAGCAATTGTGACATTTCGTGCAATGACGTTTTTGGGCAATGGCTCATCGACCCATTTTCCCTCGTAAATCTCACGGGCATAGAAACCGTCTTTGTCGAATTCGTCAAGGCGAACCCAATGGTCGGCTTCCCAGGTCCTTTGAGCGATTCCGTCTGGATTGATAGTAACCATCACACGTTCATCGTGTGCGTTGTTTCCCCAATGGGTTTCAGAGTCATTGCCAAACTCCTGAATGAGAAGTTTCCTTGCGAGTTCTCCATCGGTCAGTGCAGCCAATTCTTTGATTCGTTTTGTGTTCATATTTTTTCTCCTTTTTCTGTAAACAAAAAAGGCAGGCCCATCGTGGTGATGAGTCTGCCTAGTTGTATCAGTTTGTGAATTGTACGAGCGCTGAAATGCGCAGATGCTATCTATCGTACATTCACAATTTTACCGGCATCGCAAGCAGCGTCAAGCTGTAGCAGCGGCGTCAGCAGTTGCTTTTTTGGCTTCCGTGTATGCTTCGTAAGCCGCGTGATATTCACTCAGCTTAATCTGCGTAACGGTGTCTGGAACCTTGGTGCTGCGAGTTGCATATTCGCAGGAATAATATCCGTAGATATTTCCCTGCTCATCATCCCACAGCTCCGTAGTGATGCGGCCAGAACCGTTGAAGTTGGCCCACCAGAACTGGTTGGCAAGGAATTTCTTGCCGTTCACGTTCTTACAGACCTCATCTTCCCACAGGCAGTTCATGGGCGAACGCTGCTTGAAGACAACAAATCCGTGAGGGTCACGGCGTTTCATAACCTGGGACTCGTATTTGGCGAGCAGTTCCGGCTTCAAATCAACAGTCAGTCGGTCATTCAAAACATACGAGAGCTTCTCATCAGGGAAATATTTGTCGAAGAACTGCTTTGCAATTTCAATGAAATGCGCTTTTTCCTCCTTTGTCGCGAAATAATTCTTGTAGAAAGTGGTGCCGGGATTTACCTTAAATGCCATTTTAACCATTGCTATTACTCCTTTTTCATCTGTACAGTCCAGCCGTTCACGTCGGAATAAACCGCATAGAGCAGCGTTGCGAAATTGTAGCCTCCGTCATACAGCGTATAGCGAAGGGAGATGTTCAGCGCAAGAGTCCGTTCCTTGACGACGCCATCGCAATCGAGATAGCTGAACGTCTTTGTCGGATTGGTAAACCATGCTTCACGTTCTTCATTGAACTTATCTTCATCGTATTCCACGATTTCCTTGAAATACGAATCGAACGTGACGAGCTTGACTGACGAGAAGACATCAGCCATCATTCCGCACTTTTCAATCAGTTCATCAGGCCATTCGACCTTGATGATTGCTGCGCCGTTGTCTTTCAGCTCTTTGTGAGGGCTGAGCGAAACGTTATAGCGCTCACTGAGAAAGCCGAACAGCCAGGACCAATCGATAGTTTTCAGGAAACTGGCAGCTTCCTTGGCGTCCATGAAAATTTTGATTTCTTTACGTGCCATGATATATCTCCTCACTATATTATTCGGTGCCGAATTTAGCCCACGCTTCTTCGACACTCATGTGATAAACCGCCTTAAACTGTTCTTTGAAATACGCATTGAACAATTCCTGGTGGTGAGGGCTCATGATGACTTCAAGAGTAAAGTCGGGGTCGTCAGTAGAACTGTTGCAGTAAGATACATAGGCATGAATGGTATCGTCCGGATGCCAGTCAATGTACATGTTAATCCAATCTGCATTTTCTTCTGAGTTCAAATCAAGGCCAAATGCCATATCAGCATCAAACCAGATAGGAACATAGACGTTAATCCAACCGTCGTAAATAACTTCCGCTTTGCCGTCGAGCACAAACCGCATCAGCTCAGCAAAGTTCTGCACCACAATCGAATCTTGAGTGCAGAGGTCATGAACCAACTCATTGTGAGTCATTATGAAATGCCTCCTTGTTATTTGTTTTTTTGGTTTTATTATTTTTTGAAACTGTCGAAGAACCGAATCATCTCGCGGTTTACACCGACTGCGGATTCGGATTCAGGATACAGTGCTGCAAAAGCATGAACGGTTTCCTTCTTGGAAACAAACCCGTAATCGTGGTGAACGCGCTCATTTTCGAGGCACTTCTTAAATCCGAAAGTCTGTTTCTTGAGGAAATCCTTCTTTCCGGTGCAGATATAGCACGGAGGAATGAGTTTAGAATAGGTTTCAGGCTTGATGAACTCAGCATAACTGTGATTATTCCAGCCCTTAGACATATAGTAGTTCTGAAGCAAACCTACCTGGCCCTTGTAGATGTAATACATACCGCTCTGCAGGCCCATCGCGTTGATGACGAGCTTCTTGGCTGCCTCGGGTACGTTCTCTTCCAGCTCGTCCTCTACCGGCTGCATCTTGACAGGATAGCGGAGAATAGAGCTTGCCATGCAGGCAAGGAATGCGCCAGCGCTGTCGGCAACTACAAAGACCTGATTCAAGTCACCAACGAAATCTTCAGCACGTTCAGCTACAGTAGCAAACGCATTGATGACATCAGTGATTTGGCCAAAGATGTTGGTTTCAGGGACCAGACGGTAATCTGGTACAAAGGTGAGATAGCCTTCCTTAGCGAGCCAGGTTGCCAGGTTCTGATTCTGTTCTTTCCGGCCAGCAATCAAGCCGCCGCCATGGATATCGATGATAATCGGATGCTTTTCGGCATCGTTATCCGGGCGATAAACGTCCATGAAAAGATTCTGCTTGCCGCAAATACCAATCTCAGTGGCAGTTATGCCTTCATGAGGCATAACAGGCTGAGACCTGATAATTTCTTCTACATGGGTGCGTTCTTTCTTGGTGGCGGCATTGATGAAATTCATGATAAAAACTTCCTTTCAAATTGATAAAAAAATAGCGGCCGCCAATCTATAAAAAAATGAGATTAGTGGCCGCTTGGTTGTTACTGAAATTCAAATGTGTATTGGGTTCCTCTTTCGGTTTTGACAAAAATTCTGCTTCCTGCAAAGCCAATAGCTTTTACTGTGCTGGTACGCAGGACGTCTTGTTGTTTTGGTGTTGTTGTTTTGAATACGAGTGGCTGCCCACTTGACAGCTCAAGAGTTCCGACCCGTCCAATGAGCGGAAGAACTCTTGCGTTGAGACTCGTGGTGCTGTGAAGCACACAGCTGCTGTTAATCCGCATCATTGTCCTCCTGATATGAACTGGTCAGATATCCACATCCGGGTACTGATTCAACACATGATTGAACCTATCATCCAGGTGCTTGTCGTTTTCATCCCGTTCGGGATAATTAAACTTTCCTTCCTCTTCTGCTGCATCCCCCAAGCGTTCCATGAGTGCAATGACGCTTTCGAGCCAGGCGGAAGCCTTGCCAAACGTGTCATCCTCTTTTCTCTTGGCATAGAGCATGTCAGAGACTTCTTCGAGAGCCATTTTCTGCTGGTACAAAGTATTCCAGTTGATGTGCTCTACAGCGGAACGCAGGGGAGTTAAGTGTTCTGTTTTTGTTACAGTGTTTGTTACGGTCATCTTTTTATTTCTCCTTGTAGTGTTTAGTTACGATAAACGTCAGCAAAGCACCGCAAAATTCCAACAAAAAAAGCAGACCTCCAAACGGATAGTCTGCTTCTCAGAATTGTGAAATTATAGCGTATGTGTGCTGTTATCTATCATACAATTTTTATTGTATGCGTTTCGCACGAATACGCAATAACTATTTTTTAAGAATTAGGAATCTGAATTTTCCGAGCTGTCGCTGTTATCATCGGAACTGGACTCAGCGTTTTCGTCCGCCGTGGAATTGTCACCAGATTCAGCGTCGGTGTTTTCTTCCGCGCTTGTATCCTGTTCGACAGTCGAATCACTGTTGACTGATGCGTATGTACCAGTCAAGATGACGGGAACTTCACCATAACCCAGATAACCGCTAATCAGGCTGCCGGAATTTTCGACTAGGTACTTGGTTTCTGTCATGTTCGGGAACAAGTAGATATCCTGAATCGTAGTGCCCTTCACATTAGCGCTGTCAAAGGTATCGTTGCACGCCGCAACAACACTATACCCGTCATAGTTCCAAGCCAGATAGAAGTTCTTGCCGCCAATTTCAACATCATAATCTGCATCTCGGAAATCTTCAAAGGTACGATACTGCTTGCTGGAATTGAAAGCGACAGAATCGTTGTTTGTCCAGTAGAGACCGGACGGATTGCCAAACAAACCATACAGGAAGTTGAACTGTTCCTCCGGCTCTCCGTCGGTCGGATAGCCGTCGAATTTGTCCGGAGTGACAGACGAATAATAGAGACCGTCAAGGAACGCATCGCCGATATTGATGCCATCATCATTGGCTGCACGACCGTCCAGCATCAAGGTCAGTGAACCGCCGTTATATCCAATCGGATAATAGTCACAGCCGTCATCCTTGCTGGCAGTGTGAATGGAAAAATCACTGATTTCCTTTTCTACGCCTTCGCCTGTGGATTCTGCATTGATTTCACCAATGACTGTATCACCGTTTTCAAGTTCGTTCAATTTCAGATATCCCTTTACAGGCAAATCCCGTACATCCTGTAATGCAACGTCCGTGATATCCAGTGTCTTGCCGGTATCAACGCTGCGCAGCGAATAGAACTTGCTGCCGTCATCGTAAGACAAAGGACTCTGCCCCATCGGAATACCGTCCGGCCAGGTAGTGTCAGGATTGTCCAGCGTGCCGGGCGTGAAATCCGGGAGATTCGACAACAAAGACCAGGCATTGATGGGTTCCGGGGTCGGTTCTGCTGTCGGTTCCGGCGTTGCTGTGACGGCAGCCTGTGCTGCTTCGGCACTTGCCGCTGCGGTCGCCTGGTCTTTCCGTTCCTGAACCACAGATGTGGCACAGCCAGAAAGCATCATAGTGAGCGCCATTGTTGCTGCGGTAACATTGATAATTTTTTTAGTCATGCGTCTTTGACCTCCTTGTGCTTGTGGTTTTGCCCTATACCAATGAGCGAGAGACCTACCACGCCGATAAACAAAGCGAGAAATCCGAGTCCAAAAGCAAAGGCAATATATTGAATTACGTCAATGAGTTTAATCCATTTTGCAACCGCAGCTGCTAAAAAAGCCAGCAGCCCAAAGCAGCCGGTCAGATAAATGAGCAAGCCAAACTGTGCAGTTCTGCTAAAAAAGGATTCAAGTGTTTTCATGATAAACTCCTTTCATACTTTTTATGGTATACGATTCGCAAGAACCTGCAATAGGAAAACAAAAAAAGCTGCCCAGCCGAAGCTGGACAGCTTGTGTGTTGTAGTATTTTAGCGTCTGTTGTCTCTCTCTTGTCTCCTGCGTTCGCGCTCCTCATACTCTTTTTTCTGATACTTGAGTCGTTCATTCAGCAGGAAGGAGTTTTCATCGCGAGTCATTTGCAGTTTTACCTCGTACCAGCAGCCGTAAAGAAAGGCTGCCAGAATGCAGAAGCCAACGATTTTGACTAAGAGGTTGAAAAGAACGTTCACAATAACCGGGAAAATATAGCCGATGGCTTTGGCGATAAGCAGGATGAGTCCACCGAAGACAACGATTTTTGCGATTGTCTGAACAACGGGCGGGAAATCGCCCAGGACTTTGGAAATGGTATCGTTAATTTTGGTGATGATATTAGTGTTTTTGCCACCGTTGTTATTATTTTCTGCCATGTCGGTTCCTCCTTTTTGTGCCAATTATAGCATATATCTGTACAAAACGCTATATCCCACATGAGGAATCTCAATGTGTAAGCAATGGCTCAACAAAAAAAGCCGCCACCCTTTCGGATGACGGCAAGTGATGTTATTTCTTCACGGGGATATTCTGGTCGAGAACCACATCAAAGCTGTAGTGCGGCATCTTGGATACATCACCACCAGCAGCTTCAAGGGTCATGTAGAAGTCCTCGTCGTTCATTGCCTGCACGAGAGTATTCATCTCATCGCAGGTATGCTTCAACATCGGACCACGCTTGTTGCAGTACATCACAGCCGAAATGGGCTGAATGCCCTGTGCAACCATGCCATCCCAATGAGTCCGCAGCTCGGTTACGGACTTCAAAGTAGCAACGCCGCTCATAAAGTCGTAAATCCGGCAGTGGGACTCATCGATGTGTTCCAGAACGTCGATACGAGTCCGGTTTGCATACAGGGGAAACTGGAGTTCAACTTCATTCCCAGTGTCAGCAACCAGACGATTGGCAAATTCCTGCGCATACTTTTCGAGGGTAAATGGCTCACTATCGAAAGGCTTTACGTTCTCGGCAATGGCGTCGAAAATCGTACGCCATCCCTTGTCACTCAAGTCGATATTGGACTTGTTGGCAAGGGTGTTCAGGAATCCGCGCGGCAGGCCAGTGATATCGACAGCCACAACGCCGGTAAAGGCGTTAAAGGACGGGTGACGAGCCCTATCCCAGATGGTATCGAACTGAGCCGTAGAAATAACGCGGTCACCGAGCTGAATATCCAAGCCCTGAGTGGGCATGTTGCACTGGTAGAATCGCTTCAAATCGTAACCGCCAGTAACCATACCCCGAGTTGCTTCGCTGTCAAGCAGGCCACATTCGACCTTGATAGGGATTTCATATCCCTCGTACTCCACAACGAAACGCTTATCCTGCCGTTTCTCCTTGTACGGCTGGAAAATAGGCTTGACGAGCACATCGCGGGTTTTGCCGTCAAACATACGATAATCGGGAATCAGGATACGGGCGGGAGCGACGCCGGTGGCATCAGGTGCCAGGTAGTTGCGGTACATGACACCAAAGTGCTCAGCCAGGCAGGTACGCAGTACATTCAGGCTGGTGACCCTGCTCTCAGCGCAGCTGCCGTTCTTGGTCAGCATGGTGCTGGCGGTGGCCTTGTCCATCTCCACATAAATGATGGTGGACGGTGCGCCAAGAGCCTTGAACTGCTCACGCATAACGATATCTTCCATAGGAATTTCTTCCTGCTCAGACATCGTCATGGTCGTGGCGAATGGGCCGTCAACGCGATGATAGGTGCTCTCGCCAGGCTCCTTGGAAGCGATGAACCAGGGATACTTGTTGCGGGTAGCAACAAGGATGAAGTTGTTCAAGCCAACGCCGTGGATGCACAGCGGGCCTTCATTGGTATGGTCGTTACCGAATTGCAGGCATTCCGGCAGCTTCTCCTTGGACATTCCTTTACCCCAGTCGGCAATAACCATACCAATTAGGTTTTTGTCATGTCCTTTAACGATAGCGACCAGCATGCTGATGAGGCCGATAGCGTTGGAAAAGCCGTTGTCAATCGTTTCATCTGCAGCAGCGCACATGGGTAAGTTCTGGCGAGATACTGCATCAAAGTACTTATCAGTGAGGCCAACATTGAACTTAACGTTATTCTTCTTAGCCATAATATAACCCCGTAACGTGGGGCTGCCGTGCTGCTCTCGAATTTATCTCCACAGCAATGTGAGCCCCATATATGGGGATGTAATTATTCTTTTTTGTTGTCTGTTTTGCATGAGCTATCGGCAATGTCAGCAATTGCCTCTTTGATAGCCCCGAAAACATCAGTTGCTTTCAGAAAATCTTCTGCCAATCCTTTGACGTGGCTGTAGTTTTTGAAGACTTTCTTGACAAGAAATGCGCCAGCGATTGATACTACTGCCAAAAGCAGCAGAAATTTCGCGGCATCGGTCAGTTTCACTTGCTCCAGCAGGAGCGCGAGTATCACACCATCTTTGCTCAGCTAGGTCTTAATTAGACCGTGAACGAATGAACCATAGCTAACTGCATATTGCTTAGCTTTGGCTTCGTGGTTGCTAATGATGGTGTCTACTCGCTAAATTATGTTTCGAATCATGGTAATGTCCTCCTTGAAGGTTTGTAATTGTTATACGGTATATATAAATACGCTCTTAACGCGGCGTTCGCGTGCAGGAACATTTATATAAACACATTGACGCTGTGTACGCGTGCCATGCTGATTAGCATGACAATTCTATGTAATCAGCCTTTTCTTCGGCTGTCAGAAGTCCACATTCCGTGGGATAAATCTATATAAAACGCAGAAAGTCTGCGGGAATCCTCAAAAAGAAAAAGGACAGAAACCCAATATGGGCATCTGTCCTTCTTCCAGGAGGTATATGAACTATGGCAAATCAATGATATCTCTGTTACATTATCTATTTTATGGGTGTCGCACACGCCGTCAAGAAGCTGTATAAACTTTTTTTGAAAAAAGTTTGCACGCGTGTTAGTGGCTTTTTAGAATGTTACAACATCGTGCAAAGTCGTGCAACATTGTGTTTAGTTCTCCGATACAGAGCAAACAAAAGATACTGTACCACTCCAATCACCTGGAGTCAGATTTGCTTTCACCGTATAGTTCGAGGTGATACTGGCTAAGGCGTCGTCACGTTTCCACGTTGTTTTGGGTGTTTCCACTATTATCGGGAAATCGCAAAAAATTTGCGCGATAATCGCAAATCCAGACCATTTTGCCGAGGACGCTTTCAAGGTTCTCAACATAATCGTACATGCCGAGGTCATTGGTCTGGCGCGTAGGATTCTTTTCTCCAGAGCCCTTAATCATCAGCTTGACGGCATTTTTAGCGAGGTATTCATTCAGCTTCATGGTATTTTCCTTTCTTTCAACGAGCGTTTGTGAGTACGGCAACAACCAGCTCCTTGTAGTCTTCGATGGCACAGTAGATGTCAGCGAAACCATAGGCGTGGCCACGGTCGTAGGCTTTTTGCCAAAGAACAGTTGCAGCCTTTTTGGAAATGCTGCGTTTCGTTTCGGCTTTGATGTCTTCCTGAATTTGAAGTTCGATAGCTTCCGAGATGTGTTCGATTTCTGCATTCTGCGCCTTCTTCAGCCGAGAGCATTCCGTATCCCAGGCTTTCTGTCGGCGAACGACCTCTTCCCTGTTCCAGCGCACCGATTTCTCTTCGTCGATGATTTCACCGTCTTTCGGGCGTTTAGAGTTGGGCCTTGTTGGTCTTTTCCAAGCAGTTTCGAGTCGGTTGCCAAGATTTGTCCATACGTTATCCATAGTTAAACTCCTTTTTTGTACGCAAAAAGGCGAACCTCCCGGTGTGGGAAGTCCGCCTAAAAGCGAAGTGTGAATTGTACGAGCACACAGTGTGCTTAGTAGATGGTATCTATCGTACAAGCTAAATCATACGGGTCTCACACGAAAGCGCAAGATTATTCATCCATTGCTACAGTCACCAAACAGCAAATTATATGCTTTTTCGATTTCAGAATCAGACATGGCCTTCCCTTTTTCTTCAATGCTGTGCAGAATTAGAGTCTTGTCGCTCTCCGCATCCGGCACGAAGCCAAGAATCACATCCAGCTTGTTGCGATTCTCGTCCTGTGCCAGATACTCTTTGATTTCGGACCACTGCGCATCACGCTGGTTCAGAGCGTCAACGTTCTGGACACAGAACGGGTTCTCACTTTGCGGCATAGAACCAGCAAGGTATTTGGTATCGTCGCAATACATCTTGATAAGCCGGACAATATAGTTCCGCTCTGCTTTTGTTCTTGCAGTCAGAATGTTGCTTGCGCTCTGGTACTTGTAGTTATCCCCAACAGCTTCCAACGACTCTGCAATCTGTCGAAAACTCAGCATTTCGTTTGTAGCCTTGTCATGCTGCGCCACGGTGGAAGCATAGTATCCTTGTTCCGTTTCGTTTGCTTCTACCACGGCAGCGAGATTCGAGTCAATATGGATGAGCCGTTCACTGTTATCTCCTTGTGCACGAATTGTGTTGTTCACTTTCGCAATCCAACTGTCAGTTTCCGTAGCATCATCGCCCGCATAGAGGTAGGTTACAATATCCGGGTTAGTAGGGTTCGGAAGCTCCGCACAAGCCAAGGTCAGATTCCGTCCGTATTCTTTTGCCTGGAGATACATGTTCGGATAATCGTCTTGTATTGTCTGAGCGATTGCCTCAACCTCGGCCTCGTCTTTTTCAATGACAAGGCCGACAGTGGCTACCTGCTCTTCAATGTTGAGCTGCTTCAAAATATCCTCGAGGTCGAATACAATAGCTTCTTTGTTGTTTGTATAGAATCGGATTTTCATAGATTTTCCTCCTGGCAACAATAAAAATGGCAGGCCCTCGGTTGGAAGGTCTGCCAAAAAACAGTTTGAGAATTGCAAAAAGGTCATTGTGCGGCTTTGACAGCTGCGTTTATCATTGTGTAGGCAATATCCAGGAGTCGAAACGCAAGAACTCCAAAAGATAATGCTACCAGCAAAAAGCAAAACACAAATTTTTGTTTGTTCTCACCCTGGAAATAGTACATTCCAAAGCAGGACGCGATGAGAACGCAGAGAAACACAACGACCCAAATAATATCAGCCATTGTCCTGATTTTGATTCTGCTGAGTCGGCGGGGTCTTGACTTCAGCAGGAGCATTCGGAGTCTGATACTGAACATTCTGGCTCGGCTCTTTGGGAGTTTCGGGGGCCTGGTACTGAACAGTACTGGGGTTGTTCTGCTGTTCGGCTTTCTTTTCCTCATATTTGGTCTTGAGCTGAGAATAGGAATAGCCATCCTGCGGGATACCGTGATACTCATAATGGCCGAAAGCAAGAATCATGTTGAACACCGGATTCAGAAGGCAAAGACCAATCGTGAAACCAATACCTTCACCGAACGCAACAGCTTTCTTGTAGTTGGTAATAGCACCGATGATGAGAGCAACAACCAGGAACAGATTGCCGAGCAGCGGGATGCCAGACAAAAGGCTCAGCACGACCGGAATCAGAAACAACCAGCCGTTCCCCCAGTAAATGTTGAATTCGATGTAGTTGCTGTAGAACGGGACGATGGATGCCCAGTCAGGCTGCCCGGCCTTCTCAAAAATTTTCCAATTGGCGACGATTTTGAGCACAAAATACGCTATCACCAGAAGAATCATCGTATAGAGCATACCGCCCAAAAGATTCAATGCGCTGTAAGAATTATACATTTTATATCCTCCTCTTCCGGCATATGAAGCCGGATTATTCCTTCACTAAGTTCTTTGCCTGTCGCTGCCGCTCTGCAAGTTCTTTGCCGCGTCTGACCAGTTCCGCATATTGCTCTTCGGTCAGCTTGCGAGGCGGCTTGATTTTGACCCATTTCTTGGGCATATCTGCCTCCATACACCAGTCCTCATCCCGCGTGATTTTAACAGCATCAGGGTATTCTTTGGCAAGCTCTTTTAGCTGTTCCATACGAGCTTTGTTGCAGGTGTAGTAGGATGCTTTCTTCTCCGCGTCATTGAATGTGATGATGGTTTCGCGTTCCCAGGGTCCATCAGATGCCTGCGTGGCCACTTTTTTATCGGGCATGATTTTTTTTTACCTCAATCGAATAAAATTGCCGACATAGCAGGGCCTTCGCAGATATACCCGCTCGCCTCGGCCCATTTCGGCGTCATGAGCTTGCCATTTGTTTTCACAAGCGCCATCTTCCGAGCAGAGGTATTCAGGAATTCCGCCGGAGCCCAGTTATTTCGCACAACGACGATAGCATTGTCGTCCGCGTTCTCAAGCATATGCTTCAGTTCTTTTACCGTCACCGTGTCACCTCCCGTTCAACACATCATCCAGTGCCTGCAAGAAAACTCTGGATTCCTCATTGATTCCGCCGCGACACAGAACTTTCGCAATATCATCAAATCTTACCAGGTACATATTTTCTTCACCCATATACCCTTGCGGCCAGGGAACCGCATAGTAGTTGTGCGGAAAAGAACTTGTGTCATAGCCGACCACAATATATTTCTGGTCTGCAACATTTTTCACCGTCAGGATAGTCCCAAGCGGTAACGCGTCTTTCATGGAATGAGTAGTTGCAGGCATGATTCTCTGAATTTTCAAAACAGCACCTCCCTAATTTTCATTTTATGAGAGTCGCACATTTGCGCAAGGAAACTGAAAACAAAAAAAGCGGCCGCTCCAAAAGGAACGACCGCAAAGATACGAGTCAGATATTATTCATGGGAATCAGCTCTCCTGAAATCAGAAAGTTGATTCTCAGTGGAACACTGCACGAAAGGAATTCCCTTGCGCGGATTCACAAAAACGTCTGTGGTCGCAAACGCATTGCCAAAATCCATAAATTTTGTGCGCAGGGTACACCGTCTATAGTCGCTTGCGACTTAGGCGGCGAGGAATGCGCTGACTAAGAGTATATTTGAGGTACACTCAGTAAATGCAAATACCCTATGTCTCCTTTCTTGAGTTTTTAAGATACTTTATCCCACGCAGAGCGCATGGGGCTTATCGTTTTAATAATTTTCAGCTTTTTAAGGCTTGTGGATTTTTTACCGCTTTTTGATGGCGTTTTGAATTCTACGTTTACAGAACCATTCTTTTTGGTATGAGTGCCATGGACAGTAAGAATTTCCCCGTTGAGAGAAACCAAATCACCGGGATTGAGGGCCACTTTCTTGCGACGTAGCGCACGATAGCCTTTACGAATCCTTTTTCCACGGTATTTGTGCAAATTTTCAGAATCCTTTTTATGGCTGCGGTTGATTCTACCGTTGAAGAGCTCTTTTCCAGTAGCTATTTCTCCTGTACGAATGTCAATGTAGCGAGAATCATAAAACTTTTCAAGGATGCGATTATTACGCCTTACCTTTTCATAATGTTCAAACGTACAGCGGCAGTTTGGATGAAACTCGCCCATTGCATACGCATCGTTGTTATGACTCTTTTCAAGATGAAGGGCAATTCGCTTTTCCTTGGTCATCGCGCCATAAGTGAATGTGACGAACGGCTTTCCAAAAGCAGCGTAAAGTTCATTAACGATTTGCCAGCGTACAGTGTTCATAAATGCTGCACCAGAAAGGTTGGCAAACTTTATATCTTCACCGAATCCATAGAGCTTGCCGCCTTTTTGATGGTTAGCTGGTGTATGGCACTTCTCGCATACTGTTATAAGCTCGCTGAGACTATTGTCATGGCGACCTTTCCAATAAAACATGTGATGCACGTGCAAAATTGCACCTTCACTGGCTTCGCGCCCACAAACTTGGCAGGTGTAGTTATCACGGTAGAATACTGCTTCCCGCAAGGTTGCTAAATTGTAGCGAGGGCCTTTTTGATAATCTGCGCCTTCTGGTGTAGCTTTACCTTCCTCGATTGCTTTTACAAGCATTGTGTCGAAAGAACCAACTTCAACGGTTGCATGCGTAATAGGCACAACTTCGCAATACATTTTAATGACATTGACGTTGAGTTCTTTCTTATGTTTAAGAGAGGGTGCAAGCCAGCCTTTGTCACGTTTGCGGTTGTCAAAGCGCTTTTGGCGGTAACGTAGCCTGTTTCTGCGAGTTCGGCGCATTCTACGGCAAGCATCGTGACAGCTTTTCTCGTCTTGCAATGTATCATATTGAGCAGATACATACTCGTGAGATTGGCTTTTCACACTGATGCCGATGTAGTTGTAACCGACGTCCTCACAGATTTCAATGGGTTGAATATTCGTTTCGCTGTCATACAGTAACTGAATAATAAATGGATGATGCTTAATGATTTTTGCTTTTCCGTCTTTCAGAAGATGGCGTACCTTGCCAAGACGGATAGTCGGCATCAGGCGTTCACCGTTGTTGCTAAGAACACAAACGCAAGTGCTCATGCAAGGTACTCCTTTCGTAAATAATGAATCGATAAGTCAGGGCTTGCGCCCTGTGGTCCACATCGCCAATGTTGTTATACCGTTTTAGCCTTTCGACATGACGTTCGCACTTCTCCTACCCTTAGAGATGTTTAACGAGCCGTCCGCAGTGCTTACCACTTGTGGAGCATGAGTAAGGTGCCTATATTATTAGTACACAACGTAGTTTCCTGCCGCTGGAGCAGCAGACTTAGGCTAATCAACCGGGCTTACGGGTTGCCCTGCAAGCCCCATCTATAACCAGCGGACTGGTTAAGGCGGGGTTGTTGACGCAAACCAATCCGATTCATCCTGGCCCTGCTCACCATAAAGATGAATAACAGGTGCCGGAATAATCAAAGCACGATACTCGTGCGTTTTGCACTGTTGTACAGCTTGTACTTGTAAGTTTTAACAACCATGCGCATAAATAGCGTCCTCCTTTCATTTGAGCTCTACTATTCATGATAGGCAATTCGCAAGCACAGGCAAACAAAAGCTGCCTATCCGAAGATAGACAGCAACTATTTTTTTACTTAGACACCTTTCACCCCACGACTAAAGTCGTAGAGCTTCTGGCTAACTTTTATAGCGATACAAATGCGTTAAGCACATATGAATCATTACAACATGAATGTGTCAATTCTGATTGTTACCCTCAGAATGTTTCTTTAGTGTTGGCCTTTCACCCCACGGTTGAAACCGTGGGCTTTCCCAGCCTTCATTTTGTAAAAGTCAGGAGCTTACCGTGTTCGCCTTGGATGTAGAGTTTCATGGCTTACTTTTCCTCCTTTTTCTTGTCGGCGTTCAGAATCTTTTCCAGAACGTCGTTATAAAAATCGTCAAGGAACAGACCGGTTTCTTCATCCGCTTCCGGAGCAGTGAAAACACCGTCTCCTTCAGCTGAATCCTGTACAGCGTCGAAGACACCGACTGCGCCCCAAAGCTCATCGGCCAGATGGTCATAGCCGAGGTCCTTTACTTTTGCCGAGAGGTCAATCAGCAGCATTTTCTGCCGAAAGAACTTGTTCATATCCAGGCCGATGTAGGGTTTTGCTGCAGTATTGTTTTTCTGAGACTTTACTTTGAAAATACCCCAGTCAAAATTGCTGTCTGCGCCGTACATATACCCGGATGCGAGGCAGAAGCCTTCAGCAGCACTGTCCTCAACGTTGATACCGACTTCATAATCGCTGCCGGAATCTTCATCCAGGTTAATCGCAGAGCCTGTTGCCTTTTCGTACTCTGCCTCAATGTCAGCTTTCATGGCTGCCAGCAGGGCGTTGAAATCGGTGTTCTGGGAAAGCAGATTCATGTTTTCGCCTTCCTGGTTTTTAATGAGAATGTACATAGTATTTACCTCCTAACAATCAAATCATGCTGTCAGACAATTTGTCGATAGCTGCCGTGATGGCTTCGTTTTCCATCTGAGCAATACGCTCAAACAGATGAGACCAGTCGATGGCATCATAGACACGCTTGACAAACGCATCATAGGTGCCACCGGCCTTCATCATTTCAATTTCAGACTCATAGCAGCCGGGCTCCTCAAGTATGAACTTGATATCGTCGGTTGGGTTGATTTGTATTGTTGCTTCGTACTCATTCATTTTAATTATTTCCTTTCTTTTATACGCAAAAAGGCGAACCACCCAAACGGGAAGTTCGCCTAAAGCGCATTGTTAAGTGTGCGAAGGGCAGGGCGCCTTTTCGATAACTGTTATCTATCGTACATTTTTGATTATAGGCCGTTCGCATAAATCCGCAACAAAAAACCGCCACCCAAATGGGCAACGGTAATGAAAAATTAAATTTCAGCGCAGAACATCGCGAGTTTCTGCCACAGCAGATAGGTGCTGTACCTCATGCGTACCTTTTCAGGAACACCAGTAACCAAACACCATTTGTGAGCAGTGGCTTTGATGCGGGGAATCTGCCTCTGTTCGGCTTCGGTAAACGTCTTGCTGTATAGTCTGCGACGGCGTCCGGAATTCCAAAAGGCTCCTTCCATCGTTTCGCAAATCAGAGCGTACGCCAAATAGCTTTGGGCTTCTTCGTGAGTCAATGTAACCATCGTTTTCATGGCTGTCACCCTGCCTTTCTCTCATTGCGAGCCATATGCAGCGCATAATCAAGCGCGTCAGGGTCATCGGCCAAGAATTTCGTTTTCTGAAGTGTACCAAGCTTGGGATGCTTCAGAATCGTATAGTTGCCATTGTTCTGGACAAGGGAACCTTTATCATAGACAAGCTCGACCTTTTCGGCAGGTACTGCGTAACGGCGAATGCGGTCACATTCATCCGCATAGTTGATGGGAGTGATATAGCCAACTGGCTTTTGTCCTTCCATCCCTGTCACAGTGACCAGAAAAGCCTTAATGGTCCGGGCTTCTTCCTCTTCCTGCTCATCATAGTATTTGAACGTGATGAACATGGGAGTATCTTTCTTGTACGCATCTTCCTCAGGGCAGAGATACGTTCCACAAGAGCGGCAGAACCAGAGCATCGATACGGGCTTTCCAGTTTCCTGCGCTTCTTTTGCATAGCGCTTAAAAATCTTTATGTCCAGCTTGAAATCCTCGGTGTAATGCTCAACCGTGCTTTTCACGATGAGTTTCAGAAAATTACAGATGGAAATAGCGGTCATAGTCATATTGGAAGTCATAATAAAAATCTCCTTTTTTAGTCAGCCATGACCTTGGAAACATTCATGTCATAGCGGTTGAATTTAGAAATATAGTCAAAAATGGTATTTACTTGAGCTTTTGTTGCGGTTTTGGTCTCATCCATATCGAGGAATGTATTGCCCATCGAAGGATTACGAATGGCAATCCAACCGCGTTTATATAGGAAATCGAGACCCTTGCCGCTCCAGTCATACGCCATATTGAGAACTTCATGGTCAGAAAGACCAAACGTTTCTCGATTGCGCATGATGATGCGGCCAGCCAGGGCAGCGTGCTCGCCAAACTCGCAGGCATACCAGGTGCCATCGGGAGCAATCAGACCATATTCGGTCAGCTGATGCTGAATGGGTCTATCACTGATATAGCTGTTGTACAGTCGCTGACGGCGTTCAACGGATGTGCCTTTCATGTTTGCTTCAATCCAAGAGGCAAGCTTGGTCCAAAAATCGGTTTTGTAGAATTCCGGGTTGGATTCCTGCTCAGGAAGCGGTTCGCCATTGAATTCTGCAACAAGGTCTGGGTGGGTAAAAAGCCATGCACCGTTGTTGAATGCATCAGAATAACCCGTTTTCCCATAGAGGAAGCACTTGATACCGTCATAGCTGCAATCGATATAATGATGTTTTGCATTGGTGCAGAGCGTTTCATAGCTATCAGTCATAGCAAAGCGGTCAACATAATTGAGCGGATGTGCAATCATATCCTCACGAATTTGATTGACCAGCATCTTGTGTTGAAGCTCCTCAACCTTCTGCCCGAGGGAACGAACATGAACATTGTCATCGACAAGTTCAAACTCATTGACACCAACAAGTTTTTTCCGGCCTTCGATAATGTCCTGGCAAACATGCCTTTTTTCTTCCTCGTTGCCACCCATCATGCAGGAGAGCAGCAGCTCCTCACACTTTTTATACGGCTTGTCCATGTTCCAGAACCAGTCACGTGCAATGGCGGTGGGGAACTCACCATCCATACTGAAATGTAGTTGTTCACCCATGTTGGGTAACCTCCCCAATTGTTATGTGTTGTTCTCGACAAAGTCTTCGCATTCCTCGCTGGTCAAAACCACGCCGAAATAGGCAACACGCTTGACGGTGGTTTCCCACACGCGAACGGTGCGTGCCATTGGCTGAACGACCCAGGAATGACAGCGCCAGAGCCCGTCTTCGGAAAGAGCATAGCCCGTTGCAATAAAGCACCGGTCTTTGTTTTTATACCAAAGCCGTGCAGAATTGTAATGGCACTGGCAATCCTGGCCTTTCCTCATATAGCTGCTGCCATAAAAGAACCGGCCGCGTTTGAGGATTTTTGGGGCGTCTTCGTCAAATTCCGTCATGCAGACTTCATCCCCGCCAAATGTGAGGATTTTGTCATGCAGCTTCTTCATAGCATCGAGCGTTTGAGTATCGAAACCAGAAGAGGTGTTGTAAATCTGGCTTTTGGTAAGCCGCATTTTCCAATCCTCGTTCATTGGGTTCCAATGAATCGGCGCAGGCATCTGGTTTGCGGTGAGAATGGGGTGCTTAGAACTGTTCCAGCCTTTCATTACAATTTCTCCCTGATAGAACGCAGACAGCTCAGGATTTTTGCATACAAACGGTAACGATTTTCGCCGCTCGGTACAAAGTCACCAAGCTTTTTGGAAATGAGAAGTTTATCAAATGCCTCCATAATATCAAAGACGGTGAACAGCTTGTATTGTGCATTTATATGATTCACACGGAGCTCGACATCTTCGACAAGATGCCAATATTCCATGCCATACAACATCGCGCCGCTTTCGTTTGCTTTTCGGTTTTGCTCTTCGTCTGCATCGTCACACACAATATAGACACCGTTTTCGTCGAGATAGTTCTCGAAGACGTCGCAGATATCGGAGGCAACAGAAAGGATATCGAAATTTGCCTTCACCTCAGGTTCAGGCTGGGCGGCTTCAACTTTGTACTCGATACTGTCGTGACGAAGTGACTCTTCGATGCCATCAAAAACGATGTCCGCGCAGTCGTTATCATTCCGACACGCTTCGAAAATGTTTTTGACGGATTCGATTGCCTCTTTGGAATCGGAGCTTCCCTCAACAGAGAACTCCAAAGGAACCAAGGCAACAACTTTGTATTTATTCTTCATGATTTTTTCTCCTTAGTTTAACAGGATGCCGCAGCATTTGTTCAAGGCAAGTGCGCTTGCAGCGAGAGCAGCAACCTTCTCAAAGGTAATGCTCTCCGCAATTGCACAGACGCTCATAACAATGAGCAGAACAGCTGCCACAGCAGATACTATTACTATCTGACTTTTGATGCCGGTTTTCATGAGCTTTTTCTCTTTCTGTTTATGCCCTTATCGGAGCATATCAATGATTTTTCCAACCAACTCATCATTGGTCACGAACTGATTACGTCCTTTTGCGCCGAGCGATACAGAGGAGTAATCTTTCATACTGGCGGCATAGCGAACCATGTTCTTGTCAGACAAGGGCTGATAGCAACTCTTTTCAGTGCTGACGTAAACGCACTTATTGTTGAGAACGTTCTGAATGTGGCCAGAGCAGCCAACACGCTTACCGTTGATGATGTTGTTGTGTAGGTTATGGGTTAGCATAAGGTCTTTGCTTTCGGTTTCTTTTACCTTTAACTGGTTCAAGAGTTTTCGGGACAGATAAACGGTTGCTTTCATTGTGACTTCCTCCTAATTCAAATGAAGTATTTGTAAGCGGCAGTTAAGCGTTTGCGGTACAGGTCTAACGTGGTCAGCCCTCCTGCATAGACTTTGCGGGAAGAGATTATCACGTTGGTTCCTGCTTCCATATGGGAGAAGAACATCGAAAGGCAATCTTCCAGGCTGTCGCTTGTAGTGAGAGTTTCGTACACCGGATATGAGTATTTGGCGGCTTTGCTGTATGTGCTATTGAGCTCATACACGAAGAACATCACCTGTCCCGTAACGGTGTTGGGGTCATAGCCATTGCCATAACACCAGTTGAAAAGGTCTGTCTTTCGGCTATAAGTCCATTGCAGGAGTCCATAGCCGCCATCCGAAGGGTTTTCGGCCGAGGCTTTAAGACCGCTTTCCATCGACATGCAGCCCATCACTGCGGCAGTACCGGCCTTTGAAAGGCCAGCGGACCGCAGAGCTGTGTAGATTTCAAGCTCATTGTCGTTGAGATTATCTGGGATTGTTTCGGGTTTCGGTTTGGCTTCTTCGATGGCTGCTTCTGCGGTCTCAATCCGTGGTTCCGGTTCTGCAGCATCGGAAGATTCGACCTCAGCAGTTATAATTTCCTCCTGCGCTTCTTCGGAAGTTTCCGTTATCGGGAACGCTTTATCGAGCTCATTCACCGTTTCAATGGGAGTGGAAAAAGCGATAGGTTCGGTTTTGGGAGCTATGTTTTCCTCTGCGTGTGCAGGAACAGAAAGCATAAAACCCATGCAGGCGATGATGGTAAAAATACACATCACCGCGACGACAACCAGGACATGCTTGTTCCGAAAAATGCTGTTATTATTCTTTTCGACTTTCATTTTGTGACTCCTTTTTTGTATCTTTTCCTTGTAGCGGAAGATTGTGATTTGAGATTTGTGGTTTGTTTTGAATTCCTCCTTTTTCTGTAAACAAAAAAAGGCAGGCCCATCATGAAGATGAGTCTGCCTTGAATGAGAACAGAATTATGAATTGTACGAGCACGCGGTGTGCAAAGTAGATGTTATCTGTCGTACAACTTTAATACTATGGAATTCGCAAGGATGTGCAAGAGCTTTTGATGTGCTTCTTTTTCAGGCTTCGTTAAGCCATTTCTGAGTGATATCCATGATTTGATTCTGAAATTCCGGGTCCGGCAAGGTTTTGCTGTCTGCCCAAATTGAGTTACGGACGATTGGGTAATTGTATACAACGCCGTCAACGATATAGGGCCAAAGCACCACTTCGCCGCCCACAAGCCAAAGTTTCTGGATTTTGACGGGTTTCTCGTATCTTGTGAGCCAGCATTCACTGGTCACGACAGAATCCGCCACATATTTCTGTGTTTCTTCCTCGGTCAAGAGATTCGGGTCTTCGTCCTTGATGTTGTACATTCGGACAATGAACGGTAACGGCATGTCCTTGGAGTATTTTTTGTTCTGACGCAGCTCAGCGAGCAGGAATTTTGAGACAAAATGCGCAATGCCGATGCTGGTCAGGCAGTCGTCAAGGGTATGCCCAAGACAAATTCTTGGGATTTCCTGGTTCTCCCCTTTCATCCGATTCGTTGGTATCTGCGGAACAACATCGTCCGGCAGGCATCCGGTGTCTGCCATGATATGATAAAGAATCATTGATGTTTCCTCCTGAAATAAAAAAAATAGCAGGCCCTCAAGAATCGAGAGTCTGCTTTGTTTGCACGATTTATTCTATCGTGCAGTAGATGTTTTGCTTGGTCCGCACACGCAGACAGCCCAACAGGCATCGTTCAGAACGTCTTGTCGTCAGGAACTAGCAGATACATCCAGGACTGTGGTGCTCGCTTAACGCCGAGCTCTCGCAGCGACATATCCATAGATTGGACATCAGAAACGTTCCAGCAATAAAGAGTGCCGGACTTATTGCCGTATGCAATCAGCTCATTTGCGGTAAGGCAGCTGTCCTTCACGAATTGAGCGGTCTTTGCGGTCACTTCCGTACCAATAGCATATGCCGGAAGCTCACGCAGGCAATCGAGTGTATTGATGTCACGGCAAACAAATGCGGCAGTCACTTTTCCAGCACCACCGTTAGCTTTGGTTTCGTAGCAAAATACTACAAAAGGATAGCTAATTTCCCACGGCATAGTTTTTCGGACCTCAATAGTCTTTTCTCCGCTCAGAATTTTTTCAAGCCATTGCTTCTTGATGCTGAGAAGAACGGCTTTATTCGAGTTAATTTCAAGGGCTTTATTCATATGTCAACAACCTCCACCTGAAGGAGGGGCTTAAAATCCCGCAGGATTCCAATAATTCTCACTCAATGGATTTTTACAGCACGGTTCCGTCCGTGCGACCAAGTATCTATGAGCTTTCACCGCTGTTGCGGGCGGCATAGCGGGAGTGAGGAAATTGGATTTATGCGGGATATAATCCCAACAATCCAACATTACGTATGTTTATAGCGGCATTGTGGTCGCGGTTATGTGTTGTACCGCAGCCACTGCATATCCAACTTCTGTCTGCCAGTGTAAGGTCATCTTTTATAAGACCACCATTTCTTAAACTATGTATGCATCACAATGCTGCTTTTTCCAGTACAGGTCATCGATGATATCCGAAAGGTACTGGTTTTGCTTTAAGACGAAAAACGATACCGGATTATGCTTTACGATGAAACCAAGTCCCGTTCGTTCATCGTAAATATCTTTCATGTGGTTCAGCCACTTTGAAAAATTTTTGATATGGGAATTATCTCGAAGTATAACCCTGCCGAACCATTGCTGCTTAATGATTTGTCTTTCCTTTGCTCGCTCTTTGGATTCTTGTTCATTCCATACGATATTGTCAGGTTCGACAATTACATAGGGAATCTTCTGCCTATCCATTTCGTCTATGACGGATTCCGTTTGGCAAACGAAGATAAAATCATATTTTCCTGATTTTGCCTCTTTCATGAAGCTATTTATGTATTCTTTTTCCCATCCGGCAGTTTTTTCATAAGTAGAACTATCACTATCCCGCATTGAATAGCCATATTTGTTTTGGTGATTCGCGAGCCATGTTTTTCCGCAGCCCGCAAATACGCTTACGACCATTGTTCGTCTCATCAATCAGGGCAATTCCTTTCTTTGAAAATAAAATATATTTTGTATGGCAACAAAGACCATAGCGACTATGAAAGCACCACTACGAATAGAGGCGCTCTGGCAGCTAAAAAGAAGCTGCTCACTCCTCCGAAGAGGGTAAAAATCCTTCCCCAAGGTCATAAACGGTTTAATACAGCCACACCTGTCGGCTTTGCCTCAGCTTTACGTGATGTGTTGTCTTAGAGCGTGCAGTTAGGATTAACGCCACACGGTAACTATCTATTCGCTTATAACGGAGTGCTCGAAGCACTTATGGTAGTCAACATATCCTTACGGACACTTCTAAAGTGCAGACTTGCCGGAGCAAGCCTGCGACTTTAGTCGTGGGTTATTGACTTGTTTTTGGAGCGTCACCATTTATGGAACGGGTTCAGAAGTCCGGGACGGTATTCGTTATCGACATACATCTTGATGTCGTTATCGTCCAGGGCATCCAAAATGTTCATCCAGCATTCCGCTTCGACGTGCATCTCGCCGTCCATTTTCAAGGCCCTGTCGCACTGAACTAAGTCTGCGCGAAAAGAATTCACATAGAAGCAATCTTTTGCGGCAGCCGCGAACCTGGTAAAGCTGTTCTTGGTATTTGTGGTCATAGTATTCATCCTTTCTGAAATATTTTTGTTCCTAATCAATACATACAAAAAAAGAAGCAGGCCCTCAAAAGAGAGTCTGCTTACTTGTGCATGACAGATTGTTAATTTAATGTTCAATTAGGAGGTAAGTGATGGTATCTGTTATGCAATTATTATTTTAGGCGGTTCGCACATTTGTGCAAGTAGCTTTTTAACTTCGTTTGTTTTTGGTTGAAGCACTGTTCCAACCCTTAGACTTGTGCTTTTCAGAGCTGTCGCCTTTGAACATTTCGGATACTTTACTGCCATCGTCTTCCGCATGAGCAATATATTCAGCCGCAAGAATTTCATACTGTGCGCGGGAAATCCCGGTTTGCTCTGTAAAATTTATGAATTCATGTTCAAACGCCAAACTGAGTGTTATTAAGACGCGATTGGCAAGTTCTTGCCGGAATTCATCAACGGTGCCATCAAATTTTATTGTGCGGTCGTCATCATCATCTGTAAAATCATCGGCCGCAGTATTGACGGCATCGCTAAAAAATGTAGTCATATCGTATGCCATATCGGAAGGGCTGATGTTAGGGCTACCATTCGCGTCTTTTTCGTTCAGTTTAACCTGGAGTAGCCCTTGTATGATGCTGTAGCGCATCAGAAGCACTGACATTGTTGATGTTGGCTCGAAATTTTCAATTTCTTTTTCAAGAATTTTCTGCTTGTTTGCGATTACTTTGTAGTTTGCTTTCATATGAATCTCCTTTAAGTGCCCATGACGCGTCTTACTGTTGCAATTTTTATCTCACGTTTCCCTTCCGGCAGCACAAAAGTTGGCTCAATCCAGCGGACTTCTAAGCGAGTTCGACCTTCTCCAACCCAGTAGTGGTGCCAATGAGCACGGCGGACATGTGGTCTGACCGTACGGCCTGTGCCAGTTGCTGTGGATTTCTGATATTCTGCACCGGAAACCAGCTGCATTTCAAAGCTCTTGCCGATTACAAAGCCCACATTGTAAGTTTTGACATTTACTTTTTTAGGAGTAGCACCGGGTTTGGAAACAAGGACGGGCCGCTTCTCTTTCGGGATTTTTACCTCTTTGATTTCAGCATTCTTGGATGCAAGGTAATAAGCTGCAGAAACCGCAACACGAAGATACGGCTCAATACCGGCGTTGAATTCTCGCTGCTTTTGCAGCTCTTCCTCGCTGAGAACGGCACCTGGTACGTTTGAAACCGTGGCGTCATTGACAGTTGCAGAATCAGTTCCGTTCTGAAATGCCTGCTCGCGAGCATCATTGTTGTGCCGATAAGATTCAATCAGCTTTTTGCCGTTGAGACACCACTGCATGCACTGGCAAAGTTCGATGTTATCGACATTCGGGTTCGCCTTAAAAGGAACAATCAGGAAGAGCGTATCCACATCATTTGGCCCGTGGGAAGCATCGAATTCAATGTGTACGAACATCGCATCATGATGAGAGCCAGTGGGCAGATTCATGACAAAATCTCTGTATGGCAACCGCATCATAATGTCAGAATAAATAGGTGCGTCCTCAGTCTCAGCCAATGTTCTGAGAAACTCCGGCGCAAAATTATATACGGTTTTTGCTGCACGCCAATAGTTTGCAACGTATGCCATCGAGAACTGTGCGGCAAGCTCTCCATCCATCGCATTGGCAGCAATTTGACCATTTTGGATAAGGCGGTGCCCAAGCGGAATAAATTCACTTACATAGTAGTCATAGCCTTTATCCAGCAGCTTGTTGGCCCCAGAATTCGCAAGAAATTGACTGCTCTGCTCGGCATACCAGAGAGCACTGTTCACAATGATATTATCCACAATGCCACCTCACTGCCAGCATAATTTTATTGTTCCGTCAACAAAGAGAATCTGGCTGTACTTCTCACCGTCAAGAACGATGCAACGGTCCTCTCCGTGTTTGTGAGCGCCGGTACAATACACAGTTTTGTTATTGATAGCCGGGATGGACGGTGCTTTTGCCAAAACCAGCTGACCGCGCATGGCGCAGATGTCGAGAAAAGAAATAATGTGGTCGCCCACCCTGGAAAACCTCCAATCTTGTTCACAGTGCTTTGATTTGGAAAGAGCCCTCGACATGCGGCAGCGGCTCGTTTGTCACTTTCAGAACGGAGCTATCTCGTTTCTCTGTCGTATATCGAATGGTTTTAAGAATCTCGTATGCCAGCTTGCTGTTGTAGGCAAGCCCTGCGTTGGAAATACCGAAGTTTCCGTTCCAGCCAATTCCCATCCTTTTGAGCTGCGGAATTAGAAGGTCACGGGCTTCGATGACGCCTGTTCCGTTCCAGCGTGCATCATGATACGCCTGAAAGTGCTGTTCATCGTTACCAGAAATATCGAGGGCTTCATAAATGACACCAAATTGACCCATTAGAATGCGAGAGTATGTATCCAACGCATTGGCAACGACTTTCCAGGAAGGAGTATCTAAGCCAATACTGTATTTATACGGAGCATCCTTTTCCGGCAGTTCCCGTGCATGATGCAGCATATCTTCCAGTATTTCGCTGCACTTGTCGGAATAGCTTTTAACAGGAGCCGTTACGTTGATAGCCGTCAGAGTAGCACAAGCACTTGCAATGTCTGCCTCGCTTGCTCCATAAGCCTCTCCAACCTCTTTGCAGATAGAGGAAAAATCGTTGCTATAAAACGTTATCATGATGGCAAGAGTGTGCAGAATGAATAAGTACTGCTTGCTTGTAAAATCAATGTACATACGGAAAAAATCCTTTCACTTTCTACCTTTTAATTATACCGCGATTCGCAATTTCTCACAACGGAAAACGCTAAATGGTAACAGTTTATACATGTTTTTACAAGCAAAAAAGCCGCCTCTTATGTGAGGACGGCTTTTCTTATTGTGGCAGGGGTAACACGACTCGAACATGCAACAAGCGGTTTTGGAGACCGCTGCTCTACCACTTGAGCTACACCCCTATATAGATACTCCAGCTGGGAGTCGAACCCAGAGTAAAACGGGACTTAAAGCCGCCGCGTTTGCCAGTTTCGCCACTGGAGCATATGGCGGGTTGTACAGGGTTTGAACCTGCGGCCCACGGATTAACGGTCCGTTGCTCTACCAGCTGAGCTAACAACCCATAAATGGCAGTTGTTGTACTGCCGGACATGGTACTCCCCGAGGGATTCGAACCCTCAAAACGGTGCGGTTTGAGCGCACTGTGTCTGCCAATTTCACCAGAGGAGCTTATGGCGGGCGTAGCAGGGTTTGAACCTGCGGCCCACGGATTAACGGTCCGCCGCTCTGCCTACTGAGCTATACACCCACAAAAGTGGCAGATAATGCTCTGCCGGGCATGGTGCGCTCGCGGGAAATCGAATCCCGAACACCCTGATTAAAAGTCGGGTACTCTACCGATTGAGTTACGAGCACTTGTCGCGCATCTTCCGTGCCTTGCTTATGGGAACACAGCTTTGAGGAATCTCACTTCCGATGCGCATGAAAGTGAGCGTTGGCCGAGAATGGTCGTGTCGAACAACCGTTGTCAGGGTGAAAGCCTGATGCCTTACCGTTTGGCGAATCCTCGAATATACATTATGTATAATAGCATACACTTTAATAAGCCTGGCTGGAATTCACTCCAGCGGCATTAGAGTGACCTGATTCTGATTTTCTGCATCAAAAAAGCACCCATCAGGCGTTGTGCGTCTGACAGGTGCTCATATCGTGCAGAGTATGGAAAACAACCGATACTTGGATGATTTTATTCAACCATCACTGCACTATGATTTGCACAAACAGACAACACAAAACAGCCGAAGAGATTCCAATTGCTCCACAGCTTTTGCAATTTATTCTGTTTGTTCATCATAGCAGCAAACATCGTGCAATTTTCCTTTCATCAAATTCAGTGTCTATATTATACAATGTGTAGAATACAAAGTCAAGGCTTTTCATAAAAATAATAGCAGGCCCACGCTTATTGTTTGTCTGGCTTCCAAGCCACAATCCGCGCTATTGCATTCGAGAACGGTATGCCCTCACACGAACACAACTCGCTTAAAGCCTCAGCCATCCTGGACTCATAGTCAGCCATAGCCAGGTCGATGGGCACCTTGATTTCAGCAGAACCATCCGTTGTTTCCAGAACGGGAGTCCTCGTGCTTTTCCTTTTGACGCTCCAGTTGTTTGCCAGCAAGTAGTCGTACAGTGCATACGGATTAACTGCGCTTATACCTTCTCTCGATGACAGTATCGTATATGCCCGCTTGTATTTTCTGGTTCTTTCCAAGTCCCTTTCAGTTGGAGTGTGAGGGAGCCTGGTTAAGTCCATATTGCTGCGCAGGTCCGAGAGCTTTACTTTGACAGCAATAGAATTTTGCTGAATATACCAAAGATATTCAGCATACGATATACCCTTGCTATGGGTCAACGTACTCACAGTGTCAGCAACCTCTTTTGGAAACCCCGTTCTGATGTCTTCTATTGTGACGGACGTATCTTCGACCGTATCATGCAGAAATGCCACAGCCTCGGCTATTGGGTCACCTTTTACGCCTTCTGCTACAACCGTAACGTGCGCTTTGAAGTAATCCTTCCCCGCCTTGTCTTTTTGCCCGGCATGAGCCTTAACAGCCCAAGCTCTGGCTTTGGCAATCATATCAATGTCAGACTGCTTCCACTCTAAAGGAATCGTAATGTTCACTTGTACGCTTGATTTTTTTGCCAACTATATCACCTCATACATATATTATGTATGTATTCTGTGCCGTCAGTCAAACTGCTCAACGAATATTTTACAAAAAATCAAAAAGAGCCATTCATCCCACAGGAAAGCCTGCAGGTTTTCTGGCTCGCAATTATAACCCTGTTGGATATAGCAATCTGTTGCCTTGTGTTGCTCACAAAAACAAAAAAGCCGGGAAGCCCCGGCAAACATGGCGGCCAGAGTGGGATTCGAACCCACGGACGTTTGCGGCGTCGCTGGTTTTCAAGACCAGTTCCTTAAACCACTCGGACATCTGACCATAAAAGGATGGGGCGGGACCGAAATCCCGCCCCACAGCAAGGAGAAAAAACTATCGACTACCGTTAGTTAGAGGATGGCAAATTAGTGGATGCCCAGGGAAGCGGCATAAGCAGCTTCACGAGCGGCAACCTGTGCCTGCAGAGCAGCGATGGAAGCGGCATAAGCGGCTTCACGCTTTTCAGCAGCAGCCTGAGCTTCAGAGGTAGAAGCGTACTGGGGCTCGTTGCCAGCCAGAGTGCCAGCATAGCCCTTGACGCCATCAGCGCCCTTAACAGTCAGGACTTCATGACCACAATGGTCACAGACGTAAACGTTACCCTTGCGGGTCCAGTTGTGATAGCCACAGCTGGTGCAGACGGTGTACTCATTGCCCCAGGTGCCATTGGCAATAGCGGCGGCAATTTCACCGTGCTCAGAAGCCTCAACGTTCTTGTGAGGAGCGGTCGGAGTAGTGGTGGTAGTGCCGTTGCCATTGTTGGAGCCGGTAGAAGTGTTGTCCTTATCGGGGGCCACTACGTCGCCCTTGTCATCGGGAGTGGTGGTGCCGCTGTCGCCGGTATTGTCGCCCTCGTTGTCATCCTTGCCGTCATCGGGAGTGGATGCAGTAGTGGCTTTCAGGGTCAGGACATTGTCGTGAATGTCATCGCCCAGGAAGTAGAACAGGCGGTCATGGTTCAGGCTCTTGCTGGACGCGGTGTAAGTATCGCCGGAATCGGTGGTCCAGGCTTCAACACTCTGACCATCAACACTGCCCGGGAAAGTGGCGGTGTCAGTTTCGGTCAGCACAGTGTTTCCGTCAATCTGATAGTTGATGGTGATGGAACGTGGATTACCTTCGGCCGCATAGCAGGAAGTGATGCCGTCAGCGGTGAACCACTGGTCAACTGCATCGTACGGCAGAGTGTCGCCGGGATAGTAGTTGTAGGTGTAGCTGCCGTGGCCCTGCAGGGTAATCCAGTAACCGTAGTCATACTGGCTTGCCGGGAACGTCATAGAGCCGCCCGGAGCCAGGTCCTGGGAAGAACCGTTGCTGAAAGAGAAATGATAGGTGTCGCCGGTGGCTGCGAATGCTGCGACAGGCAGACAAGTTGCCATCATACCGGCTGCTGCAATCCCTGCGATTGCTTTGATGATTTTCTGATTACTCATGATGTGTACTCCTTTGCTTTTTTGATTTTTTCGTCTATTTATCTGCATTTATTCAGATACCGGTTTGAAAGAAATCAGCCGCAGCTTTGCTGCGTTGCCCACCATCCGCCGCGTGGAGGCTTTCCCATGGATGGTTGACGAAGCAGATATGTGCTTCGCCAGTGTCGCAACCGTCTTCGCCACTCGACACAATTTCGGTTTGAATTTATCCCCGTAAAATCGCATATCCATGCTGCGCGGAGAGGATAAAATTCTTCGTGGTATGGTTTCGGAGTTCCGCGCCTGATTGGCCGTACTACACGCAATGCAGTACAATACCCCAGATACCTTTGGCGAAAGGAAGCGAAAGGGTGTCTGGATGGAGAAGGGAGATGGCCTCGAACCATCGATACCCTGCTTTGCGGCAGGTGCTTTATCCAGCTAAGCTATCCCTCCATGATGGCGGGTCAAGCCCGCCAAATAGCGTTACGCAAACTGGAAGTCGCCGTACTGAGTCACGGCGCGTTCCAGGCGCAGAGGAATGGTTTTTGTACTCTTCTGAGTGATGTCCTCGCGTGCTACCTGAGCTTCACTCACGCCAGCCGCCTGCAGGACTTCATACAGATTGGAAGGACCAGTACCAGCATAACCACAGGTTAAGCCATTAACCTGAAGCGTGAAGCCGTGCAGATGCGGTGCCAAACCGGGAACGAAATCGAGTTCAACAATGACCTCGTCGCTCTTGTCGTTTACACGGTTGACAGCGATGGCGCGGATGTTCTGGTTGCCAAACATTTCAATCAGCTTTTTTGCCGCTGCAGCGGTTTCAATGGTAGTCGCACCTTCAACATTGATAATTGCCTGTTCCATAAGTTTCATCTCCTTTCTATTATCGCTTCATTGGGTAATGGGGCTTGATGGCAGGTTCGAACTGCCGACCTGCGCGTTACGAATGCGCTGCTCTACCAACTGAGCTAATCGAGCACGATAGGGTGTTTTATGCTGGTCACCCCTTGAGCGAGAAGCCAACTCGCATCCAGCACCATTCGGCAGCCACGCCGATAGATTCTGTATTGTACCCTCTTCACCGTTTTCCGGTCTTATTCGCGACTAACACCGGGACTTTCGAATACTTTCAGGCACAGCACCTGTTTGTCTATTATTTTTGAGGCTGTCTCATCGACATTCGGACAGCGGACCACAAGTGGACCATGCTCACCAAGTTTAACGTCGTGGCGTACGGTGACTGCGACGTGTGGAGCAAGTAGCGGGGGTCGAACCCGCGTCTCCGCCTTGGAGGGGCGGAGTATTAGCCGTTATACGATACCTGCATAAGATTGCGGGTGAACCCTCACTTAGCCCCGCCATGACATCCGTTTAGTAGGTCGTCATCCCCGGATGTCATCTTCACACCACCTGACAATCTTGCGAACCTCATCGTTGACGATACGCGAGAATCCAAGAAAGCGCTTGGGTGTTGGTCAACTTCAAATTTTGAGCCCTGTCGTTGATTCCCTGTCAAATCGGGTTAACGGTTGTCGTTGGGCTGTGTGTGAGACTGCGGCGAAACTTACCAGTTGCCGTGCAGCAATCTCGCCTTTACGGCTGTGTCGCGTCTGGATGCGCCCCGACTTGACGGGGATGCTCGTACGTTTGCATGCTTCTAAGACATTCGTCAGCAGCCGCAAGAGCCGCTGTCCGCCACCCGCCACGAGGAGGCTGCCTTAATGGGTGGCATGCTGTCCGCCAGATGTTGTGTATAGCACCGTATCATGTGATTTCGATACATCCAACGGATAGCGTCTGGAGCTGGAAATCGGACTTGAACCGATGACCGACTGATTACAAATCAGTTGCTCTACCAGCTGAGCTAAACCAGCAAATACAAACATTAGCCAGATGCCCGGAGCACGTGTTGCCCACCGTCCGCCGCGTGGAGGCTGTTTGCTTGGACGGCTGGCGCGGAGTTACCCGCGCCAAAGGAAGGAAGGATATTACTATGAAACGGATGATTTTCACGCTTCACTTGTGTCAGCTCAAATGAAGCCATGCGACCAAGATTGGGGAAAGGAAAACCTTGATGTCTCAGGAGCCGTTCCTCTTCCTGAGAACAATTGTATTATACCATATATGTGGTATCCGGTCAATGAAAAGACACAATATATAGTGTATAAATTGTAAACAAACATTAAGATACCACTATATCTAGTGGTTGGGGCAAGCGCATCAAAAATGCCTTGTGGTTCCGGCAGATTGCAGGAAAGTCAGCAAATCTTTAGCCGAACCTACCATGGAAACCACAGCGCCACTTTTCGCGTACAGGTCGGCAATGGAATCTTCCTGCCCCTATGGTTAGTCCTTCCCAAGAAAACGCACCCACTGTGTACGCTTGATTGGCTTGCTGTCGAAAGCACAGTGCTCGTCATGATAATCCGGCATCAGTTTCCGCTGGAAACACCTCGTACACGCTGACATACAGCATCCCCGGCTTGTAGTCAGCGTACTCAACCGAGCGCTTTTGGTCGTATACTTTCACGTCTGAGTCATCGTCCGCCGTGAGCCAAAGATACTTGACGTGCTCAGCATAGCGCGGGTCTTCGATACGATAGCTCTGCCCCTCTTTGATTTTCAAATGACGTGCATTTGCTTGGGCACGCGAAAACTCAACGAATGCGCCGTAGTCGCCAATCACGATACGGTTGTACCCGCTGGTAATGACTGTGCCGTTACTGGTTTCGAGTTTGGTCGTACCACCGGATACGTTGCACCATTCTGGCAGAGCTTCTTTGAACTCTGCTCGCACATCCTTGAAAAAGGTACGCGGAATAGGCTTGTATTTGTATTCGCGGGCAAGCTGCTCTTGATATTTAAGCATCCGAGCGCCGGTTTCCGAGATTTTGTGCTTCATGATTAACTCATCCACTTCTTTTCCCACTGGTCGTATTCGGCAACTTCCCGTTTCACGGTTCTACCGTCTATCTTATATATCGTGATACGTTGTGCATAGTTTGCTGCGTGCTTTTGCAGCTGTTGCAGGGCCTCTTCCTCAGAGTCCGTTTGCTTCATCCAGAACAACTTTCCCCTGCTCACCGTAGTCACCCGTATAGCTGCTTCGGATGATTCGTGCGGCACGGTCGTTCTCCTGCTCTTCGTAGGCTTTAACAATAAAATCGACGTAGGTTTTGAACTTCTGCTCGTCACCGTCACGATGCGCTTCAATGAGTTTTCCAATCGTCACAACGTTGATTTGGTTCATGATTTTTTGTCCTCTCTTTCCATGCTTTAATTATACTCTTCCGTCAGACTGAAATGTGATTTTCTAACGATTGTTAACGAAAAATTCATAATTTGAAAGGGCAAAAGCTGAACGTTGGAACGTCTGAATCAGGGTTTTCAACCTGGTATTTGATGACTCTTTTTTGAGCTCCTAAAGCCTTGTATGTCTGCTCGGCGTTCACGCATAAGCCGTTGGCAAAGAAGAGAGTGGAACCATTGCGTTCACTGATATTTTCGGCAGAATACATTTTTGGCTTTCTGATTCCGGGGTCGAGATGAATTCCACCGCGCATCAGCTTTTCAGCATAGAACCAGACATCAACGCGGGAGAAAATGTAAAGCAGCTGCGTGGTTCTGAAATAATAGAGAATCTGGTCCGCACCACTCCTGTATACCCAGCCCGGGGTGTGCCATAAAGGGTCGATGCCATCCCGATACCGCCGCGCTACCCGTTGTTCGTTCAGAGCGTCAGGCACCATGGAGAAGTAGTCCACCGAGGTTTCCAGGTAGAAATTTCCGGTATTGTGACTGTCCACTTTCGCTTCCAGGCCAAAGGTCTTGCCATTCTTCTTCCAGACGATGAAATCGGTATCTTTGTCTTGATATGATTTATCCTGAGTTACGTCATCGTAATGGCTAATGCCATGATTCACTTTGATAATCGGGTCGTTAAGGAATTTGCGAGCCAAGTCTTCTCCGAATTTTCCCTCATCGAGTTGCTTGGACATCTTAAACTGACGAGGGCTTTCTTCCCAGGCTATCATACTTTTACACGGCATCTGCCGAATTTTCAGGCAGCTACGATACGATATGTGCAACGATACGTTCTGTACAGGCATCGACAACGGCGCTGGCCGTCCGCTGTTCACGCAGCGAATGGCAGAGTTCGTCGAGTTCGGATTCCGTGAAGGGATAGTCTGCCGAAGCAAGGAACTTCTTGCACAGTTCTTTCATGTCATCGTCGCCTAAAGGCTTGACGCGGTGTTTGAAAGTGAATCGGCGAATGAGGGCTTCGTCAAGGTTATCGACGCGGTTTGTAGTGCCAATGAGAATGACGTCATTCGGGAGCCGGTCAAGTTCCTGCATCAATGCGATGGTGACGCGGCTCATTTCAGCGACATCATCGCGGCTGCCACGGCACATTCCGATGGCATCAATTTCATCAACACAAAGAACACAAGGCGTGCGCTTTGCGTAATCGAACACTCTGCCGATGTTCTGCTGTGTCCGGCCAAGAGCAGAATTGACAAGGCCAGAGAATTTCAGGAAAACAAACGGTAAATTCGCCTTGTGTGCAATGTAGCGGGCCAATTCAGTCTTACCAACACCAGGAAGGCCCGTCAAAAGCAAAGAGCAAGTATAGTGGATGCCAAGCTCCTTGATGGCTAAAGCTGCTTTTCTGGTGGCCAAGAGCTTGTTGATGACTGTTTCTTCCTCCTCGCGGAGCAGGAACCGGCTCTCAGGGAAATTCGTGGCATCCTCCGCAATCAAGAGGTTTTCCAGGTTGGCGGGCAGCTGAATCAGTTCCGGTTTCAGAAGATTCAACTTTCTGAGTTCGTTTTCTTTGAACCTGGCGTCCTTTTCGGGTACATTCTTTTCAAGCATGATTCGGCACTGAGTCTGCGCGTTTCGAATATCGCCATCCACCACAAATCGAATTAAATTACGTACGTCGTCTGTCATTTCATTTCCTCCTAAAAAAGAAATAGGCCGCCAAATGGCAGCCTGTTAATATGAGGTTATATTCTGATTTTTGTTTCTACTGCAAATAGTGTTTACCGTCGAAACAGAGAGATTATATTCAGTGGCAAGCGCCTGCACCTTCTCGCCTTCCCTGTGGCGTTTAGCAATCAGTGCATTACGTTCCGTGTTTTTTCGCGGACGGCCGCGTTTCTGTAAAATTCCAGCTCTGACATTTTCCTGATGAAACGTTTCATAAATCGCCGTTTTAGAGATTCCGTATTCCTTGGCAATAGTGCTGACCGAGACCCCCCTTTCGATTTTGCTTCGAATATCGGAATTCCTTTGATTGGTCTTGTCTTTCAGCGCCTTGTGATAGTATTCCTGACAGGTTTTTCCAATTTGGCGCATGTCCTTGTAAAGAGTGGATTTTGAAATACCGTATTTCTCACAGATGTCTTTTGAGGACGTTCCTGCCTCATAATCCGCAAGAATCGCCTTGCGCCTTTCATCCAACTTTTTGGAATTTGTATGTAAATGCCCTGCAAGGACGGTACGGACACTGCTTCGAGACAAAAAGTATTTTTTGGCGATTTCCTTATCAGTCATTCCGGCTTTCGCATCTTCCAACATAGCCGCATTGCGAACTTTCGTGGCAGCAGACTGCTTTTTCTTGTTCTTCTTAATCGTAGCTTGAGCGCATTCAGAAACAGTATAGTAGCACTGCTGATAGGTCACGCCATGCTTCTTTGCGATTTCAGCAACCGTCATCCCGGCTTTCGCATCTTGAATCATAGCTTCGTTGAGAGGTGCTCTTTTTGCTTTCTTTGCAAGATTCTTTTCTTTTGCTAGGTCTCTCACCATGGCATAGCAATAAGAGCTTGAAAAATACGTTTCCTTGGCGATTTCCTTGACAGTTTTGCCAGAAAGATACATTTCCCGGACTTTTTCTCGGTCTTCTTTGACCTGCTGCTTCGCAACATCTTTCTTTGATGCAGCCATGCAATTATTCCTCACTTTGACAACTTTTACTTTTCCCTGGGCCTGGATTATACCGCTTCATGGCGCGATATACACTTCCCTTTTTGAGCCCGTATTCTTCCGCAAGCTCTTTGACAGAAACGCCGTTTTTGTATTTCCTGACCATCTCGGCGTTTCTTTTCTTGCCGGTCTCGATACGGTTTTGGCTGTGGATTTGTCGGCCATTCTTTCCGTGCGCATGAAGAATCCGATAAAAGAGCGTTCCACTGATGCCGTATTTTTCCTGGAGCTCCGGAGATTTTGCGCCCATCTCATATTCATGAATCATCTGGGTTTGCCAGGCTTTCTTCTTTGCTTTCCTCTGCCGGGCCTGTTCTTTGTAAAAGTCCTTCAGACTATATCGGACAGTAGAAACACAAATTTGATACTTTTCGGCCAGCTGTTCCTGGGACATACCGTTCTTGGCATCCTCCAGCATCTTTTCATTTCGCGCCCTGACTTTGTCATGAGTTAGACACACGTGGGTAATCTTGTTAATCGGCATTTTCGCTATTCTCCTTAGCTCTGGCTTTTACGTTATACTGGTAAATCCCATTTTGATGAAGGATAAGGTAACCTAGTGAAGGGCTGATATTTACCTCCCTGCTCAACTCGATAATCGATTTTCGAGGATTTTTCTTGTAAGCATCAAGAAAAGTTTGGTTCCGCATCTTTTTCTCTTTTTTGAGAGCCGTTTCAATATGATTGTATTTTTGGCTTTCGTACTCTCCGCTCGAATGCAAGATTGCATAAATACGCTGCATGGAAATGCCGTACATCTTGCCCAATTCTCTGGCCGTCATACCGCCTTTATACTGTTTAACAATTTGCTCATTTCGAGTGGTAAGTCTCTTCTTCTTTTTTTCAAAATAACGAGGCGGCTCCTGCGTATCTTTTAGAATCTTGTAGCACATCGTTTCTGAAAGATTATATTCCCTCGCGATTTCTAAAATCGGCTTTCCATTTTTGTAATCTTCGATGATGCTTTTATTGCGGTTCATGCGTTCTTCTTTGTTTGACATAAAGCCTCCGATAAAAAGAAAGAGCAGGTTCAAAACTGAGCCCGCCCTAGCCTTTCGGTCGGATTTTGCCCGACCAACGATGTTTTTTGATGCCTTTCGTTCTATATTTTGTATTATATGCAATTCGCACAGATGCACAATGTTTTTCTTTCTGGTAATTTATGGTAAGTATTGTGCAAAAAAATAAGACCACCACCCTTTTTGGGGCAGTGGTCTTGATTGCTATTGCTTTTGAAAATCAATCCAGTAGTTTTCCGGCCTTGTATGAGTGGTACAAATAGCTCGGATTACAATAGTAAGTTGCAGTATTAAAATCTGAGATGTCATCGCTAATGAACGAGGAAAATACATCAATTACATCCTGGACACCAGGAGTGCTAGTACAGTCAAAGATGATGCGCTGGTACACTTTTCCGATATCTGTATAAGATGGAACCTTGTAGTGGCAGTTAGACACCGTATCATACGTTCCTTCCGGCACAGGAAAAAGCTCACAAATTTCATCGGCAGATTGCTCAAAGCTCTGGCAGTGAAACACATCCGCTGAGTCGAGAATTGCCTTGACTCCGTTTGTGCCAAGAGCAGAAACCACATCCTTGCGATGATTCCTCGTAACGCGGCCGATATATTCAATCAGGCTGCAGGTATAAAAGACATCGTTTTTGCTGTAGGTTGCAGTTTCAGTCATACTTCAATCGCCTCCTTAAAAGAGAGACATTTCAAAGCGACTTCCGTGTGAAAGCTGATTTGATGCGTGGGATGCTTGAATTTTGCCAACGCCCAAAAAGCTTCGCGGCTAATATCACCGCTTAGAAAGTCGTTGACGTAGTTCCAAATGGTGTCATCCGCCATGGGTCCTTCCACAATATCATAGTCATGATGTTTGCCCGAGCGACATATAGCAATAAAATCAAGCCACTCATCACTCATTTCGGGGAATTTCTTAATATTTAGCATAGGAGATTCTGTATATTCAAACACGTTGACAATACCACGAGACCTGCCTTTTTTTGACCAGCGAGCGGCTTGTTCGTAGTTGTTAGTGCAATAGAATCCCCATGAAAAATCTTTGGCGTACCTTGTTTTTCTGACCTCAGGGTTGCGGACTATTACATCGCTGCCATGATACAGAACCATTATTATCACTTCCTTGTATATATTATACTTGTTTTTATGTGTCAACACAATCATTTTGTATGATTTTGGTTCCTACGCTTTTTGCCGAAAGAACCCGAATCAAAGTTTCGTTCTAGGAGTATCAGCTGTTCGATTCACCCGGCAGCCACTGCTGAGGATAAGCGCGAAGCAGATTTTTCGGTACGCAGTCATTCAGAGCGGAATTCTCAGCAAGAGCCATATCAATGATGTAGTAATCATTGCCGTTGATTTTCACTTCTGCATAACTGAACGAGTCATCATCATCGGGGCTTGCGCAGCATTCGACAGCAAAAACTTCATGGGTTTTGCGGTTGGCTTTGCATGGCAGATTGAACATTGCACCGGAATCAAAGCAGGACTCAATGCAGGCATTGACCACATCGCTTACGGGAGACTCTGCAGCCTCCTGATATTCCGGCATGTGCCAGATGTCGATGCTTGCCTTGTTGGTATCCTCAATGTTGCGGACCTTCAAGACACGGACACCCTTCTTCTCCATGTGAATGACGGCACGGCACAGGTCCACACGGATTTCGTGTGAATCCATAATGGTGCCACGGTCATCCTTAGGTAGGAAGATTTCGATAACTTTGTTGATATCGGGGGTTTCGGCGACGAAATAGACTTTGTCATCGTGAATTTTGAACATTGCATTACGCTCCTTCTTGTTCATACAAAAAGGGCGGGCTCCCTAAAAACAGGAAGTCCGCCCTTTAAGCGAAATTGTGAATGTACGAAAGGCATAAAACCCTTTCGATATGGAATGTTATCTATCGTACAATTTTTGTTGTAGTCGGTTCGCACAGCTTGTCGAGTAAATCAGGTGCAATTTTTATGGTTTGCAAATCCCACACGCCGAATACCCTTCCTGGATGAGCTCATCGCGGGGCCCCATATAGTCGATTCGATTCTTTTGACTCATCGATTCGACTGCAGAGCAATCGGGTTTGTGAAACTTCATAGTGCTCGTGTTCAGAACGTATGTCTCGTCTATGACAAGTGAAGCTTTGTCCTGTTCATCCTTGGAATCTGCAGCACTACCGGCTTCAATCCGATTTTCATCATGATATTCACCGGAAGTGAAACTTACCTCTTTGCCATCCGAGGTGCAGTAAATATCACCCAGCAGGTCTGTGCGATAAACCTCGACACCTTTGTTTTGCAACTTGTCGAGTGTTTCCTGATGTGGATGACCGTAACTGTTCCCTGTGCCACAAGAAATCACAGCATATGTTGGATTTACCGCATCCAGAAAAGCCTCTGAGGTAGATGTACTTGAGCCATGGTGCCCTACTTTCAGAACTGTTGACTGAATGTCTTGTCCCGATGCAAGTATCACATTTTCTGCTTCCTGTTCCGCATCACCGGTAAAGAGGAACGAAGTATTCCCGTAGACAATACGCAGAACAATCGAAGTATTGTTCGTGTCATCGGGAACAGAATTAACACCAACTATCGTGAATTCCGCTTCCCCCAGAGTGTAGGTTTCACCCACATCCGGTATCGTGATGCCTCCGCCTTTTTGCTCCGCGTAGCTTGCAAAGTCCCGAAATGCTTTGCTGTCGTATTCTGTCACAGGGCATAGAGTCATGTTCGCAGGGACGGCCTCAAAAGCACCGGACAAGCCGCCGATGTGGTCTTCGTGCGCGTGAGTCCCAACGACATAATCCAGGTGCCCATCGGTTTCACGCTGCATAACAGAATATAAGAGGTTAGAATCATCGACATTACCGCCATCAATAAGCATTGAGTGGCCGTCGCAGGTGATAAGGGCGGAATCCGCCTGCCCTACGTCTATAAAGTGAATGGTAAAGCTGCCGTCCACCGAACCGCCAGCCGTCTGTTCACTGCTTGCAGTGCTTTCTGAGACGACCCCGGTGCTGGATGGACTTTCCGATATTATCGGATTCTGACCGCAGCCGGTGAAGCTGAGTGCAAGGAGCGTAGCGATGATTGCCGCCGTGCTCCGGAATAGATTGCTTTTGAGTTTCATACTTTTTCTCCTTTCAACAAAAAAAGCGGACCTACCCCGCTATGGGATAAGTCCGCTTAAAATACAGATTGTGAATCCTACTGATTTTTAGTATCTGTTCACATTTTATATTGTACGGCGTTCGTATATTTTGGCAAGCGCTATTTTTCCCCAAACTTGATGTCGATATATACAATCTCAAAGCACAGTGCAGCGCTCAAGGCAAATCCGAGAACGATATACGACGGGTGAGTTAAGGACCAGCCAGGATTCGCTAGATACCCATGCCAATATCTAATGTTAAGTACAAAAATAAACACCGGCAGAATTAGATACCAGATGCTTTCCAGCACAATTTTGATGTCTTTTCGCATTTCACTCGCCTCGAAATTCGAGCGGAATCATGGTCCGGCGCTTTTGGCTTTCTGAATACCAGATAACGCCAAATCCGACCAGGATAGCGAAAATGATGATTTTCAAAAGCTTCTTCATTTATTTCTCCTTTCTCTCATGTCTTTCGCCATCTTTTTGACTTTGGCGACGTTCACGTTCCGATTGTTATCGTTCCTCTCAAGCCATTTTGCCGCCTGTTCGGGCGAGATTTCGTAGCCGTCCCGAGTCCTCTGATTAAAATTATAGCGTCCCATCTGTAATTCCTTTCTGCCTATGTGGGCATATGTCTGATATTTGTTATGTGATATTCAGAAGGATTTTCCGATTTGTGATTATATTCGTGTTGGTCGAGTTGGCGTGGCTGCATCGAAACAGTGCGCAACGTTCTGAGTCTGTGCATAACACCTCCTCTCACCAGTGGCGATAAGGTATCCTTGCCGCTGAGGTTATGAGTCCTAGCTCTGTCGTCTGAATCAGCCAGAATCGCCAGCAACTCATCGAGGATGCCGATATAGTTGTCGTCATTGATATACTGGATGGTGTTAATCATGGCCGTTTTCAGTGCATTGATAGGTTCTCCGCGCATTGAACCGGAAGTATCGACAACGAACAAAGCTATTTCTTAGTCTGTGCGGGTGTATCCGTGGTCAGCTAACCATTTATGTACTTCATTCGTGACGTCCAATGTATCGATGGAATAGCTGTTAACTCCCAGTTTGCCATTGGAAAGATTCATGCCGATATTATAAATGAGCTTGTGGCCTTTCATTTTGCCGATGGTCGTTGTGCTTCCTGCGGCGAATGTTTTGACTCCGACGCCGAGTTCCGAGTTATTCTCGTAGTCCAGCTCTTTGTAAGTAAAATTGTCTTGTACAAGAATCAGTTTTTTGAAAATCTGATGACTCTGCAAGATGCCATTATAAATGGAAAGGCAGTTTTGCCAATCGGCTTCAAAATCAATCCAGTTCCCGAATGTGGAAGCTGTCAATGGAGCATTAGGACTCTGGTTGATAGCTGCTGCCTCTTGAAGCAGCAGTTTCTTAGGTGTTTTGTATTCCGCTACCGGATAGTTAATTTCACCCTTGCACAGTATTTTCGCAAATGCTTTGACGGCAAGCTTACCAAAGATAACGCAGAAGCATCCGCAGAAACCAAAAAATGCGCCAAGCAGATAGAATACAAGTGTTGCTGTATGGATGCTTTCGGGGTCGTATCTCTGCGCTGATGCCTCCGAAATAACAAGGCCAATTGGAATCAGCAGCAAAATAATGCCGAAAATTATAAAGGCGATTCCCATTGTTACCCACATCTGACCCGTACCTGCCGGGGTCGCATATTACAGTGCTCTTTTCCGTTCTTTCTCAGACGGAATCATCTTATCCTTTTTGGCTGCCATGATTTCCTCCTCCTTTTAATCGTGAAATCTGTTGTTGATTTTCTGAATCAGCCAAAGCTGAGCTGCTCTGAGTCAGTTGAAAAGAAAGCCGCCTTTTTCTTTGCCTGCTCTTTTGCACTCTTACTCATCGGTTTCTTCGTGCCGTCCAGATGATGCTTGCTCTTGTACGAATACCCTTTCCAGGCAGCCTGATAGGAAAGGTAGCCATATCCGTTAGCGTTGTCCAGGACCTTATCGGTAGCCGTCTCGACCACAACATAACGGGGCTGGTTGGGCTTTGAGAGCTCATCGCTTTTCACGACACGGTAGCTCTTTTTCTCATCTACACCGTACTTGGAGAACGGCAATGCGGATTCCTTTTGGGGTTTGGCTTTTGCCTTGGTATTTTCGGTATTTCCTTCGACGGAATCCACCAGTTCAGAGTCAAAGAACGCCTCATCAAGCGGTACATTGGAGCTGTTCTGCTTCTTTGCTTCTTCGATTTTCTGATACATGGCATCTTCGGCGCGGCGCATCTTCCAAACCTTGATGAGGACTTTTTCCGGGAACGTGATGGTCAGTCCCTTTTCCGCCAGCATCTTTCGGACAGCAGGCGTAGCGAAAGACTTGTATTTTGCATACGGTCCTTCTTCGTGCAGCTCGATTTCATGGCTTACCTGAGTCATGTATTCCTCAAACGCCTTGTTCTGGTCGAGCCAGAACTTGACTTCGGAATAAGGAGAATCATGGTCCACGTTTTTTTGAAGTTCGCAACTCTTCGCATAAGCAAGACAAGCGTCTTTCACATCGGCAAAACCAAGCCCAAAATTATCGTTCAGAGTGTTTCGGCGTGCTCCATCCATCACGAAATAACGGCTTCCTTGCTTGATGATGGCGATACCATCTCCGGAAGTGATAGTGGTGGACTCTTCCGCATATCCGTCGTCAGTCCAGCGGTCGATAATCGATGCCGTATCCTGTACAAAGCCTTTTCGGCAGGTGTAATAATCCGCGCCGTTGTAAGCTCGTTTCGTGATGCACTTGAGGATTGCGTCAATCAGAGCGTCCTTATCCTTGATTTTTACGCTGTACATCAGGTTACTTTTCACGTTCCAGACAACGCCATATGGAAGACTCAGCGCAATCATAGAACACGCACACTGCAGAAAATGCTTGTGTGCCAGACTGCTGATGAACTTGATGCAGTAGACGGTGCTGTTCTTTACGACATCCGCAAGGCCCGAGGCATAAATCACTTTATGGTCATTAGTATGGATGTCGATATCTCCGCGTGCCTGAACATACTCATCGGGAGTGAACACGGTGCCAAGCCGCATACTGAGCGACATTTTGGCTTTTGCGCTCACAAAAGGAGGCTTGACCTGTTTTACATACCGGCACTGATTCGTTTCAAGCGCCGTGAGCAGCAGAACCTTATCCTCGACCGTTGCGCCTTTCTTGATTTTCAAATACTGCATGTCCTTGTGTAGGTCCATGTAATAAGCGAGTGCGTCATCGATATCATAGGAATTAAAGAATCCTGCCTGCATATAGATGCTGATGCAGGGAGACAAGTCAATCATGGCATCCGCTGCCTGCACATCGATGGTCGTATTGTCATCGCGTTCAATCGGTGTAACTTCCAGCAGCTTATAGCAAGCATCCACATCTTCGATGAATTTGTGGTCGAACATCTCGGAGAACGAAAACGGATGCCGGAACACGCAATTCATTCCAGTCGGAGTCATCAGGGATTTATCGCTCAACGGATGGTCATAGTTCACGAAGATAATCCGCTGCTTTCCTCGGCTTGCTGCGACACAAAACAGATTCCGAAGAATCTCATATCGTGACATCGGCTTGCTTGTGCGGGACGACCAGTATTCTTCAGTGAAATCGAAAACGACACAGATAGGTCGCTCCATACCTTTGCTGCCGTCAAATGTTGTGAAGATACCAACATCTGAGGAAGGTGCTACCGCCTTATCCCCGTCATTGTCCGCGATACTTGCATAGACGTGATGCTTGTCATAGAGGTTTCCGGGGCGATTTTCCAGGTCATTGAGCACCTTTGTCATAGCTCCGATTCGAGCGCCCAGACACAAAACATCTTTCGGGTTTTGTTTATTCAGAAACTCCGTCACCTCATCGACTGACATCTGTTCCACGATGCAGGAACCATTTACGCCGTTGATGGTCTTGCCCCAGATATTGCCGAGTCGTTCTGCCAAGTCATGAGAAATACGGAAGCATTTCGTGAAAACCACCTGTTCATGGCGGCCGAGAAAATCCTGCATGAACTCCCAGACATCCAGCGCTGTATCATCGTAGATTTTCTGCTTCATATCGCCCACTGCGACGATTTGAAGGCCCGGATTCTGAGAACGGATATATTTGAGCAGTTCTGCAATCTCGTCATTGATATCCTGATACTCGTCAATGATAAGAGTATCAATTGGCGGAATCGGAATTTTCTTTTCCAATACCATAGCGAGCTGTTCACCCTGCCCGCAATTTCGGATTCCCTTTTTGTTCAGCAGCAGGCTTGCAAATCCGTGATAGTTCTGGACCAAGACATTATGATTTTTGATTTTGTCTTTGGCGTCAAGTTTGAGTAATCGGTTATAGGTCAAGTACAGGATACACCGTTCTGGAGGGTACGCATCACAGAGCACGTTGATGGTCGATGTCTTTCCGCTGCCAATGCAAGCGTCACACAATACGTTTTTTCCCGACAATGCCAAATGTACGAATTCCTGTTGTTCGCTTGACAAGTCGTTCAGCGTCATAGCTATATCTCCTAACAACAAAAATGCCCCGGCAGCATCCAATTCAGATGCCGTCAGGGCACAATTTTTATCTTATTAGGGTTATTATATCTGATTCGCACAGATGTGCAAGCTTTATTTTACTATGTTTCATCTTGCTTCTGGGCAAAAAAAGAACGCCCACCAGCAATTTACAGCTTCCAAATCTCGACATTTACATTCCAGGCTTTAGCCGCATCGCTGATGATGTCCAGAACCGTGTTCCAATCGCCTCCGGCAAGGCCGCAGCCTAAACCATATGGCAGCCGGATAGTTACGTCCTGATTATTTCGAGCGCAGTCTCTAAAAAACGAGAACAGCGCAGTCGCCAATGCAGCATAATTCGTCTGTCTTTCACCACGGCCATAGCCATTTTGGCCGAACAGGTTCACGATGTACAGCTTCGGTTCTACCAGAACCTCCTGGTAAGTACCGAGCTTGTTGCCGTTGTTTCCATAGCAAAACTCCAGATAGCGCTGATATACCACCGGCCATTGGATGCAAATTTGCATGGCAAGTTCAGCTCCCATCACGCCTTTGCAATTTACTTGCTGGCAAATGTAAGTTGGCTTACTCGCAGAAAGTCGTGAAAAAATATTGCCATCGGCAAAATTTACGCTCATCTCACTTACCACCTTTTCCAAGCTTCGAGGCATCCCCCGGATAAACCGCATAGCCCGTGCGATAATCAACGCTATCGTCTCGGTATACGAGCTCTACATTCGACATGCTGGTATAAAAACCTTGTCTCGATAACGACTATCGTTGATTTCAAATTTTATGTTTTGGCCGTTGTCCACGATTTCGTAGTTCACGAGGGCAGATACAGTCCAGATGTTGTCGTAACGAAAATGAATGTAATTGTATTCCGGTTCCGTTTCAGCACTTTCCGGTGTGGCCAATATCTGGTTCGGGATATCTTCGAGTTCAGACATTGTGGTACTTGTCACAGTGCTGATTGCGTCCTCACAGCCAGCCAAAGGTAGAGCCAGGCAGCACAGCACCAGAGCAGTCCCAATAAATTTTTTCATAGTTGTTCCTCCGTCTGATTTTTATTGTACGCAGTTCGCACAAAAGAAAAAGCTACCCAATAGCCATAAGGCCACTGAGCAGCTTAGTGTGAATTCTATTGTGTGCATAGTATCTTTCGTACAGATTTGATTGTATGAGATTCGCACGCCAGGTCAAGACACATCGGCAGCTACGCATCCTGGCACCTACGGTTTCTGTGGACAAAAGGATGCAGCTACGCAAACAAAAAAGTCCTACCCGCATTTTACTGCAGGCAGGGTTTGCTTTTTGCTCTGTGGTGTTTAGCCCTCAATAACAAAGGTGTAGCTGTCTTCTTTCATCGCGACAAGGCCCTTGAACGTCTGGTACTCAGCTTCGTCCAGGAATGCCTTGATGGTCAGGCTAGTATCCTCATTATCCAGCCATTCGGGACGCATACGGACAACGAGGTCGTGCAGCTCTCCGACGACATAGGCCATCAGGTCCTGGTCGCCCAGGGCCTCACCAATTGCTTCATCATCGTATTCGACAGGGAAGCTGATGGAAGCGGCGAGGCCGTCGAGTTCGTCAAAATCTTTGGGACGGATTACAGTGGCTTCGAGTTTCAAAATACTGGTGTTCATAGTGAAATTTCCTTTTTTGTGTGTTGTGCTTTATCTTTCGACATCTTTAATTGTATTTAATTCGCACGGATGCACAAGGCAAAACTGTGGTAAAGACAAGGCGCATAGAGCTTGTTCCGTCACCAAGCCGGAAAGCTCAAGAATCAATTGCTTTGCCCAAATATGTCATCTTGTGTATTTTCTTGTCATTTTTTGTAAATTCATGCTTGCTTTTTGGTGCGGGATGTGCTATTATAATTACAGAAGATGACAGCATTGTACAGCTAATGACATATTTGAAAGGAGTACACCATGATTTCTGTTAACCTCGCCACGCGCGTGATTTTCTATAAGCAGCTGCCCGGCATCGCTAAAAAGCTGGATGTGGATGCTGATTTTTTGAAAGGCTTTCTCACCAACGCCAGGTGTTATGTCGAGGATGCCGGAAAAGGTGAAGTGCTTGAGCTGGACAACTCGGCCGACACGATAACGAAAGTTGTCGCAACCCATGAGAAGCGTTTTTATGGCGCGGAAGCCATTGTGGAATTCGCCAAGAGCAAAGGCGTGGATATTCCTGCACTGAACCATTTTGAACTTGGTGCAGATATCTCTGCCCATGCAACGGAAGACCAAGTTGCCAACATCACTGCATTGGCCGCACGAGTCGAGCGCCTCAATAATCGGTACAAGAGTCTTGCCCGGCTTGAAGCCCCGGACGTCATCCTGATGAACGAAGCAAGGATGGTGCGTGACGCAGTAGAGCAGCTGGAAGATAACAGCGGTACATACTCCCCGGCTCTTGACCAGAACGGGGTTGCCTATCAATCCTTGAAGGATATTGGGTATTCTCTTGTCACCGGTTGGGACAAGTCGGTACTTGAAAAGAACAGCAATAAGGATACGGAGGCCACTTTTCCCAAAGAGCCCGACTTTCAAAGGCTGGCATCGCTGGTTAAAAAAGCCATCGGAACCCGAACACAGGGTAAGTTTGCGTTTCAGGCAGGACTGACTCGTGGGTATATCAGCAGCCTCGTGAATGGCAACGCAAAAGCTCAGCCGACCGAGAATACCATCAAGAAAATTGCAAGCGCAACGGATGCTGTCACGGAGAACGAGCTTCGTATCGCCTGTGGGTATGAGCCCTTGCCTGACGACGGGAAAGACAAGCTCTCTATGCAGCGTGCAAGCATGTCTGATGACGCATGGCAGAAAGACAACGTGGATGCATTCCTCTCTTTTCTGAATGAAACGATTCCAATGTCCACTCCTCTTTCGTCCACTGAAATTCTTCAAACTCTTTTCAAGGAAAAATACGGTGACAAGAACGACCAGATTCTGCTGGAAAAGGTCTCTGCCCCCGGCACCTATCGTGCGGAAGGTTCGGCCGCAAACGTCATTCTTCCTATTCGACTCTGCTGGTTCAGCTTCAAGCGGATGCTGATGCAGACCCTCTATGTGGGACTTATCGGGCATTACAGCAAAAACGATGAGCTGTACATTACAGGATACATTTCTTCTGTGAAAGAGCTGCATGACGCGGTTCCGGCGCTGCGAGGCGGCATTGATGCGGCCTATGACGCGAGTCTGCCGGAGGGAATCGACATCATGAAGTTCCCGGTATTTTACACGGCTTCCAATGTTCAGGAAGCATACAAGCGGGTCCAGCAGAAAATCGTCTCCAAAATTGACGATTACTTTGCCAGCGAAGTGAAGGTTCGCGTTTCCGGCATCGGCTTTTATACTGATACCCTCTCGGATGAAAAGTTTGTGGAATTCATGCGCCTTCATAAAGCAGCGCTGACCGCTCCTTCTGCTCCTATCGAACTCCGGGACATCTATGAAAACGTTGTTGAACGTCACGGTCGCCCTGAGGATTTCCTTGTGGAAGACAGCGACTTTGACTGTAAGGCTTCCGTTATCGCCTATGCGATGAACAATGAGACGATTCTCTGTGCAGGGCAGGACATCTTTGACGGGATGCTGGGCAGCAAAAAAACCGATGCAGAAAATTGCTCTTGCGTTTCTGTCTCTGACAAAGAGTTTGCCCGTCTGCATTCCAAGTTTGGCCTCAAGAGAGAGGACGTTCTGGAAGCTATCAAGGCATACGCGCAGGAGCTCGGTCTGGAGTACGGCCCCGTCAACTATTTCATGATGTGTGACCCGAAATACGCAAATGACCTTGGCGAAGTTGTTCAGTGAGTTGTTCTGAATGCGGCAAGGTGATTCGCTGCCATAATGGATGAGGTGTTTCCTATGACACAAACCGATACCAATACCCGTATTACCGGCCTTGGCTTTTACTTGGATGAAATCGAAAAGCCGATATTTTGCATTTTTCTTGAGAATCATCGTCAGACTATAGATGCCATGAGCGCATCTGCTTCTGTTCGTGCATTTCTTGACCGTATATGTCTCGATAACGGCCGCATTAACTACGATGAGGCGGATAGGCTTTTGGCGAAAGATGAGGATTGTGCTTTGCTCGGTAAATGTCTTGCCTCCGCCCTTAATCACGAATTTGGAGAAGAGTTGCTCTCCTGCCACTATAGCAGCTCAACTGATATTAACCGTCCGTGCCTTATCCTTTTACCTGAAAAAGTCAAGGATGAACCGGCCATAGCATGTGTGCAAAAGGCAGCAAATGAGCTGCTCGTCGATTTCGAGCATGTGTGCCACGACACCCACTAAACAAAAAAAGAAGGCTGCTACCCGTGATGGGCGGCAGCCTTTTGTCTTAAAAAAGGAAATGACTCGCAAATATTATTTACTCGTTTGTTTTTTTAGCTTGTCCCTCGTTTCCATCAGAATAATCCCAAGCCGGTTCTGACCCGGGATGTTCCGGCATTTCGGGCAATGGCAGTTTCCCCAGTAGTTATCGTGCCAACTGGTGGTATCTTCCTCGATTGGCTGCGTTCCCGTTTCGAGGAGACGCTGCTTGAGGTCTTTATTCTGTTCGAATTTAGCCATCACCACGCGGCGCATTACATCGTCCCGGGTTTCGTCCCAGTTGGCAGGGAAAGCCACATGACGGCCAAAATGCTTAGCCGTTGCCGGAGGCATGTCTGAAAATTGTTTGCGCTCTTCCAGCGGAACCTTGTGGCTCTGAAACGCTGCTTCGGCATTCTTGTAACGAATCCCATTCATCACAAATTCGCAAGAATAATAGTTACTCATAAACCAGTAGCGAGGGGTATCTTTTCTGAATCGAATCATACGAATCTCCTATTCTCTATCTCATGCGGAGGTTTTATTGCCGCTGTTCTTTTTCTCTACTGCTGTACTCAAAAGACCATCAAACAACTCAACTGCCGTAGACACAAACAGCTGGCTCTGAACCTTGATTTTCCCCGGTTCCAAAGTCTGTTCCCTCATGTGCGCAGCAGCCTTGTAAATTGCAGCCAAGACTCTGTGCTTCATCAAAACCACTTCTCTGATATCTGGATTTTCAGCGGCAAGGAAGCTGGCAAGACTGTAGGCCCGTCCAAGCATCAGCTCATCGTACAGCGGAGCATTGTGCTGGACCATGGTAGTGTAAACAGCAGGTTGTTCTCCGAAAGTGCTGAATCGGATGCCTCGGAATCCAGAATTCAGCTCATACAAAAGCGCGAGGCGTTCGGTCAGAAATACTGCCGTTTCGGAGAGTTTTTTTGCCATTTCGTCAGGCAATGAAGCAGTATTGTCCTGCTGTGCCGCGTGCAGAATTTTTTTGGCTAAAAGCCGTTTCGCATATTCCTGCACATCGTGGTCAAGCTCATAGTAAATGTGGCTTGCCGTCTTGTTTGTACGCATCTTGTTACCTCCTGGTTCTTGCCGCCTTCTGTTGTTCGACCCACGCTTCGGCTTCCTCTACTGTGGCATACACTGCCGTCTCACCGCGCCGGGCAATCTGCTTTCGGGCATTCTGAGCTGCCTGCTCACTCTTGTAAATCTCATAGCCAATGTAGGACCCATCCCATCGGGCAAGGCAGCAATAATATTCGTGGCTCTTAGCGGGAGCTGTCGGGACAAAGGGAGGAGGTACTGCGGGTGTTGCCTGAGTCGGCTGTGCGGCAGGAATCGGTGTTCCAGTCTTTCTGGCAATTAGATTCTGCTTTTCTGCCATCCAGGCATCAGCTTCCTTCGTATAATAGAAGTACTTTGCTTCGCAAGTATTGAACAGTGAATAATACAGATTCAACATTTCTTTTTCACTGTTGCAGACCTTCTTGCGAGCCAAATTGTAGTTTGCATCGTAGTAGCAGCAGATGAAAGCATCCCCACGCGGTGCTTTCTTCGTCTCGTCTTCCTTGTAGTCTGGATACAGCTTGGCGAGGTCTTCTGCCGTATTCTTTTCCGGGTCCAGCGTGGATGCGTCGAACCCATTCGGAAGTTTCCAGTCATGAGAACTGATGATGTCCAAAAAGCTGCTTGCATAGCGCAATGTCCAGCGCCCAACATGGACGAACCCAAAACTTTCAAGACACCGAATCTGTTTCGGGGTAGCCATTCCGCTGGCTCTGCGAGCAATGAGTCGTTTGAGAATTGCAGCGGCAAGGCCCTGAGATTTGATGGCATCCCCTTTTACGCCGTAGCACGAAATACTATCGATGATGTCATCGGAAGGCTCCTGCCTCTCGCTCTCAAACATCGGCTGATAGTCGTTAAGTTCCGGCGCTTCGATGCTGAAAATGTACTGCAGCGGGTCAACCAATCCTCTCGGCTTTTGACGCTGTGCCTTGAGTTTGCGCTGAATCGTATCCTGCTTTTCGAGTTCACACAGTGCTTTCCGCTTTTCCTCGTCCAGCTCAGTCTGTGCTTCCTCGATTGCCTCAATCAGCCCCAATTCGGGACTCCCGAAATTCTCCTGGCTATTCGAACCGGTGAGTGCCGCATCCGCCAGCATATCGGTGGTCTTTTGTGCCACTTCCGGGTCTTCACAGAAAATATCAGCAGGATGGCAAAGACTATGTTTCTTTGTCAGCCACAGGAAATCCAGCACGAGAAGATTCTTTTTCCCTTCACATAGGCGTGTTCCGCGTCCCACAATCTGCGCATACAGGCTACGGCTCTTGGTAGGACGCAAGCAGATGATACAGTCAACGGTCGGGCAATCCCAGCCTTCCGTCAGGAGCATCGCGTTCGTCAGCGCCTTGTACTCGCCATTGTCAAACCCTTTCAGAACGTCCTTCCGGTCCGCAGACGCGCCATTGACTTCTGCGGTCTTGAAGTTTCGCTTATTGAGGATATTACACAGTCTTTTGCTGATTCGTACCAGAGGCGTAAAGATGACAGTCTTTCGGTTCTGGCATTCTCGCACAATGGCATCCGCAATCGTGTCCAGATACAGGTCAAGAACATTGCCGAGGTCCTGAGCACTGAAATCACCGGCATTGATATGAACCTTGCTGATGTCTACCTCGACCGGAATTGTCTTCGTGTTAATTTTGCAGAGATATCCTTCCCGAATTGCATCCGGGAGCTTATATTCAAATGCAAGACTATCAAAGATATCAGATAGGGATTTCATGTCGCTTCGGTCGGGTGTTGCAGTCACGCCCAACACTTTGGCATCGATGAAATGCTCGAGAATTCCCTTGTAAGTTTTGGCTGCCGTGTGATGCGCTTCATCAATGATGATAGTCCCGAAATAATCACGCGGATACTTCATTAACCGATTCTGCTTAGAGAGAGTCTGAACACTGGCGACAACGACCATTTTATCGGAATCAAGTGCCGAGTTCTGAGCTTTCTCCAATGCGGTCTCTAGCCCCGTCACCATCTTGAGCTTGTCGCTTGCCTGCTGTAAAAGCTCTTCCCTGTGCGCAAGAATCAAAACGTGTTCGCCCTTTTCCACCTGGTCGTTCACGATGCTTGCAAACACAATAGTTTTGCCGGTTCCGGTCGGCATCACAACCAGCGTTTTCTTATTCCCGGCATCCCACTCTCTATGAATCGCCGCAGCAGCTTTCTGCTGATATGGCCGTGGGTCAATCTTCTTTGTTGTAATCATATTTCACCCAAAAAACAAGCAGGCCCGAAATGAGCCTGCCTTACTTTTTCTCAATTTAGTTCATTGCCCGCTGCATCACAAATATAATGCCGGTTGCCAAAACCATAACGCCAATGTCTCTGACAACGGTTCCGACCCGTTTATCATTGGTAATGTCCTGATTCCATTCAAATCCCCAACCAATCATAGCGACACCAACCACAATCAAAATAATACCAACAATCGTTAAGCTTTCTTCTGATAAACCGTACATAGTGCATTTCCTTTCCGCAAACAAAAAGTCCCGCACAAACAACTCATGCGGGACAACGATAAGATATATTTTTGGTTTATATTTTTCATTGTACGCAATTCGCACAGATTGACAATAGAAAATTACAAAAAAATTCCCGCATGAGCGACGCTGCTCACACGGGAAAAAATTTCTTAATATTCAGTGCAGAGAACCGTCAAAAGGCTGGAGAAGTAGTACATTGCGATGGTCGTGATTTTCACAGCATCGCTTCCCTGCCCGTTTGCAAGGCGTGTAAAGGTTCCGCCGTTCTTGAGTCGGGTCATGGTCAGGTACATGAGCATATAGGTGTTCACATAGACGTCTGTATATCGCTGACCGTCGTCCTCGTAGCGCTGCGGGATACATTCCTGACTCAACATTTCAATGAGCTGATACCAGGATTTCAGATACAGAGGGCTCTTCGGTTCATTCAGAGCATTCTGAGCCTGCTTCTGGTATTCTTTCAGAGTTTCATCAGTCAGGGGCATGAACTCGACGTTTGCAAATTTGTCACGGTTGTAGTAGAGCCACAGCGTGGCATTGGACAGGTCCATGCAGATACCGGCAAGCTTCTCTGCCTTATCGTCTTCCAGCTGAGTTACCGGAACACTAGGGTCATTGATTTCGGCATCTTCAGAAGTCATGTCCACAATCCTGTAGCTGTTCTCTTCTGCCCGAATTTCAGAACTGACGAAGCGCTTGAAATCTTCAACGAGCTTCCGATAAGCTTCGAGCTGAGCATTTTCTTTCTGTTCACTCATAATGTGTATCTCCCTTTTGGATTTCTTATTATATGGATATTGCACTTTTTTGCAAGGGCTTTTAACCCAAGCACCTTTTGCGCCGTTTGTCAATGGCCACAAAATATCAAAGTACTGGTAAAATTAAGGTGGGAAGACGTTCTGGAACCATGAAACACAGGGCCCTGCTTCTTGCTTATGGCTGCTGACTTTTTTCAGCCTGCGTTCTGGCTGTTCTTCTTGACATCGGCTGCAACCTTCAAGCGGCGTATGTACTCTTCGAGCTCTTCCAGCGTATAGGTTTCTTCCGTCTCAATCGGCTCTTTGGCATCTTTGGGCAGATAGCTTTTCGTACAGACAAACTCAGGGCTCGTTACAGGGCAGTCCAGGACAGTTTCATCGTACAACTCTTTCTCGATGTTGTGGTAGAGAAAGAACGGGATATGCCGCCCGCAATCGTCATCCGATTCTGTCCAATCCGGGAGTTCCTGGATTTCGCGGCCGTATGTTTCATACAATACCGTGTTTGCCCGAGCATTGCCAAGAAGAGTGTTGAACAGCTTAAAGTTTTCTCTCACTTCGCGGCGGAAGAATTTCGGGAGCGAGAACTCCTCGTATTCCAGCTTCGTATCAGAACGTAGATAGTAGCGGTACTGCGCCTCGACCGGCATGAATTCAGTCGTGTTGTTCAGCTCTTTCAAAGCGTTGAGTCGTTCACTCGTTTTTTTGACATTATGTCTTGCAAAGCCCAGATACGCTGAAACCAGAATCATCAGAAGAAGAGCTGCAAGGATAATGACAATGAGCCATTCCTCGCCTTCCATATGCGGCAGGTGTTTCAGAATACTATCCTGGATAGCATAAGGAAGGTCATCGAACCATTCATAGAACCCAATCGGGTCCTGATAAGTATGGGGAGCCATGATTCACCCTCACCTCCATCAGTAAATAAACTTGCATTCCCGGCGTTCCCGGCCATTGCCGCACCAGTAATGCCGCCAGCGGGGGGGTTTGCCTTCCCCATTCTTTTTGTATTCTTTGGCCGCATTCTCACCAACGGTATACGGTTTAATGTTGATGCGCTGTGCCTTTCCCTGAAACACGAATACCGGGCGGTCACGCTTTTTGGAAGTTTCCAAGCGGACATCAGGGTTCTTGCTGGCAAGATAGTTGGCGCACAGGATTGCCAGCCGGACATAAGGTGTGCCGCCGTCAAAGACCGAAGGGACTGCTTCCATCACAGCCGGTACGCTGATACCATTTACTTGCCGCTGCCCTGCTGCCTTTTCCAGGTATTCTTTCGTGCTCCGAGTTGCTTCCGTCAAACTCTGATTTTCCTTGGCCCAGGCAGGCAGAGTCAGGAACGTGAAATCATCGTGGCTGCCCTTAGTGGGGCCGACAAGAACGATACCGAAAGCTGTGGTTTTCTCTTTTTCGTCGAATTCCACATGCACGAACATACCGTTGTAGTCGTAGCTGTCATACACCGGGATAAAGAAATCACGAACCGGGAGTCGCTGCAGGATATCCTGATGAATTGCCACGTCATCCGTATCCATCAGCATTTTCTGAAACCCGTAGTCAAAATCATAGACCGTCTTCGTCTGATTCCAGCAGCCAATGGTAAAGCAGGGAAAAATCTGCGCAGCCAAAACACGCTCAAAACCCGGCGTGTTCATTCTCTGCGCCGCTGTCATGCAGCACAGCATCGCGGACTTGTTGTATTCTTCCAGCGTTTTTTCACACGGGTCACTGAATCCAAAATGGTTTCGGGTTTGTTTGGTAACGGCATTCGCCGTCAATGCGATTCTCAGCTGTTCCTTGGTCATTTGCTATCCTCCAAAAGTTTATTTTTTGTCATATGCAAACAGCGCTGAACCATGCCGATGGTGAATTTTCGAGTCGTTAGCACTGTCATGAGCTTTCCTTCATTGCCCTTGATGGTTCGTTCCAGAATGTTCCAGAATTCGCTTTCGGGCTTGACATTGGTATATAAGTCCAGCGGAACATACAACCACGCGATTTCACTGTCCCGCATCACGGCATAGGATTGCAGGATTTTATCAATTGCCTCTACGCCGACCTTCCAGCTGGTGATTATGGTCCGGCTGATATCGTATACAATCAGGTGCGGTGCTTCATTTGCTTCCGTATCAACTTCAATGACATGAGCAATATACGGTTTCCCGTCCACCAGCTTATACCGATAAATAATGGACGGAATTTTCTCTCGAATCAATCTGTCATGTTCAAGCGCCAAGTCCGCGTACTCGCCCGTTGCATCAATGATGATGACTCGTCCCTGACAGGTCCTCAGTGTCGCTCTAATTTGCTTGCGGCACCAGGCGAAGCAGCTCTCTTTGTATTCTGTTGAGACAAGAAAAAAGTTATTACCAGGTGTTATGATAGGTTCGTAGCTCATTGTGTAACCTCAGCTTTTGTACTTCATCTGTTCTTAATTGTCTGCGATTCGCACAGTTTCGCAACATGATATTGTCTGTGAATGCCAGGCGTTGGAATTACAACCCCTTGATGAAGTTCGGGTCATAGTGAGACAGGACATCCTCATTCAGGCAGTACTCGCACTTAATAGTTGTCGCGTCATTCGTATACACGCCGCGGTTTGCGTAGTATATCCCATCGATATAAATGGCGAACACGACGGACGGCATCAGTGCCTTTTCATTCACTGCGTAAATCAGGTATTCATCCAGATTATCCTTGACCACCGCGCTCTTATTGATTTGGGCGATTTGCTGTCCGCAAAGGAATACAGGGCAGCATACTCCTTCTTTTCCAAAACCAATTTTGTAGCTCTGGTATTCCTCGCCATACAGCTGCATGGTGATAGAATTGTATCCTTGGAGGAATCCGGTTTTTGTATGGATGACGGAAATCTCGCCTACCGTGCGGTTGTTCTCACAGATAGCAAAAGGGTGTCTCAGAATATCTTTCGTGTTGATGCCGCGCATGTACGCCCTTGCGTCACCAGCTGGCATGTATTGCAGCAGGAACTTGGAATCATTCAGCCGGATGCCTTCACTTCTTCATCCAGAACGGTAGAGTTTTCGCTGTAGACTTGAATCGTGACAACAGAGTCAATCCAGAGACTTACGCCGTTCTTCGTCTTAACACCTGTTTCAGGAGTCTTGACATCGATTTTCAAAAGGCGCATATTCAGTCGGTCAGCCCGTTGAAGAACGGACAGAACAAATGTACCCTTTCCGCAAACCACTTTAGGCTTAGACAGGCCAAAGCCAGTTACAACGATAGCCTCCGTGGGCGGAGCTTTCTTGTAGCAGAGAAATCCAAAGAGAATAATCAGGGCTGCTACAATTCCAATCACGTATACCATAATTTTTATTTCTCCACATTCAGTTTTTTAGCTGCTAAGATTCTCATTCCTACTGCATCGGTATCGCCCCATCTCGCAATCGCTCTGTCTTTAATTGTCCGCAATTCGCACGATTCCGCAATAAACAAAACCCACAGGTGAGAGAATGACCTGTGGGCTTCGAAAAGAGGTAATTATGCGCAAGCAGACACGGCATCGATTCGTGGCGACCAACTACAATCACTACAAATGTCTCTTGCCGTTTCTCTTGTACAATTCTTATTGTACGAAGTTCGCACAGCAGCGCAAGGGTAAACTTGCCAAGACTAAGATATTTTTGAGTTTGACTTCTGGTGTTTGTTTTTTTGCACTCATTTTCGAAAACTACCATACAATACCCCTGGCACAAAATGAGATACACCTCCAGCTACAACTCAAGAGCCCCATCCAAGATGACGGGGCTCTAGTTTTATACATTAAGGCAACAATAAATCTCGTGCATAAAGGTTAAGTATTCATGAACAAAGTTGCGATTTTGGCCCGTCCATCTGTAAAATATGATATAATTATGTTAGAAAGAATTGTGGGAGGAGAAAAACAATGACGGTCGGGGATATTCTTGTAAGCATCAACCAAGCAAGTCTCGAGACGATGTTACCCCTCACTGCAGTGCAGACAAGTGCTGACATTGAACGGTACTACAAAGAAGGCTACAGTGTCGGCTTAACGGCCAACGAATTTGCTAAGAAGTATCCGAGGCTTCCTGTCGACAGAATCTATGCTGCGCACAATATGTTTGCTCCTCTCTATTATTGCGAGCTTGATAGCACGACCGTTCCCATTGTTCTCTCTCTGAACATTTACGGGGACAAGCGTCTGGCTGTGAACAGCGAATCGGACGAAAAGTTTCAGCAGAGAATTCTGGATATGGCCGAGAAAATCTCATCGGGGAACGCCCCCTTCATTCGCAGCTACCTCTTTTCCCTGGGAGACAGCCTGCGTGTATCGGTTCTTTCTAAATACATTGAGTTGTCCAGTCCGGGTGAGAATCTATACGCACTTTTTTTGGACTTCTATCGTACCAGTGATTTTGGGTTCTCGGCTCTCAAAGAGGAAAACCTTCAGAAAGTCTTTTCTGGAAAGTCTCAGAAACAAAAGCAGAACACTGAAAAGAAGCTATCCAGCCTGCCGGATATTGTGACCATCTATCGTGGGGAAGGAAGCAAATCAACTCCATACGAGAAATCTTTCTCCTGGACCACAAACTACAAGGCAGCCTGTTTCTTTGCCTGCCGCATCCCGAGTCTCGAGAACAGCAGAATCATCACTGCCCATATCAACAAAAGTGATATTATCGAGTATTTTCCGGACGATGAGGAAAAAGAGGTCCTTGTCCCACCGGCTGCCGTAAAAGATAGAAAGGTCGATACACTATACGGCATTAACGCTCTGATAGACGAAATCCAGGCGCTCTACCCTCTCTACCAGCGCTACCGGAGCCGCATTTCCACTCTGTATGATGCTTATGGCCGGGCTAATGATGAGGAGCACGACGCCGAGCATACGCTGCGAGTTCTCTTTGATGCGCTGCTTTTGGTTCAGGTTCAGGGCATTGCCTTAACAAAAAAAGAATCCCACCAGCTATGTGATGCGATTCTTTATCATGATATTGGGCGGACAAACGATGATGTCGATGACAGTCACGGAGCAAAGTCTAGGGACATTTATTATGACACAGCCTCCGACTGCAATTCGGCAACTGCTTTCCTCATCGAGTACCATTGCTTGGATGACCGCAAGGCTCTTGCAGACCTCAAAGTATCCAATATTCGAAACAAGGAACGGGTGTGGCTGCTATATACGATTCTCAAGGATGCAGATGCTTTAGACCGTGTGCGGTTCGGGATGCGGGCCGTGGACCCTAAGTATTTCCGCAACGAGATAACCTACAAACTACTGCCCACTGCGCAGAGCTGTGTAGGGCAGCTGAAACTATGAGGAGGATACTGTGCAGAACGAAAATGGTGTTTTGGCAGTGCAGGAAGATTTCGGTAATGCCTTAGTCGATAAATACGCACCGGTATGGGATAAGAAGTATCGGAGCAAAGGCGAGTCCATCTGGGTATTTCAGAGAAGAACCCTGTCCAGCGCTTGCCAGGTTGCGACGACATTGCATGACATGGATTTTGGGAAAGCATCTACTTTCCTCTTTCACCTGGCCCGTGGAGCTGAGGAGTGCAAACCCATCATTGATGCCGTCAGCTCTCAGGTAGAGCTTGCCATGGCAAACCCCGACAAGTTCATTAAAGGCTATCATCAGTTTTTGCAGGGGCTCACAAAGCTCATCAAGAAGAATAAGGACTATGCTCTGTATTTCAAGGCTATTGCCTATGCGCAGGAATGTGTTCATTCAGGATTATCCATTGACGAAAATGTGGAACGTAATGATTCTGTCTTGTACGCGGTAATCGATATGCTGATGCAGGGAAGCGAATACCTCAAGCCTCAGGAATTTGACATTGTGAACAACATTGTTGGCATTTCGACTGAGAATGAGCCTATTATCATTCGGGACCCCCATCCCCTTGCGGATGTTCCAGTCTATTATAGTGAAGCCCTTTTCAATAATCGGCCATACGATAAATGCGATTTTCAGATTTCTGAAGATAGACGCCTGGATATGGTCTTTTCGTACTACAAGCGTTATGGCTATGAGAATGTAGCAGATTTCGATAGCATCAACGACCTCGCTTTGCTCTCGCATTTGTATACAAACACGGTTCTTTCGATGGCTACCTATGTGAACGAGTATACCGTGGACATGCTGCCGGACAAGCCGCTGATTGAGAATACTCCGAACATGTGGTCCTGGTGGCCAAAGCCCATCTCACCCAAATATACGACAGAGTTTCTGAAAGATACGCTGCACCATCGCCGCAGAACTCTTCCCGCCAACGGTGCATTGTTTCAGTTTGATGCCTGCCAGCTGATACAGGAAATTAAGCTGAAAGAGACTTGCCGCGACAACGAGATTGTGTGTCTGTATAAAATCGTAACCAAGTTCGGTGACCTGGCCGGATACTATAACACAAGCACCGAGTGGTTTTATATTTTGACTGACCGAGCTCAATTTCCAGAGCTGGTTGACAGCGTCACGAATCTGATTCTCTGGCTGTACACTTCTCTCGCCTGTGATTTGCCGGATGTCCTGCCCACTGATGCGTCGTTCCGGTCTTCGTTTGTGACACACGCGGATGCTCCATTCGGGATTCGTTGTCTGATGATTGGCGGAAAGCCCCGCGATTATCGCAAGAAAGGCAATGATGACGACGAGCCGCTGCGAGTGTTCGACAAGTCCAAGTATGATGCTTCGTCCAAGAACATCAATGGTTTTATTCGTCGCCTGCCTGCCGGGCAGAAAGCGAGTGAACGTGCTACCATGATAGCTGAAAGCTATGGTTATGAGCTGAAGAGTGATGAAACCTATGTAACACCGTTCGTTAGAAGGCAGTGGCTGAAAAAGAAAACTGAAGAATAAACACGAAAGTGCCCACCGAAGATGGTGAGCGCTTTAATTTTTTCCGTTCCAGAAAACTTTTTCCAAAAATGCCAAAAGTTTTCTGAACTCAGAAAAGTTTTGCTGCTATTCCAGAAGTTTTTTGGTTTCGGAAAATCATGCGACTATCATTGGGGGTTCACTATCGGCGTTGCAGTTCTTGCCTGCGGGTCAATAGAATAAGTGGCATCAATGTATACCGTATTGTTCCCTGTGTCTTTTCTCACAAAAACTGGCATTACAATTTCTGTGATGGATGTTGGGTCGTTGCCATTCTCTGCATAAGTTTCAGCATATTCTTGCCAACGAATGTCAACATAGGCGTTGGAATGTGGTTCCAGTAGTGCCGCTCCTTCCGGGGTACATTCAAAGCCGTTGATAGAGCCTTTGTCCAAAATGATATCGATACGGTCATCCGTCTTGTTCTGATAGTAGGCTTTCGCCGTATAGCCCATGAAGCTGTCGGAATAGAATCCGCAAATGACCATGCTGCAGGCATTATTGTCGAACAGCACAATATCCGTGGGCTGAATCTCGTGTTTTGGTTCTGTCGCGTTCTCTTCACCTTTCGGATAAATCACAAAGTCATCATCGACAGGGTCATCACGATTCGACACATCCCATTCTGCTTCATCACGCACTCCTTTCGTTAAAGTTTTTCTTCCAAGCTGTCACACAATGGCAAGAGTTTATCGAGTTTTTCTACAATACGCTGCTGTTCTGCAAGCGGCGCAACAGGGACAACAATGCTATGTAGTGCATTTGCCGATAATCCTTGTATTGCAATACCTTTCCCGTTCACTGCACCTATTTGCTTATACAGCATCATTAAATAGTAGTAATATTTAACATTTGTACTGCTTGCAAGATATGGTCTAAGACAATGAAGGTGATTTTGAATGCAATAAGAAACATCCAAATTCCAAATAGCAGAACGACCTATATCTCCACCTTCAAGAACAAGCAAGTCCCCCTTTTTCACAGAGCATTTTTCAACTTCATCATCGGTGTAGTACATTTCTTTAAGATTAGCAAGTTCAAAGTGGTCCCAGTATACATTTGATGTTGTAATATACTTATGCTTGTTACCAACCTGATTCTTAGCATTAAGTGCTTTTCCAGCATTATGGCTAAATATATCGCCAATATATGCCCAACTCCAATTACTTGGTATTTGGAGCGGTGCGTCCTCTTCAGAAATCAGCTCCAAGACTTTCTGTTTTTTGATTTTCTTTTCAGCAATCAGTTTTGCCTTTTCAGCCTCGATAGATTTGAGCAGGTCTTCTGCATTTCCATCTTCCGGCAACTGCTCTGTCAACTTTCCCTGCATAGCAGCCTGCAAAAGCGCGGCTTTCATATCTCCGGGGAAGGCTTTGTGGAGAGCATTGAGTTCATTCTCTACTTTTTCCAGCTCATCGATTTTTGCCATCAATTCTTCTACGCGGGCAACAATGCGGTGCTGTTCGGCGAGGGGAGGAAGTGGAAGAATAGAATTCGCAACTTTATCACTATTTAGGTTTTTAACAACGGCTCCACTTACTTTTCCGGAAAATTGACAATATGCAAAATTTGACGACAAAAGCCAGTATAAGTAATTCTCATCATATACCTTAATTGGCTGACTGATAACTAGCCAACCATCGTGAATGCACCCATCTGTTTTTAAGATATACGGTCTGCCAAAACTCATGGAGTTTGTAAGCAGAAAATCTCCACTATGAACTAAGCGACTTTTTGATACTCCTGCTGCTTTTATTTTCTCCGCCGTATGAATGATGTATTTTCCATTTTTTTCTGTATCACCGATTTTAATCCAGTTAATTCCGTCAGGTGAATCCGTAATATAATCTTTTATGGGCCTCGGCGAGCCACCTCTTGCCACAATACATACAGCACCCAATCTAATCCATTTCCAATTATTTGGAATATTGAACGGTTCATCATCGATGCCAATTTCTAAAATTTCTTTTGCTTTTACACGCTGTCCATTTATACTACTGTCGCACTGCTTTATTTTTACCAGTAAATCTCTGGCATCGCCATCTTCTGGGAGCTGCTCTGTCAGCTTACCTTGAATGGCTGCTTGGAGTATGGCCTGTCTCAATTGTTCTGCAATGCCTGCCATTTAGACCCCTCCCAGCAACTTCTTGATTTCATCCAGTTTTTCATCCATCAGCTTGTCCAATTCGGCACGGCGGCGGACGAAATTATCCATTGTTTCTTCCGGCGACAGGATAATCTTTTCCTCTGTCGGATAACCACAAAGGTCAAGATTGTACCCGCCAGCCACGATTTCATCAATGGTATATTTCTTTGCCTTATAGGTGGTTGTCATTGCATCGTCTTCTTTTTCATCAACGATTTCGTGCTTATTATCCCACCATTCACGAACACAATCGAAGTGTTTATTCTCCATCGGCTTAGTTTTGCTGAAATGCTTATAGCCCTCTGGCATATCCAAGCGATAGAACCATACTTCCTGCGTGGATTCTCCCTTATCAAAGAACAACAAGTTCGTTGCGATAGAAGTATACGGAGCAAAGCAACTCTGAGGCAAACGAATAATGGTATGCAGGTTGCATTCTCTCATCAGATACTTTTTGATGGCAACCTTTGCATTATCGTTGCCAAACAAGAATCCATCCGGCAGAACAATAACACCGCGACCACCTGCTTTAAGGCGCTTCACAGACAGGGCCACAAAAAGGTCAGCAGTTTCGGAAGAACGCAAATCAGCCGGGAAGCTCTTTATATCCTCCTCCAAAGCAACGCCACCGTAAGGAGGATTCAGAGCACAGTAGTCCACAATGTCCTTACCGTGGAAATCATTGAGATTCTTTTCAGAAAGAGAATCGCCATAGCGAATATTCGGAAGCTCAATGCCATGCAGCAACAGGTTGGTGACATTCAGTTTGTAAGCCAGCGGCTTTAACTCACCACCACGAACTGCAGTCTGGAGTTTCTGCTGCATCTCAGTGTCACCGGGTTTAACCTGCTTTTGCATGTGGTCCAGAGCGGAAATCAGGAAACCACCTGTACCTGCAGCCCAGTCAGCCAGAACGCCGCCAACCTGCGGGTCTACCTTTTCGATAGCAAAGTTGGTAATAGCGCGGTTGGTGTAGAATTCGCCCATAGTTCCTGCGCTCTGTAAACCGCGAAGCAGTCCCTCATACATGTCGTTGAAGTCGTGTGCAGCGCCGGAATCTTCAAAGTCAACTTCATTGAACAGATTCACGACATCACGGAGAAGATAGCCATTCTTCATATAGTTAGTGGCATCGTCCATGACATCTTTGACCAAAAGACTTCTGTCATCAGTTTTATCGAACGGAATCTTCTGAACTTGCTTATGACCTTTAGCAAATTTCATTTTGGCCTTATCGGTGATTTCATTACCGTTCTCATCAATGGGGACATCCACAGTAATCGGATTTCCACCTAGGGCCGGAATCAGTTTATTATTTACGAAGTCCAGCAGGTCAGGGCCAGTCATCTGGTCTTTCACAGATGTTCCAACGGCCCAATCACGCCAACGATACCCTTCGGGAATGACAGGAACATAATTATCATCAAGTTCTGCTTCTTCCTCTTTATAATCGTAGACTTTCAAGAAAATAAGCCAAACAATCTGTGCCAGCCGCTGAGCATCGCCATCAACGCCACTGTCTTTTCGCATAATGTCTTGAAGCCTCTTAATCAAACTTGCTAAACTCATGAAAATCCACTCCTTTTTTGAGGTCGGCAAACAGAGACTATCATCGCAGATGTGCCACCCCCGCGCAGCGCAGGAAGCAGCCGAAGCTCATCCTTACGGAGTATGCTCCGTAAGGAAAGGGACGTCCCTTTCGCGCTGATTGTTATTTATGAAAATGTTTCTTGCTATTTTACATGGCAGCCATTTTGCCCAGGTTGCATCTATATTATTTGGTGCTTGCTTTTTATTGCTGTGCAGCTTCCAACAAGAATCTGGCCTTTTCCTGAACTGCATGTTCCAACATCTTGAGCCGCTCATCACTGAGATTATACCGACTATGCTTTTTGAACTTGAAAGTCAGCAAATGCCGCAGCTCCTGTTTCTGTTTTGGTCCCATAACATGACAAGCGACTTCATCGAAGTTTGCATACAGAGCTGGAGACAATGTCTTTTCCTGCTCGGAGAGATTGTTCAAGTCATCATCCATAACATAACAGTACAGAGATAACCCATTATCGAAGATGGGCGCAGGCTTTAGCAATTGATTTGTGTGGTTATCTACCAGGAAGCCGAAGTTACCAAGATGTCGGTCCGTATTTCGAATCACAGCATCCAGAACCAGCATATCTGCTAGGTCATCTTTCCAACCGTGAGCGTCATACCAGGCAACGATTTGGGAAATCTTGGAGGTTTCAATAAGCATGGATGCCGGAACGAAGGAAATATCTTTGCTCGTGAACAGCTCACAGGTGGAACAAAGCATTCCTTTCCACTTGGAAAGTCCATAAGAGATATGGTCAATTCCCATTGCCTCAGCTACCTGTGCGGCATAGAACTCAGAGTAGGGTTCTTTGCCAGTATTGGCAAAACCGCTTGTCCCGCCCTTGTAAAGCAGAACTTTACCGTCTTTTCTACGCCATGCTTTTGGTAGCATACCATTCGTTGTGAATTCAGGAGAAGACCGGAATTTCGATGCAGGAGAACTGCCGTAACCTGTAAAAGCAATTTGCGATAGCACTTGACTGAATCGATTGTCGAAAAGGTTTACCTGCGCGAAAGTTTTTGGGTCATCCGGATAAGTGACCCAATAGCAATCGGTTAGGGAGAGTCCTTTGCAGATTTGTAGGATACCGATGAAATCATTCTCGCTCAAGCCATTTTTTGATAGGAAATTCTGAGCATAAGCTCTGTTTGCAGGAATCGTCCGGTGCCGCAGCCAACGGGTCAATGATTCGTTGGTGGGCTTCATACCAAGGGGTAGGTACGTCGCTTTATCTTTGTTTGTTGAGGTAATGGCAACGTCAATACCGTCAATGGTTCGTTCGGCTGTAAAATGGAGCAGGATATCATCGAATTGTTTCAGCACCAAATCCATAAAGCACCCTCCTTTCACAAATAATTTATAGGAATATTATAGCATATAGCGCTGTTCCTCTCAATGTTTGTTTTAGCAGCACTTATGCAACTTTGACCGTCTCAAATTCCCAGGTAACGGTATCCACAATACAGAAAGACTGCGACCCGTACGGAGTCCCGTCACGATAGGTCGAGAAAGTATCACAGGAAAGAACTCCGTCTTCCAAGTGTACTTCTTTGACTGGCGTATGCCCCACCACTTGCAGATATTTCCTGCCGCGATACAGCTGCTTTGCGTCCGAATCCAGAGAAAGCTGCGGTCGATACCAGATAGGAGAGTCCATTGTCCACATTGCGTCGCTGCCCATCTGGTTAATGGCCCTGATAACAGCAATGATGTTCTTGCGATTCTGTGGTGCTACCCGGAGTTGAACAAAGAGATTTGCAAGGCCGCCGTGCATGAAAAGTGTTTTGTCAATTTTGTGGATATATGCAAGCTGACTTTTCTTTGGCAAGGTATTTGTCAACTTTTTAATTTCTTGACACACCAGCCCTCTTTTTTCCGGATGGTATCCGGTTTCCGGTTTTCCCCAGATGTAGCTCAGGTCATGGTTCCCGTAGCACCAGAGAGTATCTGGATGTTCCTTGGCAAACGCGATTGCGGTTTCATAGGTCTCCAGATATTGCGCATCATCATGTACCCCGAAATTATCTGCCAGGTCCATGAGACAGACAGCTTTGTCTGCAATGCCTTTTTTCATGATGGTATCTGCCTGCGCAAACATCCAGGGTTTCAAATGGCAATCTGGAATGACTAAGACCTTCATGGCTCTTCACCTCTCTTTTTTGTGTTTACTATTTAGATTATATACGATTCGCACCGAACGTCGAGAATTCCGTTCTGGAGAATCATTGTGTTCGGCCGCCATGGCATCGTGCTGCCGGGCCAAGCTGAGCCACGCCAAATAATGCTGAATCGGAATTCAGTGAAATTAAATTCAACGTTTTTGAGAATACAAGAAGAGCCCCCGCCAAAGAGCGGAGGCTTGTTTTTGTGCAGCAAAGCTCAAAGTCCTAGGGGTATTTCTCCAAACGCCAGGAAATCTCCCTCATATTTTGTGCGAAGACACTACCTGTTCGTTCTTCGCAAGCGGCTGAGCCTGAAGCAAGGCGCTCACATCGAAACTGGAAGCGTTATACACCGTTACGCCATGTTCCAGAGCGTATTTTACCGAATACGCCGTACCACCGGTAGTCCTTGTACAGTAGGAGATACAATAGGCAGAGCAATCTATTAAATGCCTGTCTCTTAGAAGGTATACTCCCCTGCTTGGCTCTTTTGCTATGTAGACTATCTTGTCCACCTGCTTATCTATCTTCTCAGCATGTCGCTGCTGTTCTAAGCTCCATTTAGAGCGGTATCCCTCAAATGGCAAAACCTCAATGATACGAATACGGGGATGTGCGGCTTTCAGGGAAACCAGCATATCGGCCATGAGAGTATCAAATCCTAAGGAACCACCGATGCCAAAGTAGGTGACTCCCTGCTGGATGAGTGGGATAAGCCGATGTTCAACTCTTGCCAATATTTTGAGCTGTTCTCCCGGTGGGATATCTTTGTGTCCAACAAAGCAGCAGGTTTGCTCTCGATACTTGCTATTCACAATGCTTCACCTTCTTTCTGTGAATTGTTTTAGAGTCGTTTCGTCTGCTTAATATTGTGTTATAATGTTTAAGCGATAAAAATATCGGAGGGCTATCGGTATGCTCGAGCTTACAAAAGAACAAATACAACAACTTGTTGATATTATTGAAAATAAGCAAAACTGTCATTGCAGTGTTTCTACCAGCATGCGTACTGTTTGGATTACCTCAAACGATGGAAAGAACGAGTTACGTGTTGCTTTTCTTGGCCATTTTGCACTGGTTCTTTCTCGTGTTGAGTTCGCGCATAAGCGTTGTGGTACGATGACAGCGATACTTTCGGCTTTGAAGAAAATTTGCGAAGAATACGGTGTACACCGCATTATCATTCAGTCCGTGTTAACGCATGAAATGGAGTCATTCTGCCGCAAATCCGGTTGCAAGCCTGACCCAAACGCTACTATGAAAGTCGATGGAGTCTTGACGGGCAATTATTTCTTCGACTTTTAGCAAGAGTCTGCTGCTGCAGCGTTTTCTTTTGCCTCAACAAACCACTTGTCTTCCTCAAAGAACAGATATGTTTTGGCTCTTCCTATTTGGCAGGTATAGCGTACCCCAACACCACCAGTCTTTGAGTATTTGCGTGGCAGCACCTCCGAGATACAGGTGATGTCGAATTTCTGGCCTGTGTCCCAGATGACTGTTTGAGGTGTCAGGATACCTTCAGGAGAAAAGTCGGCAATGACTTCTACATATTTCTTGATTCTTTGTTCTGGCATAGC